AAATAATGCATCGGTGGAGGTAAAATGAGTGTTAAAGAAATCAGCAAACATACGTCTGATGACGGTCAAAGAACGGCCCTAGTATTAGCCAGAGGTGATGCTTACAGAGTAACATGCTTTGATAGTTACTTTGAAACGTCAATGGAATATTTTTGTGATCGTTTACAAGAGGCAGAGGATAAAGCGGAAGACTGGGTGCTTCGAGCATGACCGATATTAATGATGTATTCGGAAAACCAGTAGAGGTTATCAAGCAAGTGGAAGAAAAACCACCTGCTATTTCTCCGTTTGATTTTATCAATGCTATCTCGTTTGGCAAAGATAATCTTATTGTAGATGAATGGTCAGAAAAACAGTACAATTCGTACGTTATTAATAAAGGTCTATCCTTCGGTTCAGATACGGTAATTCAAGCAAACGAGATGAATTCAAGACCGCATCTGGATAAGAAACTGCAATTTGATTTTCTTATAAATATCATCAGGCCACGTAAGAGATTCAATAAATGGATCAAGGCTCAGAGAATTGAAGCGATAGATATAGTTAAAGATTACTATGGTTACAGCACTGAAAAAGCTCGCCAAGCCCTTTCTATTCTATCCGATTCACAGATAGATCATTTAAAACAAAAATTAAAAAAGGGTGGAAGTGATGTCAAATGATTTTTTTCGTGTAGATATTCCAGGCTACACGCCATTAGAAGTAACTTTAGTGCAGCCAGATGATTTTCTTAAAGTACGTGAAACGCTAACTAGAATAGGGGTTGCATCTAGGAAAGATAAAATTTTATATCAATCCTGTCATATATTACATAAGCAAGGTAAATATTACATTGTACACTTTAAGGAATTATTTGCATTAGACGGTAAGAGTACAGATTTAACCGATAACGATTTACAAAGACGTAATACTATTGCAAAATTATTGTCTGACTGGGGTCTAGTAAAAATTTTAAACCCAAATAACTTCTCAGATCTTGCACCTTTATCGCAGATTAAAGTAATTGCCTTCAAGGATAAGGATGACTGGGAACTTCAAACTAAGTATAATATTGGTAAGAAGAAACTGGATTACGAAGAATAAGCATATATAATATCGGATTCCTCGGGATGGGGAACCTCCCTGGACAAGGAGATCAAAACTGTCCGACCTATGCCAATTGGATAGGTTTTACTGACTACAACTCGCTTAACAAGGAGAAAACTATGTTGTATTACGCTGACATGGCTATCGATGCCATTCAGTCAAGCAAGTCTGCTTGGCTAAACACCTTCATCAAAGAAGAAACAGTTCGCAAGCCTCTTCAACAATTTGTTGATGCTCAAACATCTTTTACAAAACAAGTTACAAAAACTTGGTATGATGTAACTGGTGCTGCAGCAAAAGCAGTAGTTGAAAAAACTTTTAATAAGGAGGCAAAATAATGAACTGGTTGTTACAAACTACACCTAAAGATTTTGGCTCATTAACTAAGGACTTTGATAAGTTCTTTGTTGGTTTCGATGATCATTTTAATCGCATGGCTAAAATGCATGACGAGATTGCCAAAAACATCCCTAACTATCCGCCTTACAATATTCGTAAGGCAGATGAAAACAAATATGTGATTGAGCTAGCCGTTGCTGGTTTTGCTAAATCAGATATTGAAATTACTCTAGAGGATAATAAAATTATTGTCAAGGGTAATGCTAAGGATGATGGTGACAACTTCTTATGGAAGGGTATTGCCAACCGTGCATTTACTAGAGTGTTTGCTATTGATGACCAAATTGAGCTCAAAGATGCAGCACTACTTAACGGTATGCTTAAAATTGCTTTGGAGAGAATCATTCCTGAGCATAAGAAGCCTCGTAAGATCGAAGTTAAGAGCGAAGAAGATATTATTACCACTAAAAGTGAGAAGCAGCTTTTAACTGAGGAACTTTCTCAGTAAATGTATCTGGCAACATTACAGACCGTAATGTTGGGGGACTGGCTAATCAAAGCCAGTTCCTTTGATGATCAGATATTGGTTTTTTTTCATAATGAGCGTATAATTAGTACTCACATAAAAATGTTTTATGATGAAGAAGTAGCTCATGACTATATTGAAAGGTTTTTAAATGATAAAGTATATCAAACTAACAACAGGTGAAGAACTTATTACTGACATTGAAGATGTAGATAGTGATAACTACAAGCTCAAAACACCTGTCCGTGTCAATGTTATCCCCATGCCTCCCGATTCTGACAGCAGTAAGTTTCAGGTAGCTCTCTTTCCATTCGGTACAATCTCTAAAACTCATTCAGTTATACTTAAGAAAACTTTTGTAATGTGGGTGGAAGATCCTGTAGATGACCTTTATGATCAGTATAATGAAAACTTTGGTTCTGGTCTTAAAGTAGTTAAAAAGGGTGGTATTGTTACTCCATGAAAAAGCTAAAAGTAAGATTGCAAAATCCGCTTAATACAGAAGAGTGGATTTGTGAAGATTACAATACAGTTACTTTTATTGATGGTGTGGAATATATTAAGGTCCATAAACCATCAGATACACGCTCGTTTTTAATGCGTAAAGAAGCATTAAAAGTTATCAAAAAGTTAATAAAAAGTAACGATTGATTTTTGGTATGCTTGCATCTATAATATCTTTACTAACTAAGGAGATGTTATGAAAAAGTTAATTGTTACGTTATTGTTTGCTGGTGTTACAGGAAATGCTGTAGCCAGTGACTGGATTTTACCTTTGGTGGGTGGTGTAGTTCTTGGTTCTGTGATTACTAAATCACAACAACCTTACGCCTATCCACCTCAGGTCTACGGTCCTGGTGGCCTTGCTACACTTCCTCCTAGGACGGTGTACCATACTCCCATACAGAACTATTTTCAGCAGACTTATAACTGTCTGGTACCCGTTCGTGACCCTTTAACAGGTATGGTTCGTAACGAAGTAATGGTCTGCGTGCAGTAAACTCTTTTTCTATATTATGCCATTAGTGCTCTCTAAAACCGTAGCTGCTACTGCTGTTTCGGCCGCAGTAGCTACTACAACCCCACAACAAGTTTGTTACTATGTTCCTACTAATCATGTATTCTGGGATAGAATAGAAACTGTAGTTGATGTTGTATGTGTAGTTGTTCCTCAACCTTTGAATGAAACTAAATGGAGTGAAAGATGATACGCACCATCTACTTAGATATGGATGGAGTGGTAGCGGACTTCAATAAGTTCGCTTCTGACCTTTTAGGTCGTGAGATCGGCTGGAATGAAAAAGATCTTTCTTCCGAAGAATGGGATACACTTACTTCTGTAGAAAATTTTTACTTTAAGTTACCTTTAATTGAAGAATCAACTATGCTCGTTGCGGCAGCTAAAAGTTTCTCAACAAGGTTTAAAGTAGAGTTTCTTACAGCTGTACCTCGAGCAACTACCATGCCTTCCGCTGCACTAGATAAGAAGATGTGGTTAGATAAGTACTTTCCAGGTTTTAAAGTTAATTACGGTCCTTATTCTAGAGACAAGCAGAAATGGGCTAAACCAGGTGATATACTGATAGATGATAAACGGTCTAACATAGAAGAATGGTTTAGCGCCGGTGGTATCGGTATCTTACATACAGGTGACTTTAAAGTAACGGTGGATAATTTAATTAAAGCAGTAGATAATAATAGACCTACATTGTATAATTTTGATTGAGGTTATTTTATGAAAGAAGCAAGAGCTAATATTCGTAACTCTTATCGACGTGAGATTATTTCTTATCTTAATGATTGTATGTATTACCTTAGGAAGAAAGGTAAAGAGGACGAGCTCTACATAGTCGAAATGATGTTGGATGTTATTAAAGAAACAACTCCTGATAAAGAATTAGTATTTGATTCAAAGAAGCTAGGTTACTAATGAAAAACCCACCAGGTAAACTTATAGAAGCTGAAGATGGCTCTGGGGACTGGATTCTAGAATTCAGTCCTGAATTTTTAGAAGAAAACGATTGGCGTGAAGGTGATACTATTAACTTCGATATGGAAAACGGTAATTTAATAGTTAGAAACGCTACTAAAAAGGAACGAGATGAAAGTAACGATAGGCCCGTATCGTAATTGGATTGGACCATATCAGATAGCTGAGAAGCTTCTTTTCTGGATGGACAGATTTAATGACGACCGTGTTCACGACTTTGGCACCTGGTTAGATAAAAATATTCCAGGGCTTACTCGTTTCTGCCATTGGGTAGAAAGTAAGAAAAAACGTAAGATTAAAATAAAGATTGATAAGTATGATACCTGGTCAATGGATCATACGCTTGCTTTAATTATTTTACCAATGCTTATTCAGCTTAGGGATACTAAGCATGGTTCACCACAAGTTGATTTAGAGGATGTTCCTAAAGAACTTCGCATAGTTGGCCACGAAGATTGGTCATCTCAATTAGAATTGAAATTTGAGGATCATGAAAAATATGAGAAAGATTCTTGGGATATAACTCATCGTCGTTGGGATTGGGTTCTTAACGAGATGATTTTTGCCTTTGAATGTGTATTAAACGAAGACTGGGATGAGCAATTTTGGTCTGGTGAATTGGGTGAAATAAAGTTTATAGATACAGAAGATCCTAATTTAAAGAGTATGGAAATTTTAGGTAATCGCACCTGTGATTGGAAAGCCCGTCAAGAGATGCAAGATCGTATCTCTAACGGTTTAAGACTATTTGGAAAGTATTATCAAGGATTATGGGACTAGATAAAGCTCTTGTTATTATCCCTACGACAGGGAATGAAATTGTAAGTAATGCAATTAAATCGGTACTGCATCAAACGGTAGATGTAGACCTTTTACTTGTATGTGACGGTAAAAAATTTAAACATGAAGTAGAAACTATTGTTTCTGAGTTTAATGATGACCGTATTGATGTATGTTATTTACCTTACAATACCGGTGGTGATGGTTTTTATGGTCATAGAGTTATGGCTGGCTTCAGTCATCTAGTTAACCATGATTATATGCTTTTTTTAGATCAAGATAACTGGTATCAACCAGATCACGTTGAAATTTGTTTAGATGAATTGAAACGTTTTAATTTTGATTATGTTTATTCACTAAGACGTATTCATGATGAGCATGGTAATTATGTTTGTGATGATAATTGTGAATCTTTAGGTAGATGGCCTGTATGGGTAAATGATGATGCGTTTTTAGTTGATACTAGCTCTTACTGTTATAAGACAGAGTTCTTTAACCAGGTAGGTTATCTGTGGCATCATGGTTGGGGTGCTGATAGGCGCTTCTTTACTATCCTTAAAGATCACTTTAAGCATAAAAACTTCGGTTGTACTAGTAAATACACTTTGAATTATCGTTGTGGTGGTAATCAAGGTTCGGTACAGCCAGAGTTCTTCCTACAGGGTAATGCTAAGATGGAAGAAAAGTATAAGGGTAAGTTTCCATGGCGCGATTAAGCGGTAAAGTTGAAAAAGGTTGGGGGTACGAAGATATATGGGTTACCTCCGATAAATACTGTAGTAAATTTATGCACTTTAAAACAGGTGCTAAATTCTCAATGCATTTTCATGCTCAAAAAGAAGAAACCTGGTACATTCTTAAAGGTAAGTTTATAGTTACCTGGATCGATACAGATACAGCCGACCGGTATTCAAAAGAAGCAGTGGAGGGGGATATAGTACATAATCCCCCTTTGACTCCTCATCAACTTTATTGTATAGAAGAGGGGATTGTTTTAGAAGTATCTACACCCGACTCTGTAGAAGATAACTACAGAGTCGAACCGGGTGATAGTCAGTCGCGGGGTGGCGCAGAGGTAGCGCGCTGGACTCATAATCCAGAGGTCATAGGTTCGAATCCTATCCTCGCAACCATTATATAGATGTATTACAAATTGCTTTGTAAACCTCGTTTCTAGCAGTACCTTCTGCTGCAAGATCGGCTATCCAAGTACCCATTTCATGGTACTGTAGATATTGTACTGTATCATCTTCTGCAGAATATAAACTACCTAGTAAGTAGAGTTGTTTATTTGCACAATCTAACGCACCGTAAGTATAAACTCTCTTTACAGGTTTTTCCATATAGCTATAGATTTCATGACCATCATAAGATGTAAGTGATTGTATCATAAAGTATCCGTTTTTATTTTCTACTTCACCTTTTGCAAGATAAACGTTATAGTTAGATTCTTTAGCTACAAAGTACCAATCATTTTCATCATATGATATAAATTGTTCGTTACCTACTGGTGTAACCTTTAGTCTTAATGGTTCAGCGCCGGCATTTAATATTGACATTAAGAACAATATAGCAAAGAGCAAGATATTCATTTTCGTTCCTTTAAAATTAAGTATTCGGGTTCGCAGTCGACCCACTTTAAGTTGTTGTAGTGCTGGTATGGCCAAGTTCCTTTTGGGAGTAGACAAATACCTAGTTCAGGATTATTTTCAATTCTAACCTGAACTACTGCCCACACAAGCCAGCTTAAGTACATTGTAAGAACGAAAGCTATGCCGTATTTGTACGCGTTACATTTTATATGCTCTAATCTTTTCTTTCTTTTCGCTGCAGCAATTTTATCTGCAGCTCTTTTTTTAGTCCATGCAACTGCCTGTTCCTTTTTCATCTTCTCCATCATTTTCTCTACACGGGTGTATAGATCACCTAATTCTGTAGGGCAGTTGTAAACCATAAGCTCACGTAACTCTGCTTGCATAGCCGTAAGCCTACTTTGCATTAAAACACGTTGTAAAGCTCTTTTTCCTAGACTTGTTTCTCCTGTATAAACTTCTTGAGCATGTTTTTCTTCTTCTTCAAATATAGCGGTGCACTTAGCATAATTTTCAAAGTAAACACCTAACTCTTCTCCAATGGTAGTGTAAATGTCGTTAGGTTGTTTTTTACTTAATTCTATTATTCGATTTTTTTCTTCTACGTATTGGTTCTTCTCAGCTATAGTAGGGGGTTTATCTTTATGACGAGAGTTAAACTGTGACTCTAAATCGTCTAGTACCCCTTTTACATCCCCGGCTACCCCGGAGAGTTCTTTATATAATTCACATCCTTTTTTTACTGCTTGCACCGCACCATTTGCTAAGGCAAAAAGTGTTAGCGGATCCATTTACCCTTCTCTATTGTTTAGTACATAAATATCCTATATAATCTAAAATATGCTATACTATACCAATATTGTTACTCGCGGCAATTTCGTTTACTTTCGTGGTGTTCACGACGGTAAACGCATAAATGAAAAAATACCTTTCAAGCCCTCACTCTTCGTTCGTTCAGGTAAAGAGACAAAATATAAATCTCTTACAGGTGAGAATCTCGAAAGAATAAGATTCGACAGTCTCAACGAAGCTAGAGATTTCATTAAGAATTATAAGGAAGTTAGTAACTTTCCAATCTATGGAAATACTAATTTCGTATATCAATTCATTAGCAAACTTTTTCCAGGTATTATAAAGTTTGATACGTCACATATGAAAATTGTGACCATTGATATAGAAACATCTACTGAGTATGGCTTTCCTGACCCTCGAACTGCTCAAGAAGAGATCTTGCTGATTACCGTACAAGATTTTAATACCAAGAGATCTTTGTCTTTTGGTTGTAAACCCTACTTGTGCAAAACCGAAGATTCAGAATATATTCAATGTAATGATGAATTCGATTTATTACGTAAGTTTATTGACCATCTTAAAAAGGATTATCCAGATATTATAACTGGATGGAACGTTCAACTATTCGATATTGCATATTTATCTTCCCGAATTGAACGAGTATTAGGTAAGGATTCACTTAGCGAATGCTCACCCTGGGGGATGGTCCAGTTTAGAGAAGTCCCATTCTCCAGAGGTAGGACAGTGATGGCTTGCGACTGGCATGGTATCTCAGTGCTGGATTACATGGATCTATATAAGAAATTCTCATATAAGGTTCAAGAGTCTTATTCTCTAGATTATATCTCTAAAGAAGAGTTAGGTAAGCAGAAGATCAAACATAACTATGGATCATTCAAAGAATTCTATACAAAAGATTGGGAATTATTCGTAGACTATAATATTACAGACGTAAGACTAGTTGATGAACTAGAAGATAAGATGAAGCTTATTAATCTTATCTTGACTATGGCGTATGATGCTAAGTGTAACTTTTTAGATATCTTCTCTTCAGTTCGCACCTGGGACTGTATACTGTATAATGCGTTGTTAAAGCGAGACATCATAGTACATAATCCACCAGGAGTGGACCCGGAAAGTGATAGACAGATTATGGGTGCGTACGTTAAAGAACCTGTACCTGGTCAGTATGATTGGGTAGTATCTTTTGACGCTACTTCGCTGTATCCTTCCATAATTATGTCCTGGAATATGTCTCCTGAGACATTAATTAACGGTCAAAAGTACTTAGCAGATGACGAAAGATCGATACAAAAATTACTCGATAGAGAGTTCATAACTGATAATTTAAAAGAGAAAAACTATGCAATGACTGCTAACGGTCAATGTTTTAGTAGAGAAAAGAAAGGTATCTTTCCTGAGCTGATTGAATTTTATTTTGCTGAACGGCAGAAAGCTAAGAAGCTCATGTTAGAGATGCAGACGTTGTACGAAGAAACAAAAGATGAAAAATATCTAAAAGAGGTATCTAGTTTAAATTCTAAACAGATGGCAGCGAAGATTTTGATGAACTCGCTTTACGGTGCCATGGGTAACATTTACTTTAGATACTATGATATACGAGTGGCTGAAGGTATTACCATGACCGGTCAATTTATTATTAGATCGGTCGCCAACAAACTTAACGAATTTATTAATAAGGAGTGTAAAACAAATGGAATTGATTATTCTTTTTATTCTGATACTGATTCTACCTATTTTACCTTGGGTAATTATGTCAAAAATGTCGGCAAAGATGGACCAACGACCGGACTTGTGGAACAAATTGACCACTATTGCAGTACCAGAATCGAGCCTACTATCAACGCAACCTGCGACGAAGTCTCAAACTACCTCAACGCCTACCAAAAGAAAATCAAGTTCAAAAGAGAAGTAATCGCTGATCGGGGTGTTTGGATTGCTAAAAAACGCTATGCATTAAACGTACACAATGCAGAGGGTGTTGTTTACGACCCACCTAAACTCAAAGTGTTGGGTATGGAGATTGTTCGGTCATCGACACCCGCTCCTGTACGTAAAGCTCTTAAAGAAGCGGTAAGTATTGTTCTAACTAAAGATGAAGAAACGCTAAGAGCTTTTGTAAATAAACTGGAAAGTGAGTGGAGAAAGTTAGAACCAGAGGAGATATCTTTTCCACGAAGTGTTAATGGGTTGAAAGAGTATAGCGATAAGACTAGTATCTTCCGAAAAGGTACTCCGATTCATGTGAGGGGTGCCTTGATATATAATCATTTAATACGTAGTAGAGAACTTGAAAAACAATATCAGTTTATTCAAGAAGGTGACAAAATTAAGTTCGTTTATTTGAAGGAGCCGAATCCTTACAGTACCCATGTAATTACTTTCAATTCGGTTATTCCAAAAGAACTTAGACTTCGTGAATATGTAGATTATGAAACTATGTTTGAAAAGTCGTTTCTAGAACCGCTTAATTCATTATTAAAATGTGTTGGGTGGAATATAAAAGAACAAGCCACATTAGAAGGATTATTTGTATGAAAAAATTATTACTTTTACTAGCATTCTTACCCCTCCTTACATTTGCTCAAGGTAAACAGAAACCAGGCGTACTTTATGATGTAACCATTACACGCGTTAAAGATGGAGACACCGTAGCGTTTCAGGCTAACTGGCTTCCTGACCCACTACCTAAAGAACTCGCAGTGAGAGTGTTCGGGGTTGATACTCCAGAAAAAGGTCATCGCGCACAATGCCCCGCTGAAGACGCGAAAGGTAAGGCAGCGTCTGAGTTTACTAAAAACGCTGTTGCTAAGTCGTTAAAGCGTCAAGTGCTATTAATGGACTGGGATAAGTTTGGTGGTAGAGTGTTAGGTGATGTAATTTTAGACGGGCAAAGCCTTCGTCAAATGCTTATTCAAAATGGTTATGCAAGAGAGTATTACGGTGAAGCGAAACAAAGCTGGTGCAATTGATATACAGAACTTTATACTCTATAATACAAGATAATACAAAATACATACGAGGTTATTATGAGTCTTTTGGACAAGTTGAAAAAAAATACTACTATTAAAGAGACAGATATACTATCTGATTCCAAGTTTTTTAATTCTAAGGACCTGATACAAACGTCAGTTCCGATGATCAATGTTGCACTTTCGGGCCGTCTTGACGGCGGCCTTACTCCTGGGTTAACAGTGTTTGCTGGACCCTCTAAGCATTTTAAAACCGCCTTTGCATTACTACTAGCAAAGTCATACCTGGAAAAATACGATGATGCAGCTATTCTTTTTTATGATAGCGAGTTTGGGTCTCCTCAGTCTTACTTTGATAGCTTTGGCATTGATACGAAGAGAGTGGTCCATACTCCTATCACCGATATTGAGCAACTTAAGCACGACTCAATGGCTCAACTTAGCAATATTGAGCGCGGGGATCACGTTATCATCATCGTTGATTCTGTTGGTAATTTAGCATCTAGAAAAGAAGTAGAAGATGCTATTGACGGTAAGTCAGTAGCTGATATGTCAAGGGCTAAGCAACTCAAGTCATTATTCAGAATGGTAACACCACATTTGACCATGAAGGATATTCCTATGGTAGTGGTTAATCATACCTATAAAGAGATTGGTTTATATCCTAGAGATATTGTTTCTGGTGGTACGGGTGTTTACTACTCCGCTGATAATATTTACATTATCGGTCGTCAGCAGGATAAAGATGGTTCTGAATTGATCGGTTATAGCTTTATTATTAACGTTGAGAAATCACGTTATGTAAAAGAGAAATCTAAAATTGCTATTGATGTAAGTTTTGAAGGTGGTATTAGTAGATGGTCTGGTCTCCTGGATGTAGCTTTAGAGGGTGGGTTTGTAACTAAACCATCCAACGGTTGGTATCAACGTAAAGGAGATGAAGCAAAGTATAGACTGAAAGATACAATGACTAAGGACTTCTGGTTACCTATTTTAAAGAAGCAAGAGTTTTCCGACTTTGTATCTAGTAAGTACCAAATCTCTTCATCGGATTTGATAGGCAGTGATCTATCTGAGGAATGGGAAGATATTAACGCAGAGTATGATAAGGTAGAGACATAATGGGTAGAAGAATTACACATGAGGTTAATTTCTTCGAGGACGGGGACATTACTCCTAATAAGGGGTATAGAAACAAGTTATTTAAACCCTGGTTTCAAGATGAGAGCTGGGGTGTAGAAATTATTGACGGTTACTACAAAGACACTATCGTACAGTTTAAAGAGATTGAATTTGTAGAGAGTGAAGAAGGTAATATTAGTCTAGATTACCATCTTATTCATAGACCTGCTGTTATCACCTCAGAAGAAATACAAAGTGAGGAGTTTAAAGGTTTGTTATCTATAATTATAGAAGATGTTCTTAGAGAAGCCCTGGAAGCAAATGAGACTAGAGACAACCATTCTGAAAAATCTGGTTCATAACGAACCTTATGCACGCAAAGTATTACCGTTCTTAGTTAAAGAATATTTTACAGATCTTACTGATCGATCTGTTTTTGATTTAATCTCTCAATTTATACAGAAGTATAATAAGACTCCTACTGTTGAAATCCTGGAGTTATCCTTACAAAATACTAATGTTAAAGAGCAAGCCTATTCAGATGCAAGTAACTTAATTAAAGAACTTCAAGATTACCAAGATATCGATACTAACTGGTTAGTATCTGAGACTGAGAAGTTTTGCAGAGACAAGGCTGTATACAATGCTATTTTAAAATCTATTGGTGTATTGGAAGGTACCGATAAGACAACAAATAAAGATGGTATACCTTCATTACTACAAGAAGCATTAGGAGTATGTTTTGATTCTTCTGTGGGCCACGATTATTTTGAGGATGTATCTAACCGGTATGACTCTTATCATAATGTAGAGACACGAGTACCTTTTGATCTTGATCTTTTCAATAAGATTACAAAAGGTGGTTTGCCTAACAAGACACTTAATATTGCTTTAGCAGGTACGGGTGTCGGTAAATCTTTGTTTATGTGCCACGTAGCTGCAAGTACGTTGAGTCAAGGTAAGAATGTTCTATACATTACTATGGAAATGGCAGAAGAACGTATTGCCGAACGTATTGATGCAAATCTACTTAATATCGAGATGGATCAAATAAAAGATCTACCTAAACAGATGTTTGAAAGTAGAGTAAAGAAGATTTCAGATAAGTCACACGGTAAGTTAATTATAAAAGAATACCCGACTTCTTCAGCACACTCAGGACACTTTAAATCTTTACTTAACGAGTTAGCTCTAAAGAGATCTTTTGTACCTGAGATTATATTTATTGACTACTTGAACATTTGTACATCGTCAAGATTTAAACCAGGTGGAAGTGTAAATTCTTATACATATGTTAAAGCCATAGCAGAAGAGTTGCGTGGTCTTGCTGTAGAATTTAACTTACCTATCGTGTCAGCTACTCAGACGACGAGATCTGGTTTTTCGAATACTGATGTAGATCTGACAGATACATCCGAATCATTCGGACTACCTGCAACAGCAGACTTTATGTTTGCGCTTATAACTACAGAAGAACTAGAGCAACTTAATCAGATTATGGTAAAGCAGTTGAAGAATCGTTACAATGATCCTTCGTTCCATAAACGTTTTGTTATTGGTGTAGATCGTGCTAAGATGAAGTTATATGATCTTGAACAGACAGCTCAGAAACTAGCTGATTCAGGACCAGGTTTTGCTGTTGACGATGATGAGCCAGAGATTAATTTTGCTAAATTTCTAAAGGCGAAACCAAAAGACTTTTCTGGTATAAAGGTTTAAAAGGATGTATAATGTTTTTAGGGTTCGCAATAGATGGTGCTCTTAGCAACATAAAGTACTCCCTGTTGGGTGTTAATACATTTCGTCGCATTACAGCGGTGTTAAATTGCGAATTTAAAAAACAAAATCTACCAATAACCTTTAAATATGAAACGTTTAAAAACTACGATGTATTTGATTACAGTGTAGGAGGTATTTACGATTCAAATAACGACAGATGTTACATAGTACTTCACTTTTCAACGAATAAGAGATTCTATCTCGAGGAAAGAGAATGGGATAAATTTAAGTTTCATATTTCCCAAGCTTGCCAGCATGAATTAATTCATAAGTATCAAAATCAATTCAGAGAAAATAATTTTGAATATGAACCTATTGACCTAAGATCGCTTCAACAAGGTAGCATTGACGACGAGCAGAATTACCTTTCATGTTTAGATGAGATTGATGCTTATGCACATGATATCGCCATGGAAATAAAGTTTCATTACCCCTACTTCAATCCCTACTTTGTTTTATCCTCAATAAGTAAAAGACGTAAATTAGACTCATATAATTATTATCGTAATACTTTTAAACACGAAGATTGGTCATACATTCGTAAGTTACTTTTAAAGAAAACTTATAAATGGCTTCCATATGTAACTTACTCTAAGGACTAAATGGATTATTCTTGGCTTAACATTACAGAAATTTTGTTACTACTTCTAGCATGTTCACTATGTTACAAAGCGGGTAAATTAAAAGGGGCAGTTGAACTTGCCAATGCGTTAATTGATGAAGGTAAAATTACTGTCGAAGATTTAAAGTAACTATGGCATTTATCTCCTGTTTGGTCTATAATGAACATCTAAGGAGGAAATATGACACAGACAAACTCAAGACAACGTGTAAAAGTAGATACTATTGGTACTGAAGGTATGGAATCGCTTTTCGAAGCATATCGTAACGAAGATATCAATACGTTTCGTAATACCTGTATTGGTATTATTCAGAAGTCGGCAGGTGACCCTCTTAAGAAAGATACCTTTACCAGTATCTTGCTAAAAGCTACATCTAAAGACTTTATGGTTACTAAGGTAACTAATTATCTTATGGCAGGGCAAGGTTTGGGTGTTTAATTTATAATGGAGGTAATATGAGCAAGTTCACAGTAGCAGGTGTTTCAAGATGTAAGGATCAAGTAAAGGTTCGCTTTTGCTCTGATAAAATCCTACGTATCAAAAATCTACAAAAACAGGGCGATACAGATATTCAACTAATCGACCTTCCTAACGAAATGACTAAAGAAGAAGCGTGTAAGTATCTTCTTACGTTAGACGAATTCAAAGCTTTTCACTTCGATATCGGGTATGTAATGTCCCAAAAGAAGTTGACAGTAACCAAGAAAGCGCCTATAATTAAAATCTCAGAAGTTGAAGAAGATAAAGAGCTAGAGAGTATTAAAGAACTCGCAGCAGCTTAATCTAACGGTAACGTAGGAATGACCGCCGCCTACGTTACTTTTCTTGTGGCGGGGCTTTTAGGAGTGACTATGTCATTGCAAACTAAAGTGTTGAACGTTCTTCGTTCTGGTAAGCAGTTCACCGCAGGTCAGATCGCTGGCTTGTTCGGTTCTACCGAGAGCTCGGTAGCTGCTCGTGTTTCTGAGCTTCGTGCTCAGGGCTACTCCATCTATAGCAACACCGCTAAGAATGGTAAGACAGCTTACCGTCTTGGCAAGCCTTCACGGGCTATGGTTGCTGCAGCTTACGCTGTTGGTGGTAGCCAGATGTTCCAGTAATCTAACTGGTACCCGGCGGGAAACCGCTGGGTTTTTATTATGCCTTTATACCTAGTAGAGACAATTAGTACCTTCCGTATCCGTTACGTTATTGATTGTAAAGAAGCAGAACATGCAGGTGATACAGTAGTATGTGAAGAAGCTCCTGAGTTTTCACAGAAACATATTGGTGAAGATATTATCGGCATTCGTGAGATCACATATGATGAATTTAAACACATGAATGAAAACTTAGAACCTCATGAGAACGGCTCTCCATGGATGGGTGATAAGCTAATTCATATTGTTGACTACGACAGATAATGTAAGATTTTCAATTACAAGCCCCTCGAAAGAGGGGTTTTTTATAGTATAAATATTGTAATGGAAAAGAAAATCGATATTGATAGTATTGCTGCGGCACTATCTCCAAGGAAGACAATTATCACTTCTCTGAGAAAGAAGCTCGGAGAATTAGATAGCGCTTTGTCTCAAATTGAATCGTATCGTGTACCGGTTAAGGTAGTTTTTTTCGGTAAGAGTGTTGCTTTTAGAGTAGGTTCTAGTTCTATAAAAGATATTAAAGTAGAAGGTATCACAGGATTACTTACCGGGTTTAAAGGGGAATTTAGAGGTGATTTTTTAGATGAGTTTTTGAAGTTAGTTTCTAACCCTGGTATTATTAATAAACAGAAATTAGTTATACTGTCAGCAGGTTATTATATATTATTCAGACGTAATGATGTATTAACGGAGATTGATAAGAGTGTGCAAGCTGAATCAGCACAAATTATTCAAACTTCTTCTGAGTTAGCTCAACTAAAAAGAAATGGTGAGTCTATTGCAATAAAGCTAGGTAAAGAAATATATAAGGTTGACGAATTTAAAAAGGTACCAGCTACCCCTAAAGCTGATGCTGCTTTTTACTATCAAAATAAACCAGTAATTTACCTGTCATTGAAAAAGGGTGCAGGTCCTGCTAATTTTCAACAGTATGGTGGCTGGGCTGGTGACTTAGGGATAAAAACAAGACATGATGTAAGGGGTAAGCCTATTTTTGAAAATTTTGTAGCACGTGTTGAAAATATATTTGCAAATCTTGGTCTTGTACCAGATCAAAACGGTAGATTTAATTTTAATGATTTAAAAAAAGGTTCATATTTCGGTAACCCTATTACTAATGAGTACGTAGGTTACAAAGTAAAATTTGGTAAAGATTATTCACCTTCTTCTTCTTTTGGTATTAACAATGTTCACGCCTTAGTAGATGGGGATATTAAATTTAAGTATGAACAAGGCTACTACACATTAGATGGTCAATATCATTTTGAGCTTAACCCTATTCTGGAACCTAATATGCTTAAAAGATCACAAAATGATGAAATATATAAACCTGTTTTAATGGTATATAAATCAGAAGGACAGGGTCTTAATCAAGGCGGATTCTCCAACGCACGTGCTGCTATTTGGCCTAATAATAGAGTAGCTCAATCAGCGGTAGACAAGTTTAATCTCGCAGAGCAACTTATAAAAAGCAAACAGATTGATAAATTAAAGGAAACGTTCCTTAAATGAATTTCAAACAATATCTAACAGAAGCAGCTTCAGAAGAGCGTTTGACTCATCTTGAGCACGCAGAAGATCATATTATTCATTATGGTGAAGATGGATTTACTCATGCTTTCCATAATTTAAATGATGTGCATGAGCAACTATCCGATAAGAAAAATAAAACCACTATCATGACTAAGTACGATGGATCACCATCCGTTGTATTCGGTCATCATCCTGAAACCGGTAAGTTCTTTGTAACTACAAAGTCTGCTTGGAACAAGAACCCTAAGTTAAATTTCTCTGAAAAAGACATAGAAGCTAATCACGGTCATCAACCTGGATTAGTACAAAAACTTAAAACCGCTTTACAACATCTTCCAAAAGTTACACCTAAAAAAGGTATCTTCCAAGGCGACCTAATGCATTCAGGTGTCAAGTCTTCGTCTAACCCTCGTGGTGATATTGTCAGCCACGGTGGTAAATATCACTTTACACCTAACACTATTACCTATTCGACATCGCACGGTTCAGATGAAGGTAAGAATATTGAAAAGTCTAAAGTGGGTATTGTCGTACATACAGCGTACCACGGTAATAAGTTTGAGAATTTAAAACCTGATTACGCCCCTGATCTTTCTCATTTTGGAAAACATCAAGATGTGCACATGATAGATAACAGAAACGATGTTGAAGGTGCTAAGATGTCAACTGAGCAGAGTATGAACTTTAGACATCATATGGGTGCTGCTACAAACTTCTTTAAAGATAAGAATACATCTAAAGCCTTTAAACATATTCAAGGTCACGAAGACCACCTCTCTACTTTTATCAACAAATCAATTAGAGATAGCAAAGCTCCTAGTGTTGAAGACTACATGGAGCATGTTAAATCAAGACACCTTAAAGACATATCTAAGGTTAAAACGCAAAAGTCAATTGATCAAAAAACAGCTACAATGAATGATCAGTTAAGCCATATTGAAAAGAATAAAGCAAGCTTTACGCATGTACTAAATATGCATAAACATTTACAGGGTGCTAAAGACGAACTAGTTCATGCGCTATCAGCCAAACCCAAATACGAACATACCATTAACGGTACCTCGTCTAAACCCGAAGGATATGTGGTAGTAAGAAACAATAGACCAACTAAACTTGTTGATCGCCAGGAATTCAGTCGTGCTAATTTCTTAGCCAGAGAGACTTAACTTGATCGGTCCACATTGGAATTTTACAGGCAAGGCAATAGAAAATCCATACTAAGGTACCAAAATGTCAATCGCATATAATCTATTCATTGACCAGGGAGCTACGTTCTCTGCCAATGTTACAGTAAAAGATAACTCAAATTCAGTTAGAGATTTAACCGGTTATACAGCACGTTCTCAAATGAGACGTTCATACTATTCTGCTAACTCTACCGCATTCACCGCAACTATTGGAACCCCTTTATCAGGTAACGTAACACTCTTCTTGTCAGATGCCGTTACTGCAAACCTAAAACCTGGTAGACATGTTTATGATGTAGAGATCATCAGCTCAGCTAATGTTGTTGAACGTGTTTATGAAGGTATCGTTACAGTATACCCTGAAGTAACTAGATGAAGACTATAAAAGAAAAGCAGATGTTTGTTAAATGGGCTAAGGCTATGAACCAGCCTATTGACAACACCTTGCTGGAAGAAGTGGATAAGTATGAGAAATTGCAAAATGAAATACTTGAGTCGGTTAGAGGTAATGCATTAAATGATATAGTTGAAGCTTCACATACAAGACCTTTACCTGAGAAAAAACATATTGAGTTTCCTAAGCCACCCACTTTAGATGAAGTTCTAAATGTATACAAGGAGGAAACAAATGAGTTGGTACAACCACAAACCGAGCAAGCAGTCGAAACCAGTCAACCCCCCACAACCAAGCCACCCTCCGAAACGCTAATAGATAAAGTTGCAAGTCATATAACAAAAGAAGTTAAGCTGGAAGAAAAAGCGGATTCATATCAGCAGCCAGATCCTCATATCGATATAAGATCTTTAAATGATGTTAAGAAAAAAATAAAGTTCTTAGAAGAGTGGGTAGGTAAAATATCCTTAGCAGGGCCCGGTGGTGGTGCTGGTGATGTTATAAATCTGGACATGCCAACCAAGCTTGTCACAGGTGATTACACTATTACAAGGCGTGATTACTATGTAGGTGTAAATTGTTCTGTAAAAGCTAATATTACTTTACCTGATCCTTCTACTATAGTTAACGGTAGAGAAGTAATAATTAAGGATGAATCAGGACATGCTCAATTAACACCTATAAAAGTTATTGGTACGGTAGATAATGACCCTAATGGGTTTGAAATAAGAATAAACAACGGATCAGTAACTTTAATTTACAGAGATGGATGGAGAATAGTATGACGTATTTGTTTGATGATAAGATTAGATACGATGATAGCGCAAATCTGGACGCATTCGGTGGACTTAGAACCAGCGTTCCTAGAGTTTTAAGTGACTATAGATTTCATTATGATGAGGGTGCAATTACAGTTACAGAAAATTTAACCACAGGTTCAGGAACAGTCACTCCTGACTTTGCTAATACACAAGTTCTAGGATCTGTCACAACCGCTTCAGGGGATAGAGCACTCCTTCAATCCAAACAATATCATCCTTACATTTCAGGCACGTCCAACAAATGTTTAATGACATTTAGAATGGATACTCCAAAGGCTAATGTATCTCAGATGGTTGGTTTGTTTGATGATGATAATGGAATATTTTTTAGAATGAATGGTACTACACCTGAAATGGTTATTCGTAAAAAAGGTGTTGATAATGAAATAGTAGCGAAAACTGCATGGAACCTGGACCGTTTAGATGGTTCTATGAATGAAAATAATAAGAGCGGTATTACTGTTGATTTTACTAAGTGTCAAATTTTTATATGTGATTATCAATGGTTAGGTGTAGGTAGAGTAAGAGTAGGGTTTGTTATAGATGGCCAACCAATCTTCGTACATCAGTTCTTACACGCCAATAATACGACCGAGCCTTACATGATGCAACCTAGTTTACCGGTCAGGTGGGAAATACGAAACACAGGTACATCATCATCTAGCACAACTATGCAATTTATTTGTGCAGGAGTTTATTGTGAAGGAGCCGAGAGAGAAGTTGGGTTTTCTAGATCAGTGAGTACAGATGGAACTGTAACTACCATTAATAATGCTACAGATGGTCAATGTATATTAGCTATTAAATTAAAAGATACTATTGTTGGTAAGAAAAATAAAGTATTTGCTCGCTTAAAAGAGTGGGATATATTTGCTACCAACGATATGAATTATAAAGTAATTATTGCCCCTAATTCTGATTCTATTTTTAGTGTTACACCTACCTGGTCGGATGTCCCTGGTTACAGTTTTTGCCAGTACGTTAAAGCCCCTACACTTAAAGCTGGGTGGGCTGCTAATGTAAAATATAGTGTTATTGCAGACGCTTTTGCGGCTGGAGCTACCGGTGTAGGATCTGGTTCTAGTCAGATAACAGGTTCATTTTCTATTGCGGATACAATATATCAAAACTACCACTCTAATAACAGTCAAGTTCTAGCTGTTATAGGATATAAATTAGCTAATAACGCTGATACTAAAGCGTCTTTACGTTGGATAGAGGTAAGATGAAGACATTTAAACAAGTTAGAGAAAATTTTATGGATGGTCGTAATCCTCAAGATAAAGGGGATATGGCTAGACATGGTTTAAAGGGTAAATCTATTACTCAATTAAAAAAGATCAGATCATCTGACACAGCTACTAAGCGCCAAAAGCAACTTGCTCATTGGAAAATTAATATGACGCAAGGTAGACGTAAGATGGATGAAGAGCTAGACGAAGGTATCAAACAAGCTATTGCTGCTACTGCCCTAGCTACCGCAGCAGCTGCTTCGCCTCATACACATGCACAAGAACCTGTACAACATCCAAGCAATCCACATTTGGTTGCTCATGTTGAGCACGAAGGTAAAGTTCATAGATTTGACCTTGAAAAGATGTTTAAATCTCATGAACATGCGAGAAAACATATGACGTCCGCTTTAAAGAAGCATGGTATGGGTGGTGCGATCATGCATATTTCTGTTAAAGATCATGAGGAAAAATCCCCTTCCTACTCTGTAAAGCATAACGCATATATGGAAAAAGAGCCTTATTCACACAAAGGAAGTTCTACTGATTATTCGGATAACAAGCCTTATTCACCGAAACATTCAGATAAAGACTACTTTTCTCCAGCAAAATAAAAAGATAAATAATCCAATTGTAACGTTTTTAATATATCCAATGGCCTTCAAAGAATACTTAAAAGAAGCTGAAAAAGCTAAAACAGCCGCCATCTTATTTGGTCGCATGAACCCTCCTACTTCCGGTCACGAAGAGAACGTAGAGGGTCTTAAAAAAATTGCTAAACAGCATAATGCCGATCATCTGGTAATTGCATCTCATTCTCAGGATGCAAAGAAAAATCCTCTTACTGCACAGCAAAAAACTAAACATTTAAAGCGTGCGTTTCCCGGTACAAATATTACCACCTCTTCAAAAGAAAAACCTACTATCTTCCATCATCTTTCTGATTTGCATAGCAAAGGTTATGAGCATGTAGTTATTGCAGGTGGTTCAGACAGAGCTGAAGAGTATAATCGTCTTAAAGCTTACAATGGTAAAGAAGGTAAGCACGGGTATTATAATTTTAAATCCATTAAAACAGTTAATACTGGTGAAAGGAAGCAAGGTGTATCCGGTACTGATATGCGCACACATGCCACTAATAATGACTTTGCATCTTTTAGAAAAGGTCTACCAAGTAAACTTGCAGCCCATGAGGGACATGCAAAAGAATTATTTCACGATGTTAGATCAGGTATGGGACTTCACGAAATCTACGACCCACATTTAAAAGTATCTAAGTATCAATGGGGTGAAATAGAAGGAGTAAATAAAATGAAATCTATGACACCAGGTGAAAAACAACAGAAGAAAAAGATACGTGAAGATTATGTTTCCGGTAATACCTTTAAATTATATGAGAATGTTCGTACAATAGAGGGTAAGGATGCCAAAGTTGTTTTCCGGGGTTCGAATTATGTAACATTAAAGTACTTAGATGGTACCGTAGAGAAAAGATGGCTACATGATGTAATGGAAGCTAAGGTACCAGTTACGTATAGAACATTTGTTTCTAATAACGAAAGAAAAATTCCTTTACTTCTAATGAACGAAGATCAAAGACGTGAATTAGTAGAGCAAAGAATGCAACTTGAGTTCGATGGTATTGAAACTAAGAACTTTGATATGTGTGCTGATGCTTTCGCACAATTTAGAAAAATGATTGAAACAATTCGTAACGGTGGCTTATTAGGTGAACCAACCGGTCACGCAGTTACTCCATCCCACAGTGCCCCTACTCATAAAACAGTGCAAGCTGGTATTGCTATGAAACCCGATACTATGAGACGTATGCAATTTAAACAATACTTGAACGTATAATACTATGTTAAAAGATACTTTAAAACAAACTTTAGCAGATGCTTTTACTTTTTATTTAAAAGCTCAATTTTATCATTGGAATGTAGAGGGTCCTGATTTCGTTCAATATCATGATTTTCTAGGTGAGTTGTATGAGGACGTGCAAGGGTCGGTAGATACCATTGCTGAACTAATTCGTACTTTAGATGAATACGCACCGGGTACTTTAAGACGTATGCAAGAACTAACATCTATTACAGAGTCGGATGTTATTCCTAACGGTCTAGAGATGATGCGCAATTTATTTACAGAGAATTTAAAATTGTTAGCTACATTAATGACAGCTTATAAAGATGCTACTGACGCTGGTGAAGAAGGTATTGCTAATTATCTACAAGACAGAATTCAAGCTCATGAAAAACATAGTTGGATGTTAAGGTCTATAATCAAATGAAATTAGAAAATCCAGAATTAAATAAGCAGCATGAGTTGCTAAAAAACGCCATGCAGGCTACTGACAACTACTTGTTTATTGAAAAAAAAGCAAAAGAGTTAGGTAAAGCTACCCCTCATATGATACATGATTTTACCTATCATATGTCTGCTGCCCATGATGCTTTAGAGGCATTGGGTGTACTTAATCAACATGAAGACTACATGAAAGTACATGTTGAAGAAATGCGAAAATTAGCTATTCACGATGACCCGGTATTAGCTGATTTACCCTACGCGCATGTACCAGCTTCGGATGTTGGTGAGGTAGAAGAAGCTGTAAAAATGCCAATGTCTGCGCATGAAAAGTTTAAACAAGGTCTTAAAAAGTCAGGTTATGATCCAGATGCAGGAGCCAAAAGATTATTAGACGTTATTGCTAAGAATAAAAAAGCCCGTGAAGATTTTGAAGCAAAGCAGAAAAAAGATCATGAAGCTCATTTAGAGCGTATGTCAAAACTTAATACTGAAGAAACTGAATCAGATGAGGAAGATAATTTAACCGAAGATGACTTAGATAAAATGGTAAATGATCTTACATGGGAAGATATTGTAGATTATTACGAAGATGATGAGCTTGTTGAAGATGATAAAGAAGAAATAGAAGAAGCTCTCTCCGCTCAAGCTCGCATGAAAAAGAGACAAGCTTTTTCTAGAACCAAAGGCAAAAGAGGTGTAGCGTTACGTATGAAATTGCGTCGTGCCTCTACTTCTGAAACCTTAAAGAAAAGAGCGATCTTAGCCGCCCGTAGAGCTTTGTACAAGCGTCTTTTACGTGGAAGAGATAAATCACAATTATCAGCTTCTGAAAAGTCTAGAGTTGAGCAGCAAGTGAAGAGAATGAAGACCTTCCAAAATAATCTAGTATTAAAAATGATGCCAAAGATTCGTTCTATTGAACAAAAAAGATTAGCTCACTACAGGTCAAAAAAGTGAAACAGTTTAAACATTTAAGACAGGAACTGTTTGAAGAAAGTTGTCCTGTAGCAACTCAAAACTTAGATGTGAATGTTGCTAATAGACAACATGCTATAGATGAATATCATTATGGGCCTGCTAATCCAGACGTACCAGGTGACTATTGGAAAAAAGCCGCTAAAATTTGGGGCATAGATGAAAAAACTGCTATGTCTATGAAGTGTGAAAATTGCGCTGCATTTGATATCTCAGACAAAATGAGAAGATGTATAGAAGTAGGTATGAAAGGTAAGGAAGATGCGGCAGATACGATGGCAACTGCAGAAAAAGCCGATCTAGGTTATTGTAATATATTACATTTTAAATGCGCAGGTACAAGATCCTGTAGTGTATGGTTAACTAACGGTCCTATCGATAATCAAGACAGAACTGAGTAATAATGTTTACAGTTACAGATAGTAACTTGAGGCCTTTTTTACATTTATGTAATCGAGTAAGTAACGATGTAATAAATGAGCAGTATATTAGATATTTTGATAATGATGGTTTTGAGTTATCATACCTTGAGCAAGAATACTATAGAGAAAATAACATTAACATGAATTCCTGCCTTAATCATACATGCGATCAAAAAGTATGGTTTGAAGGTGGTAGTGATGGTTTAAAAGTTGATCATGCTTTAATTCTACATAGATGGGAATTTCAAGGTGAAGCAAGATGTCAACTTTTAAATCATGTTCACAGGTTTCGCGAGCTTAATAAATACTTAATGCTTAAGCCCAAGTGGGGTATAGATTTTGCATTAGAGTATTATACTGAGAATGAAGCTATTGAGGTAATGCATTTTGAAAATGACTATCCTTCTTATCAGCTAGCTCAAGAAGCAAAATTATATTTTGAGAATAAAATATTAAGTACTGATTGGTTAGATTTTGCTAAGTATCTAATTAATAATAAAGACCAATGGCAGTACTTACAGGGCATGGCTCAAAATGATTGGAAAGCTAAACATTGGGGCCTTAATAAAGCAGAAGAAACATTAAAGTCATTCACACAATGAAATTTAAAGAATATTTACAGAGCGAAGCAGTTTGGGATCAGCCTAATCCTAATAGGGGTAAGGGTGGTAAAATGACACCAGCTCAGAAAGCAGAAGCTAAACGTCGTGCCAAAGCTGCAGGTAGACCATATCCAAATTTAGTAGATAACATGGCTGCTATGAAAGAGTCAATTATCTACAATACTTATTTTTGTGGTGAGGATGATGGTATAGTTGAAGATGTATTTACATCAGATGGAAATGATCTTTATGAGGACTGGGGAGAGTTATCCGAAGAGGATAATGAGGGTAAGAAGCTTAACAAGCCGTTTCTTACACCAGGTGGTCCAAAAAAGAGAGCAGTTTACGTTAAGAATGACAAAGGTAACACAGTAAAAGTAAGCTTTGGGGATCCTAATCTTTCTATTAAAAGAGATGATCCTGAAAGAAGAAAAAGTTTTAGAGCCAGACATAATTGCAGCGATCCTGGTCCAAAATGGAAAGCAAGATATTGGTCATGTAAGTACTGGTCTTCTACCCCAGTTTCAAAATTAGATTAAGAGGAATAACAATGTACGATTTAAGATCAATTTCAAAAAGTCTTCAGGATGCAGCTAGAGAAATTCTAGAAGCAAAAAAACCATTACATCCTAATCAGCAGAAGATTGATGTTCATGAGCCTGAGAAGGATAAAATTACAGCTAAAGATTTTGAGATGCTTCGCAAAGGTAAAAAAGTTGCTGAAGAAAAGATGAAAGAAAAAGAAGATGAGATGGAAGATGAGAACGATATGGATGATGAAAAAGAGGATAAAAAGAAAAAGCGTATGCATGAAGCGCGCTCGAAGAAATTCTTAGCTAAAGAAGATGTAGATGTGATGGATGATGCAGATGAGATTCTTTTAGCTACACCAATCGTGGTAGATATTAAAGAGTCATATATGTTTGGTGACTACTTATTAGCAGCTAAAGAAATTGTAGGTGAAGATCAAGCTATTGAGTTAGCTAACTATGCTTTCAATAAGCAAGACACTAATTTGTTTGTTGAACAAGTGACCAGAAGCGATATTATGTCAAAAGTTGCAACTCACAAAGCTGCAGGTCACCAAGTCTCTGAGCCTAAATATATGACAAAGGATGGTAAGCTCCATGCCGAATATGTAGTGACCGATAAGGAAACTGGTATTCGTAGAAAGTATATTCATCATGGAACTTCGCGAAAAGTCGAAAACATGGGCGCCAAAGGTAAAAGAGACGACGAATAAGGAGAATTAAATGTCTTCATGGGGCAATTTAGATAACGTTGCTGCGACAGGTACCGTTACTGCATATGCTGGAAACACCCGTGTTAATGGTTCGGGTACAGCATTTACATCAAACATTAAAGAGGGTGACTATCTTACAATTACAGGTTCAAAGTATCAAGTTGCAACTATTGCATCTGATACATCATTAGAGCTTACAAGTAATGGTAAGGCTGTATCAGGGGCTACTGCTTATATTCAACAGGGCCCAAAGTACATTAGTAATGTTGCTGTTTCTGAAAATGTTTATACAATTCAGAGAGTTTACGGTGTAGATAGAACTGAAATTGGTGTTGCTAATGCAGCAGCAAACGCATCACATACCGGGTGGATCCATTTTACGGATTATACAGATGCCAATGGTAGTTATAGGCGTAAGTCAGAAGTCTTAGTAGCTATGTCTAAAAACTTTAATGCAAATGTTACCGGGCATCTACAAACTGATGCTGCTGATGACACCGTACTACCAGATAGTTAATAATGGCTGATTCAAAAGTTAGTGAACTAACAGCTGCCACCACCGTAGGTGGCAGCGACCTCTTATATCTGGTACAAAGCAATACTAGTAAAAGATTACCTATCTCTACATTATTCGCAAACGCTAATAATGTTAACCTTAAAGGTAATGTTAATTTAGGTTCTAGCTCACAAGCACTAGAATCTACTGGTAGTATAGATTTAGGTAATGTTGTTACAGTCTTGACATCAGATGCATCTGGAGGTAATGTTACTATCCCTAATGGAACACCAAATGCCTTGAAGATACTCGTAATGGGTAGTACTTCAGGTGGTTCGTACACATTAAGGGGAAATATTGCTGGTAATGCAAATGTATTATTTACTTCTGCAGGAAACACAGCTACACTTTTATATACCAGCGACAAGTGGTATATGATTGGGGGAACTGCTCAATTAATCTAATATGAGTTTTGAATTGACCGAAGATAATTTTGTATTGTACGCTATGAAACATTATGATAATCCATCATGTAGTGGAATAGCTGAATTTAATGATGATTTAAAAAGATTTAGATATCTAAAAAGACTATTTAAAAAATATAAGGCCGGTTCCGGTTTAAAGGAAAGACTTATTTTAAATCATATAGTAGTATTATATAATTTGTTTGGCGCATCAACAGTAAAAATGTTATTTTTTAAAATTGATGTAAAACACTGGTCGCAGTTAAAAACTTTCCTAGTATTTTTAAGTTATATGCCGGTAGGTTTTACAGCTAGATCTTCTGAAGTAGAAATGCAGGGTTACGAAATACCACTAGACGATAAAGTTGCTAATGCGTTAGGTAAAATATAAATGGGACGCTTTGTAGATTCAGTTATTGCTTATAGAATTTTAAAAATGTTAGTAACTCCGTTTGAAGAAACGGATGCCTACTCACTTGGTATTATTGATGCCAAGGGTAAAGAGCTTAAAAAAATGAGTCAATTGAATACTGTCCAAGAAAGGGATTCGTATTCAATACTACATAGAATGATTTTTAGAATTAAAAGAATTATAGAAAAGGTTCCTGTTGAGTCTAAGAAGATAGCTACTTTTGCTGCAGCGTTGGCTTTAATAAAAGAAAATTATAATAGTACTCAAGAGCCTATAGATTTAGAGACACAGTTTCTAAATAGAATAAATATTAATCATGTAGACGAAATCATGATTTGCGAGCAGTTTTTTAGTAAAAATAATACTAAAACCTTTAAACAGTTTTTGGAAGATGCTCCTGCAAACAATGCAGCCGCTACCCCAGGTATTGCGGGATTTACCCCAGAAACTCTAGGTGTAAAAAAGAAACCTAAATTAATTAGAAGAAAGAGACTAGACAATGTTTCAATTCCTTTTAAACCTATTTAAGGGTAAAAAGAAGGAAATAGTAGAACCGGCCGTTGAGCCGGTTCCGTTACCTTCGCCACCAGAAGAAATTAAAGTAGAAGTAAATTCTCAAATTACAGACGCGGTTACTCAAGTTGAGAAGCCAGCTAAGTCAAAAAAACCCCGTCAGTCTAAGAAGAAGTAATGGCAACTGAAATGGCAAGAACAAGACCCGAGGATACTGCCTCTAGAATTTCTGTCCTTGAAAGCCAAGTAGAGGATATTTCGGCTGACGTTTTAAAACTAGAAGTAAAAATTGATGCAAATTATTCTACGCTTCATCATAGAATAAGTGACTTACGTGATGATATTCACGCTAATATTGACGCAAAGCATACCCTGCTTGTCGACAAACTAGACAAACAGGCTCTTAATAGTACATTACAACATCAAGCATTATCTGAAAAAATTCAATCTATTGAAAAATGGCGTTGGATGATTATGGGTGGTGCAGTTGTAGTTGGTTATGTACTTGCGCATGTAAAGTTAGATAGTTTATTCTAACCTTTTTAATTGATTATGTTTAAGTGATAACTTATAATTGAGTCTCTAGGAGGCTTAATTATGTCGGTTTTTCTCGACCAAAAATATCTACTGTTAATTAGTAACCGTCTTCCTTTGTTCAAAAAGAAAAAGGATCAGGTTTATAATTGTCGCTGTATTCTTTGCGGTGATTCAGCCAAGAAGAAAAATAAAGCGAGAGGCTACTTCTTTGCCTTTAAGACTGACTTAATGTATAAATGCTACAACTGTGGTGCATCTATGCAGTTTGGTACATTTTTAAAAGGAGTAGATACTCTTATACATTCCGAGTATGCTTTGGAAAGATATAGTGAAGGGCATGTAAATTCAAATGTAAGGTTACAGTTTACCTTTGAAGAACCTAAATTTGTTGAAGCAGAAGAAGCATTACTAGATAAAATCCTTGACAGGTTAGACAAGTTAGATGACACTAATGAAGCAGTGCAGTATTGTATAAAGAGAAATATACCAAAAGAAAAATTTAAACAATTATATTTTATAGACAACATTGCAAATATTGTTCAGTTAAATGATAAGTATAAAGCTAGCATCAAAGGACAAGAACCCAGACTGGTACTACCGTTTTATGACGAACACGGCCAATTATCTGGAGTTACCTGTAGAGCACTCAGAGGGGAAGCTCTACGCTATGTTACCATCAAAGTCAAAGAAGAAGTACCGCTCATATTCGGATTCGACTCAGTCGATAAAGAAAAAACAGTCTACGTAGTAGAAGGTCCTATTGATAGTCTTTTTTTACCTAATAGCATAGCTATAGGTAGTTCTGATCTTAAAACAGTAGGGAAGATTAATTTACCTAAAGAAAAATTAGTATTAATCTTTGATAATCAACCTCGTAATACTGAAATATGCAAGTTAATTGACAAGGCTATAACTAATAATTATAAAGTAGTAGTATGGCCACAAACACTCCAGTATAAAGATATTAATGAGATGGTTCTTGGTGGTATAGACCCCGTTAAAATTATTAATAGTAATACATTTGAAGGTTTGACAGCAAAAGCAAAACTTATGTCATGGAAGCGGTGTTAGATGGATCAGAATGAATTGATTAGATCTCTTAAAAAGATTTATGTATGGATACCTGGTAATTCTACTGCAAAAGCTTTGATGAAAGATTTAATATTACAACTTGGAGGTAGATGTGATTGAGGAAGTGAGCAACGTTGAATTAATTTCTTATTCTCAACCTGATATGTATTTTGTGGAGAACACAACTGAGCTGATAGCTTTTTGTGCAAGAGTGTCTAACCCGTCTAATCAGATGAATAGTCAAACATCTGAAAAGCTTATTAAGTATCTTATTAAACATAAGCATTGGTCTCCTTTAGAAATGGTTTCAGTATGTCTTGAGATTACTACTACAAGAGATATCGCAAGGCAGATGCTTAGACATAGAAGTTTTTCATTTCAAGAATTTAGCCAGCGTTATGCTAATCCTACAGAGGAATTAGATTTTGTATTCCGTGAGGCGAGACTTCAAGATGAAAAAAATCGTCAAAATAGTATTGAGATAGAGGATGAATATATACAAGAGAGGTGGGAAGAGGAACAAGCATCTGTTATATTGAGAGCTAGACAAGCTTATGAGTGGGCTATTAAAAATGGTTTAGCAAAAGAACAGGCTCGGGTAGTTCTCCCAGAAGGACTCACTATCTCGAAACTATACATGAATGGAACATTGAGGTCTTGGATACACTATATACAATTAAGAGCAGCAAATGGCACTCAAAAAGAGCATATTTTAATCGCTAGAAAATGTGCAGAAGTCATTGCTAAAATATTTCCAATGGCTAGCGAAATGGTAGAAGGTAATGTGGATTCTTAATTTTCTTCCTTTCTGGGTTTTTCATTTAATAACCCTAGCAGGTGTTATTGGTTTAGTAGTAGGTTTTGCTCTTGGGTTTATTCCGTTTATTAATAAATACAAACTACCGATTCAAATTTTCTCAATACTTTTATTAGTTGCCGGTATCTATATGGAAGGGGCTATAAGTAATGAAGAGAAATGGCAGGCATTGGTAAAAGAAATGGAAGCAAAAGTAGCACTAGCTGAAGAAAAAGCTAATAACGCTAATAGTAAAATTGAATATAAATTTGTCGATAAAGTTAAAGTTGTAAAGGACGTACAGGTGGTAGTTCAAGAAAAGATCAAAGAAGTATCTAAAGTTATTGATTCAAAGTGTGAACTAACACCGGAAGCCGTTTCATTAATTAACGCTGCAGCAAGAAACAGTGTTCCAGCAGGAGGGCAGAAATGAGATTGCTTCTATTATCTGCTATTTTATTGACCGGGTGCGCAACACAACCGGTTCCAGTTAAACCAAAATTTCCCGAAGCACCACAATCATTGAAGGCGTCATGCCCTGAACTTAAAGAAATACCACCTGAAACAACAAAACTATCAGATGCTATTTCTATCATTGCACAAAATTATGGAACATACCAGGAATGTAAACTCAAAGTAGAACTTTGGAACGAATGGTATACTGAACAAAAGAAGATATACGACGAAGTAAAATAATAACAATTAGGTAAAATATGGCCCAGTTTTTAGGTATAGAGATAGACTATTCTCGCGATAATTTATTCGATGAATTAGGTGTTAAAAGATTGCAAGAGTCTTACATGCGAGAAGACGAAAAATCACCACAGGAAAGATTCGCATATGTTTCAAAAGCTTTTGGTAGTAATCAAGAACACGCTCAGCGCCTTTATGAGTATAGTTCTAAGCACTGGCTTAGCTACTCTACTCCTATTCTTTCTTTCGGCCGTAGTAGTCGTGGTTTGCCTATTAGTTGCTTCTTACCCTATTTGGACGACAGCGCGGAAGGCTTGGTCAGCACATTGTCAGAAGTCAATTGGCTTTCAATGCTAGGGGGAGGGGTAGGTATTGGATTGGGTATTCGCTCTGCTGATGATAAGTCCGTTGGCATTATGCCTCACTTACGTACTTACGATGCATCTTCACTGGCATATAGACAAGGTCGTACAAGGAGGGGTTCTTACGCTGCTTATCTTGACATTTCTCACCCTGATATTCTCTTGTTCTTAGATATGCGTAAGCCAACGGGTGACCCTAATATGCGTGCGCTAAATCTTCATCACGGTATTAACATCCCTGATTCTTTTATGGAATTAATCGAAAGATGTATGCAGGATAAAGAAGCAGATGATTCTTGGCAACTTGTTGACCCACATAACGGTGAAGTAAAAGAAGTAGTTTCGGCAAGAGAGCTCTGGCAAAGAATTTTAGAAGTAAGAATGCAAACCGGTGAACCGTATCTGCATTTTATCGATACTAGTAATAATAAGATGCCTGAGTTTCAGAAGAAGTTAGGGCTAAGTATTAAGCAATCTAACCTTTGTTCAGAAATTATTTTACCAACAGATAAAGAACGTACTGCTGTATGCTGTTTATCATCTGTGAATTTGGAGTATTTTGATGAATGGAAAAATGACCCTCTTTTCCTCAGAGACACGGCTGAGATGCTTGATAATGTGTTACAGTATTTTATTGACAATGCTCCTGATGCAATCGCCCGTGCAAAATATTCTGCATCCCGTGAGCGTAGTATTGGGGTTGGTGCTCTCGGTTTCCACGCTTATCTACAACGCAATAATATTGCTTTTGAAAGTCCAATGGCAGTTGGACAAAATAGACGAATCTTTAGGTATATACGTGAAGGACTAGATGATGCAAACCGACAACTTGGTAATGAGCGTGGGGAAGCGCCGGATGCTGCAGGTACTGGTCTCCGCTTCAGCCATCTCATGGCTATTGCACCCAATGCTAGCTCTTCTATCATCATGGGCAACACTTCACCTAGCGTTGAACCTTATCGAGCAAATGCATATAGACAGGATACACTCTCAGGGGCGTTCTTAAACAAAAACAAATATCTAGATAAAATTATCAAGGATAGGTGTAATGATGATCCAAAACTCGACTATAATGAAATTTGGTCAAGTATCATTGCTAACGATGGATCGGTACAGCACCTGGACATTATCGACGACTGGACCAAAGATGTATTCAAAACGTCTATGGAGATTGACCAAAGATGGGTCGTGGAGCACGCAGCTGACAGACAACATTACATTGACCAAGCGCAATCCATTAATTTATTCTTTAGACCCGATGTAAATGTTAAATACCTACATGCAGTACATTTTCAAGCATGGAAGCAAGGGTTAAAAACATTATACTACTGCCGCTCAGAAAAAATTGGTAAGGCAGATAAGGTAGCTAAAAAGATAGAAAGACAAGCTATACAAGAAATAGATTTGAAAGCATTAACTGAAGGTGATGTTTGTTTAGCATGTGAAGGTTAAATTATAGAGGAACATATGAAAAAAATTTTACGATTCACGGCAGAATGGTGTAAGCCATGTAAGTCGTTAAAGGAAATATTAAATAGAATAGAAACAAGTATTCCTATTGAGGTAATTGATATTGACGAGAATATGGAACTAGCTACAGAATATGGAATACGTTCAGTACCAACCATGATTATGATAGAAGATAATACTATCTTAAAAAAGATGGTTGGATTACAAACAATACAAGAGGTTGAATCTTTTATTCACGATTAAAATGTCATATTCAGAAAAAGTTTTAGATCATTATGAAAATCCACGTAATGTAGGAACTTTTGCAAAAGAAGTAAAAAGAGTTGGTACGGGTATGGTAGGTGCACCAGCCTGTGGTGACGTTATGAAGTTGCAAATTAAAGTAAGCGAAGAAGGTGTAATAGAAGATGCGAAATTCAAGACGTACGGTTGTGGTTCGGCGATCGCTTCGTCGTCACTGGTCACTGAATGGGTTAAGGGAAAAACTCTGGCAGAAGCGTCGCAAATTAAAAACACTCAAATTGCTACGGAACTTGCATTACCACCAGTCAAAATTCACTGTTCTATTCTTGCAGAAGATGCGATTAAAGCAGCGATAAAAGATTATAAAGACAATTATAATGAGTGAGTTAATTTACCTGCTTTTGACAACCCATATTACTATTATCTGCGTTACTTTATTTTTACATAGAGGCCAGGCACATAAAGCATTAATTTTTCATCCCGTTCTATCTCACTTTATGCGCTGGTGGTTATGGATGACTACTGGTATGGTAACTAAAGAATGGGTTGCAGTTCATAGATTACATCACCGTTATTGTGATAAAAAAGAGGACCCTCATTCACCTGTTCATTATGGTTTATTAACAGTGTTGTTTAAAGGTGCTTGGTTATATAATAGTGCGGCTAAAGATAAAGCTATGGTCAACACGTATGGTGTAGGTACACCGGAGGATTGGTTAGAGAAGAATGTCTACAGTAAGTATACTTATCTTGGTGTACTTGTTTTGCTTTGTATTAATATTATTCTGTTTGGCTTTGTTGGGTTTGGACTTTGGCTGTGTCAAATCGCTTGGATACCGTTTTGGGCAGCTGGTGTGGTCAACGGCGTGGGACATAGCTGGGGATATAGAAACGGCGATACGAGAGAGGAATCTCGAAATGTTATGCCGATTGATGTTTTGGTTGGTGGTGAGTTACTTCATAATAATCATCATCTTGATCCTAGTAATCCAAAGCTTAGTTTAAAATGGTTTGAGTTTGATATAGGTTGGATGTATTTTAACATCTTCAAATTTTTAAGGTTAGCAAAGCAAAATGATCACCATCAGCGATTCAGCAGTTAAAAAAATTAAAGAAATTATTGAAGAAGAAGACCCTAATCTAAAGCTAAGAATCTTCGTACAAGGTGGAGGTTGCTCTGGGTTTCAGTATGGATTTACATTAGAAGAACAACCTGCAGCGGAAGATGATTTTATCTTTGAAAGAGATGGAGTAGGTGTTATAGTAGACTCTATGTCTATGCAATACTTAACAGAAGCAGAAATTGATTACGAAAAATCTATTATGGGTGCAGAGTTTAAAATAAAAAATCCTAACGTCAAAGCAACGTGTGGATGTGGTTCAAGTTTTACAGTTTAGGAAAACAATGACAAAAACAAAAAGTAAACTAACAGACGAAAGAAACTTCTTTAGACCATTTTCATATCCTTGGGCATACGATGCTTGGTTAAAGCACGAACAGAGCCATTGGTTACATACAGAAGTACCAATGCTGGAAGATGTTAAGGATTGGAAGAAAAAACTATCACCATCGGAAAAACAATTTCTTACTCATATCTTCCGTTTCTTTACACAAGGAGATATCGATGTAGCAGGTGGTTATGTTAAAAACTATTTACCTTACTTCCCGCAGCCTGAAGTAAGAATGATGCTTGCAGGGTTTGCAGCGAGAGAAGCTCTACATATTGCTGCGTACTCACATCTTATTGAAACACTTGGGATGCCTGATACCACATACAATGAATTTTTTCAGTATGCAGAAATGAGAGACAAACATGATTACATTCTTGATATTAGCTCACAGAATGGCAATGCTGCTAGTACTGCTACTCATATTGCAGTATTCTCTGCTTTCACCGAAGGGATGCAACTATTTAGTTCCTTTATCATGCTACTTAACTTCCCTAGGCACGGTAAAATGAAAGGCATGGGTCAGATTGTCACCTGGTCCATTGTAGATGAGACTCAACATGCAGAGTCCATGATTAAATTGTTCCGTACCTATGTAGAAGAAAACAGAGAGATCTGGAACGATGATCTAAAATCTAGAATTTATACTATTGCAGAAAAAATGGTTGAGCTTGAAGATCGGTTTATTGATTTAGCATTCTCTATGGGTGATATGCCTGATTTAACTGCTAGTGATGTTAAAACATATATTCGTTATATTGCCGATCGTAGACTTATTTCTCTAGGGTTGAAAGGTATCTTTAAAGTTAAAAAGAATCCTCTACCTTGGGTTGAAGAAATGATCAATGCACCAACACATACTAACTTCTTTGAAAACAGAGCGACCGACTATGCCAAAGGCGCCTTGTCAGGAGACTGGACTGATGTATGGGGTAAAGCGGCTTAATTTAAATTATGAATAAAATAAAACCTGAAGAGGAAATACAAGACGAAGAAACTCGTATTCGTCGTGAGAATGAAGAGAATTATATACTTAAAGGGTATTTTCGATTTGCAAAAGAGCGATATAAAATTTGTATGGAGTGTGAGGCCTTTAGCAAGATAGTTAAAGCATGCGGGGAATGTTATTGCTTTATGCCGGCAAAAGTAATTATAAAAAGTACTTCGTGTCCAGTAGGTAAGTGGGGAGCTGTTGATGAACAAGAGAGTAATACAATCCCACCTTGAGGTTGCAGAAACTTACTCTAAGTTATCTTATGCAAGAAGACTTAAAGTAGGGGCTATTATTGTAAAGGATAATAGAGTAATAAGTATCGGTTACAACGGTACACCTTCAGGTTGGGATAATAATTGTGAGATTGTTACTAGAAGATACGAGAATGGTAAAGAAGAGTTGCAGACTAAACCTGAAGTTATTCATGCTGAAGCAAACGCTATAGCTAAATTAGCTCGTAGTCAAGAATCAGGTGAAGGTTCAGATATGTTTATTACACATGCACCATGTTTAGAATGCGCAAAGCTAATTTACACAGCAGGTATAAAAAATGTATATTATAAACATGTTTATAGAAATGAAGACGGGTTAAATTTCTTACATAAGTGCGGAATAGGGACGGAAAGAATTACGGATGTCTAAGCAATACGAATGCTATAATTGCGATGCCATTTTTAAAATAAAAAATAATAATGACGCATCAATTCAAGAACAATACGAGGTTTACTATTGCCCCTATTGTGGTGGGGAAATAGAAGATGAGGTAGACGACGAGTCTGATGATGAATGATTGATTGGTTTTATAATGGTGAGCCGTTTCTTGAACCTGGAGAATATTATGGATTTGTGTATATTATTACGAACAAAACCGATGGTAGAAAATACATCGGTAAAAAGTTCTTTTGGGCAACAAAGCGTAGACAAGTTAACAAAGTTAGAAAACGTTATAAGGCAGAATCTGACTGGAAAACGTATTGGTCTTCTTCAGATGAATTACAAAGAGATGTTGAAAGACTTGGAAAAGAAAACTTTACACGTGAAATAATTCATCTATGTAAAAACAAAGGTACTACAAACTATCTGGAAGCAAAAGAGCAATTTACCAGATCAGTTCTTGAAAATAAGGATTTATGGTATAATACGTGGATATCAGTTAAAGTGAACCGTTCCCACGTTAAATTATGATTACTGTAATTCTTACTCTTCTTTCAGCCCTGGCTATCTCAGCTATTGCGGCTTATTTTTCAATTATAGGTTTAATAGCTATATTTCCAACTACACCCTGGGCAATTGCCGTTATGGGTGGTAGTTTGGAATTAGCTAAACTAGTCACAGCCTCCTGGTTGTATCGTAATTGGAAAACCGCTCCACGTACTATTAAGTACTACTTTACAGTTGCAGTATTAATACTTTCTCTTATAACTACTATGGGTATCTTCGGTTACTTATCGAAAGCTCATATGGATCAGAGTGTACCCATTGGAGACGTTGCTGCACAAGTAGCAATGATAGATGAAAAAATAAATGTTCAAAAAGAAAATATAGAGACTAATAGAAAAATTCTTCGCCAATTAGATGAGGCTGTAGATAATGTCATGGCTCGTTCTAATGATACGAAAGGTGCTGAGAGAGCGGTACAAATTAGAAAAGCACAACAAAAAGAAAGATCACAACTTAATGAAAATATTCAACAAGCGCAGAAAGAAATAAAAGCACTTAGTGAAGAGCGAGCACCACTAGCTAAAGAAGCCCGTAAAGTAGAAGCTGAAGTAGGGCCAATTAAGTACATCGCAGCTTTAATGTATGGTGATAACCCTGATCAAAATTTACTAGAACGTGCCGTAAGATGGGTTATCATTCTTATTGTTATTGTATTTGACCCGTTAGCTATCTTACTTCTCATTGCTGCTAATATGACGTTAAGAGAAGTAAATGGTGAAGCTATTGAAGATATTACAGTGGATTTTCAACCGAAACAAAAACGAAAATATAACCGTAAGTCTAAATGGAGTAAAGAGTTAGATAATAGAGTAGATATTGAAAAATCTAGAATTTACGAAATCCCTAAGGAAATACTAGATAAAGTGTTCCGTAGTAAATCTTGATTTACTTTTTTAATTATTATATAATATGGGGGTAGTATGAGTGTGTTCTGGGAAGGATTTAATGAGGAAGAGCGCAAGGTCTTTATAAAATGGCTTAACGACCATTTACGTTATGGTGAAGTAACGGTTAAGTTTAATAAAAAAGACGGTGAGTTGCGTACCATGAGATGTACGTTAAATTCAGAGCTTGTACCTCAGGTAGAAAAGAAAACAGAACGAGTTAAAGAAGTAAATGAAGATGTCTGCCCTGTTTACGATCTTGATAAGCAAGGCTGGCGATCCTTTCGTTATGATAGTGTAAAAGAGGTGTCAATTGAAATTAACGGAACCAAAAGTTGATGTAACTTCAGATGACTATACGTCACATCTTGCGCATGCATTCTCTTTCTATAACATGAACAATGATAAGAAAGATGCACGTGCATTCATGCGTACATATCTTAAAAATTCAGACAAAACAGGGCAGGCAGTAAAAGCTTTTGATAACGTCCCTGATTCCTTTTTTGTATCCACATACGGTTGGTTAGCACGTATAAAAAACAACGGATACAACTTACGTGAAGAACACGATAAAAAGTTTAATCAATACATTACTAATATGCTAGTAATGAAGTACCCTACTAAAGAAGTTGAAGTAGTAGATACACCTAGACCAACTATTCAAGACCATTTAAAAGAAAAAGTAAAAGAGTATTTGGGTGATCTAGAAGGTGCATTGGATGACTTTATTAAACAAGGTACACCGTTTAATCTTTATAATGATTTAAAAACAAAGAATATTCCAAAGCAGTTTGGTAGCGATATAATTGAGTGGGCGGATAAAAAGACTGTTGAATTTGCTCAAGCTTATGAAGCCACTGAGGGTGATCTTAAAGAAGGTTATTCTAATCTAGGTAAACGTAAACTATCTCAGTTAGTAAAATTAGTCAATGAGTTTGTTGACGATGTGAACCGCTATTCAGAATTTAAAAAAGCTAATCGTAAACCTAGAGTTAAAAAAGTCAAGCCTGCATCACAACAAGTAGCAAAAATGAAGTATAAGAAAGAAGATACAGAAGCAAGAGTAACCTCTATTCATCCTGCCGAAATGGTAGGTGCATCACAGGTATGGGTATATAATTCTAAGTATAAAAAGCTGGCTGTTTATCGTACTGATTCGGCTTTAGGTATTCAAGTTAAAGGCACTACGTTACAAAATTATGATCCGGAATTATGTGAACAAAAAGTAGTTCGTAGACCCGAAGCTTTTTTACCTATTGTACTACAAGCTACAAAAATACAACTACGTAAGATAATGGAAAATCTTACAACTAAAGGATCAGACGTTAACGGACGTATTAATGAAGAGTGTATTATTTTGAGAGCGATTAAATGATAGCATACAGCACACTTATTGAACTAGAGACTAATCTCATTCGTATTGATAGTATTCGTAAAACTATGGAGGCAGTAGCAGCTGGTATTGCTACTATCCCTTCCGAGGATGCTAAGACAGATATTCTATACTTTTTATCAGAAAGCTTAGGTCAAGAGACGGAACTAGCTCTTGATAAGTTTCAACAAGCCTTCGAAGCTATTCGTGAATACTCTTACCGGCCTGAGGAAAACTCAATTGATAATTCTTGATTATTCGCAGGTAGTGATTTCTAACCTCATGGCTGAAATTGGTAATAGGCGTGGGGAAGATATCGGTTTGGATGTCGGGTTACTTCGACATATGATCATCAATACTATTCGAAGCTTAAAACAAAAATTCGAAGGTAATTATGGTGAATTAGTTATTGCTTGCGACAATAAGAACTACTGGCGTAAAAAAGTATTTCCGTATTATAAAGCTAATCGTAAAAAAGCTAGAGAAGAATCTGGCTTAGATTGGCCTATGATCTTTGAAACTATTAATCTCATTAAAGAAGAAGTAAAGACATTTTTTCCCTACAAAGTAATAGAAGTAGAGACCGCTGAAGCAGATGACATTATAGCTACATTAGTTAAATGGTCAGAAGAGAATGACTTAGGGGAAGGTATGTTTCCTGAACCTAAACCTTTGCTGATTTTATCGGGTGATCACGACTTTATTCAACTACAGAAATTTAAACACGTTAAACAGTTTTCACCTGTAACTAAGAAGTTTATTTCGTCTGAAATCACCCCTGAAAAATACCTATTTGAGCATATTATTAGGGGTGATAAGGGTGACGGTATTCCTAACGTTCTTTCTGATGATACTTCTATAGTTGAAAATGAACGTCAGAAGAAGATAATGCAAGTTAAATTAGATCAATGGTTTAGTGATTCGAGTACTTTGCCTCAAGATGAGAATTTTAAACGTAATTTTGATCGTAATAAAGCATTAGTAGATCTCACAAGAATACCAGATGATCTACAAAACACTATTATAAATACGTTTGTAAATACACCTACTAGAGGTAGAGAGTTACTTCTAGATTATTTTATCAAGAATAAGATGAAACTTATGATTGAACATATTGAGGAATTTTAATGAACAAACTTGTATCTGAAATGTTAGAGGATATTGATAAAGCAAAGAGCCGTGAAGAAAAGATCGCTCTTCTACGTCAATATAAAAGACCTGATCTTATATCTGTCTTACGTATTAACTATGACCCTAACTTAGTTATGGATTTACCAGAAGGTGAACCTCCTTATAAGAAAGAACTGGATGTACCTATGGGTATGAGCCATACTAGCTTGCTAAAAGAAGTTAGACGGTTTTACATTTGGTTAGATAAAAAGACAAATCTACCTAAAATTAAAAAAGAAAGTCTCTTTATTAATATGTTAGAAGGCCTTCATTGGACAGAGGCTGAAGCTTTAATTTTAGCTAAAGATAGAAAGCTAACTAAAAAGTATAAAACTATTAAAGAAGATTTAGTACGCGAAGCATTTCCTTACGCATTACCTCCTACAGAAGAGGTGGAGAAACCCGCACCAAAAAAAGCAAAAGCTTCTCGGGCTTCTTCAACCACATAAAAGAATACTTTATGTCACCTTCTTGGTCTGTATCATCTGATATACCTGAGTCTGAGAAGCATTTTAATATTAATGAAGTAAATTTAAGAAGGATGAAGAAATGAGCCGTTTTTATTTTGTTCATGAAGATACTGATCCCTATTCAAGGGTGGCAGTAGAGACTGACGCAGTTACCTTACCTGATGTATTAAAACAGGTAGAAAATTTTTTACGGGGTGTAGGCTACTATATTGATGGTAGGCTAGAAGTTGTGGGGTGGGATCCTGTTGAAGGTTTACCAGAGGTAAGTCAAGATTTTCTAGATCATTTTGAAAGACAGAATAATGAGAACTCTGTATAATTTAGAATACTGCGTAGTAGATAAGCTCAATCGCGCTAAAAAGAAATATCATGTAGGAGTGTTTAAATCTGAAAGTGAAGTAGAGCAAGCTAAATCTAGAGTTCTTAGTACTATTGAGGGTGATGATAGTATTACTTTTAATGTATACATCTGTGAGAATATTTTCTAATGGCTGAAATACTTAAATTTCCGTCTAGAAACAATAAGTCAATAGTTAGACTTAAATTGTTTTCAGAAGATGAAATTTTTGTAATCTTAATAGCTATTAATACATACAGTGCAGACGATTTTAAATATACAGAACATAATATTGAATTTTTAGATCCCGAAATAGCTGTACTTTGTTTAGAAAATTCTTTAAAATCATCTTTCTTCTCGGATGAATTTAAAGTTGTAGCTCAAAATATTTTAGATAATGTAGAAAGACAATAGTGAATATATTTTATCTTAGTAACAATACTACGCTATGTGCCATGCAGCATGTTGACAAGCATGTGGTTAAGATGATCTTAGAATATGGTCAGCTTATGTCAACAGCTCATAGAGTATTAGATGGTGAGCCTTACTATGATAAAACAAAGAATAATAGAAGAATTCAACGTTGGTTGTTACCTGATGAAAGAGAAGATGTAATTTGGAAAGCTTCTCATGTCAAGCATCCTTCAGGTATTTGGGTGAGAGCATCATCGGCTCACTATTATTGGTTGTATTATCTCTGGTTAGATTTATTAGATGAGTATAAATTTAGATATGGAAAAACTCATTCATCTACAAGGATGAAACATATTTTTAGTATGTTACCTAATAACATTCCTAGGATTGGTTGGTTATCGGATCCTACACCTGCCATGCCAGATAAATACAAGGTAGACGGTGATAGTATTCAATCTTATAGAAATTACTATCTAGGTGATAAACAAAAATTTGCTTCATGGAAACGAAGAAATGTTCCTGAGTGGTATTTATAGAAAGGTTTAATATGGTTATTAAAACAGCCGATATGGATGTAGATCCTGGTAAGTTAGGATATTTTGGAAATGTATTTTTAAGAGAATTTAAACTAGGTTTAAAAGAATATAATTTAGGTCATACACACGAGTATGATCATGTTACATTATTAGCACAGGGTAAAGTACAAGTTGAAATTCAGGGTCACGAACCTAAAATTTTTGAAGCACCTACCTACATTGTAATTGATAAAAATCTCAGACATAGATTTCTTTCGCTGGCTGAAAATACTGTTTATTATTGTATCTTTGCTTTAAGAAATGCAGACGGTGAAGTTATAGAAGACATTTATTCTGCTGATCATGATCCTAGATCTGAAATAGACCCTAAATCTATTAAAAATCGAATTACACCACTTCCCCCTCCGACTATGGGTTAATTCCTAATGCCGAGATATACGTTTCTTAACAAACAAACTAATCAAGTAGAAGAACATTACTTTGGTATTTCTTCTTATGATGAGTTTATAAAAAATAATCCACAACTAGAACGCTACCATGAATCAGGTCAAGCTGCTGCAATGGGCGATTCAGTGCGTTTAGGTATTCGTAAACCTGATAGTGGATTTCAAGAAGTCTTATCTAAGATTAGTGCCGCGAATTATAAAAGTAATCTTTCAGATAAGCTATCTAGACGATGACAGTAAATATCTTCTTTTCAACCATATCAAGAAAGGGGTCTATTTGACGTAGATCCCTTTTCTTTTTTTACGAGGGTTCCATGGCAAGAAAGCAAGCTCAGTTAAACGTAGATAATCAACCAAAAGTTTCATTAGTATCAAATAAATTGAAACTACGAATTGATGACCTAAGAACAATACAACCTTTAACTAATAATCAAAGAAAGTTTTTTGAGCTTTATAAAAATTCATCAGCCATTTTATTACATGGAGTCGCAGGAACAGGAAAATCTTATATTGCACTTTACAAAGCCCTAGAAGAAGTTCTAGATCGTTCAACCCCCTATCAAAAAGTTGTTATTGTAAGATCAGCGGTCCCGTCCAGAGATATTGGACATTTACCTGGAGATGAAAAAGAAAAGACCGAGGTTTATCAGCAACCGTATGTAGAAATCTGCGAAGATCTATTCTCTAGAAAAGATGCATTTCAACGTCTTCAGGAGCAGCAATCTGCTGCTTTTATGATAACTTCATTTGTTCGCGGGATTACATTGGATGATTCTATTATTATCGTAGATGAATGCCAGAACATGACTGATATGGAGCTAAATAGTATAATGACTCGTGTAGGTAATCGTTCCAAAATCATCCTATGCGGGGACTTCAGACAGACGGATTTATATAAGAAAACTGATATGTCCGGTCTGAAGAAATTTATGGCCATCGCGGATATGATGCCATCATTTAATGTTGTAGAATTCGAAGTAGGTGATATTGTTCGTTCGGCTTTAGTTAAAGAGTATATTTTAGCAAGGATGGAATATGAAGAAAAATACGGAACGTAATCTATCACTTAAGGAAAAATGGACGAGTCACCAGAGGATTTTAAGAAGAAACTAAATAAACTTAAACCTAAAAAGAAATTGACCGTACCTAAGGAGTTTTTAGAAGGTGCAAATAGTTACGATGATAAACTTATTTTAGTTAAACATTTGACAGAGAGAGAAAAAAACCGCGTATTATTAATTATTAAAGGTATGTTGAAAGACTCGGTTGCATCTAAAAATCGTAAATGAAGGAGCTCCTAAAAAACCTACCCCAGATACTATCTGCGTTACCGGAGATAGTCAAGTATTTAAAATACTTACCTATTATAATGTTACTAGGTGGGGTAGGTTATGGAGCATACACCTTTTTTTCATCTTACCGTGATCCTTATAAATGTGTAGATAATGAATTATATGAGCAAGTTCGAGTTGATTCAAACGTTTATATTTTTAAAGGGGGGTACTGCGTAGAAAATGCTCCTATACAAGAAAAATAAGAAGGGGAATAAATGAGTAACGGATTTGATTTTAATTTCACAGAAGCACAACTGAAAGAATTATTACCTAAATTAAAAAACATTCGCGATTGGTATGAGTCGTTAGTAGACGCTCTACCTCAATATGGTATTAATTCTAGAAAAAGAGTAGCTGCATTTATTGCTCAATGTGCGCACGAATCGGCAGAATTTACAAGATTGGAAGAGGGTCTTAATTATAGTGCTAAAGGTTTAACAGGTACCTGGCCAAAAAGATTTCCTCCAGATGTAGCAAAGCAATATGAGAGACAGCCTCAGAAGATTGCTAACAAAGCTTATGCTGATCGCATGGGTAATGGACCAGAAGCTTCTGGCGATGGTTGGAAGTACCGTGGTAGAGGAATTTTGCAACTAACTGGTAAAGATAATTACCGTGCTTGTTCAAAAGTTTTATTCCAAGATGATACCTTACTTACTGACCCAGATATGTTATTTGATCCATATTATGCTATTCACTCAGCATGTTGGTTCTGGCATGTAAATAAATTAAATCAGTTTGCGGACTCAGGTGATATTTTAACTATGACTAAAAAAATCAATGGCGGTACACTAGGGTTAGAGGATAGAATTAAACATTATAATCACGCAATAGAAGTCTTATCTCATTAATTAATGCATTTTAATCATGTAAGTTTTGATCGTGAACAAATCACTCTCAAACAAGTAAACGAAGACGGTACACGTTATTATGTTACACCGAAGGGTAGCAAATATCCTTCGGTGACTACCGTATTGGCTGAACATTCCAGGCAAGGTATTATGGAATGGCGCAATAAGATAGGTCATGCTGAGGCCCAGATTATAACTCAACGAGCATCTTCTAGAGGTACAAAGATGCATAAACTTTGTGAGACGTATCTTAACAATGAAGAGTTAAGTTACAAAACACCTATTGAAAAAGAGTTATTTCAAAGCCTGTTACCTTATATTCATAACATTAATAACATACATTGTCTTGAATCGAGAATGTATTCTGACTATTTACGTCTAGCAGGTACGGTTGATTGTATTGCAGAGTATAATGGTAAGCTTGCTGTAATTGATTTTAAATCATCTAGTAAACTTAAAAAGAAGGAATATATTAGTAACTACTTTATGCAATGCTCAGCATATGCTATAATGTATGAAGAGTTATATAAAATACCAGTCAACCGTCTGGTAGTAATTATTGGTGTTGAAGGGGAACCACCTCAGTTATTTGAAGAAAAAAGAGATAACTGGGTGAACGATTTATTACATTATAGGGATTTATATGAAACAAGATACAAAACTAACTGATTTAATTTTAACAATTGACAATGTGTTACCTAAACAACATTGTGAAAAAATGATTGAGCAATTTGAGAAGGAAAAAGAGCAATGGGAAGAAAAGAGAACGGTAGGTTATAAGTTCGATCAACTTAACATTAATAAGACCCCTGGTTGGGAACCTATAGTAGAGTATCTTACGGATGTTTCTATAAAGGCATTCGATCAATACTTTAATCATATTAACTACAGAGATCCACCTAAGATTCAAGCATTAGAAGAAATTCGTATTAAGAAGTATGAAAACGAAGAACGTTACTTCGACTATCATGTAGATGTAGCTGATTATAATAGCGCAAGACGTTACTTAGTTGGATTTATATACTTAGATGATAATGAAGAGGGTAAAACAGTATTCCCTGATTTTGATATTGAAATTAGTCCAGTTGCAGGTAGAATGTTAATTTTTCCACCACTTTGGATGTATCCTCATGCAGGAATGCCACCTAAAGACAAACCAAAATATATAATCGGTACTTACGCACATTACGTTTAATTTACCAAAAGTATTGATTTTCTGTTGCCTTGACGTTAAAATCTTATTGTGGTCGGATGAGAATAGGTTATGATAATTTGCTCCTGTAGAAATATACGTGAATCAGACTTTCCAGATAAAGATAAATTAATTTTACGTCTGTATGAGGATGACGCGCAATGTAGGGTTTGTTTAGAGAATATCGATAGGTACAAGAGTAAACCGAATACGTTTATGGGTGCTTGGGCTTACTATAGTTTAAACAAAGAGTTTAGTAAATAAATATTTTTAATTGTTGTATGATGCAAACTGAAAAGGGTTCTGGACGCGGGTTCGACTCCCGCCTGGTCCACCAAAAGGAGATTGTATGCCAGTAGATATGTACTACTATACTGAGAGTGAATGGAATCGTTTAGGGTGTGGACCTCTTCCACCTGAACGAGATATTCGTAATAAGGTAAAGTCTTCTTTTGAGGGGCCAGACATGGTTTCGACAGGGTCAAGAGTAGGGGAGTGGACAACACGTCAGGCGATCGACGTTAATGAAGCAAATAAGTAATCGCAAATGACGAGTACTACGCTCTAGCAGCTTAAATTGCTAGATGGGGTTTCGGTAGCTGTCCTTATTACCCAATCAGCTACCTTAATGATTTTCAGTACGGTAGTATAAATAATATTTTAGTAGATTCACTTCATATGTTCAATAGATAATATGGACCGGCAATAGTGCCGCCATAAAGGAGAAAAATATGAAGTGGACTACACCTGCAGCTCAAGATATGCGTTTTGGTTTTGAAATTACCATGTATATCGCTAATCGATAAATAAATTGAGTTGGTAGATCTCTAAAACTACCATCACACAAACACACAAAAGGAGATGTAAATGAGTAATATGTCACCATTCGAGATCCGTCTCGAACTTCTTAAGATGGCCAAGGAAATGCTTACTGAAGATTATTACAGTAAGCGAGATCAAGTTTCCAACGACTGGCAAGTTAAAGTAGAAAACGCTCGCCACGCCGGTGCAACACCACCTGATCATCCAGGCTTTCCATCATACCCCACTGAAACAGATATTATTAATAAAGCGCAAGCTTTGAATGGTTTTGTTTCTCAACTTCCAGATGTAAAAGTTACTAAGAAATCTACCGCTTAGTATGGGGGGGCTTGCCCCCTTTAATAGGAGAATTACACATGACACGCTTTTTTACCGTTGCATTAGCAGCTGTTTTATTACTAGGTACGTATACAGGTGTTAGCGCAGTTACTAAACACAAGATTAAAAATATTAAGCAAGTTGAAAATATTAAAGATAAGCCACCCACATTAGCACAAAGGGAAAGACAACTTAATTGTTTGGCAAAGAATATTTATTTCGAAGCAGCATCTGAGCCTTTTGAAGGTAAGGTTGCAGTAGCTCAAGTCACATTAAATAGAGCAGAGTCAGGAAAATTTCCTAATGACATCTGTCAAGTAGTATATCAAAAGACAAAGATTGATGAAAAGATCGTTTGTCAGTTCTCATGGTACTGCGATAAAGGACCTGTAGTAAGATCTAAAGAGATGTATGCGGAATCTATGGAAGTAGCTAAAAAGGTCCTGTTAGAGGATTTTAGATTGCCATCTGTAGAGAAGGCATTATACTATCATGCTGACTACATTAAAAAACCTAACTGGGGTAAACCAGTAGTGGCACGTATTGGACGTCATATATTTTATGGAGATAGAACGTGAATTTAATGGAAACACTTATAGTATGGAAAGAAAAAGCAGTAAAGTTTTTTGAGTCGTTTCCTAAAGCATCTGCTGATGTATTTGCCTGGATAAGTATTGTTATATTATGCTTAAGTAATATACCAAGTTATTATGCATTGATGACGGCTGTAACGGATAAGACTCCTCCCCTGGATATGTCCTTAATTGTATGGGTCGGTCTATTGCTTTATTTCTTCCGTTCAGCTATACTTAAAGACATGATTATGGTAGCAACTATTGGATTAGGTTTTGCTATTCAACTCATCTTTTTAGGGCTCATTTATTTCATATGACCGACGACATAACTGAACTAACTGATGCGTTAGTAATTACCAAGCGCTTTAGATCACCTAATGAGTTTAGTATCTTCATTGATGAGCGAGTTAATAAACTAAAGATTGGTTACATGGATGCAGTTATTAATTACTGCCAGGAAATGGATATTGATGTTGAATCCATAGGTCCATTAATAAATCAAAAACTTCGTGAAAAGATACAAGTAGAGGCCGAGCAGGCAAATATGATTAAACCAAGAGGTCATCTGCCTATATGATAATGGAACCATTTGAAGTTTATCGTTATTACCTAGCATTAAGATTACATTTTACTACTGACAAGTATGATGTGATTAAGCAACAAGGAAAAGTCAGAGCATCACGCCAGGCGTTTAATAAACGTAAGGATCTATTGTCCATTAAACGCGTTGCAGATACCTATAGTGATAAAGATGTAGTAGATTTTTTAGTAGCAAATTTCGTATCAGGTGATCGCTGGGGTGGTGTATTTGATTCTGAGGCTAAAACCAGATATACGGAGTGGAAGCGGCGCATTGAATCTTTAAGCTATACCTTCGATAAGGAGATATGTAAACTTAGAGATATATGTGATCGAGATAATTTACCGTACGATACTATATTTAAAGTAACAACCGGGCAACACCCGTTTATACTTAAAGCATTCTTGCGCAACGACATTTCTATAGAAACTCTAGTTATATTGGATAGCATAAATAACTATGTTGCAGCATTAGACGAAGTACTTGCTTTAGACTTAATCTGGCCGGATATATCGAGAACTATTAAGAAGTATAAACCTTTTCTTACGGTAAAAAAAGAAAAATACAATGACATCTTTAGAAGACGATTTGGATCTAGTACAGACTAGAATTATACAAATTGAGAAAAACATTAATATGTTAAATGAGAATTGCCAACATCTAGCTGATCATATGAGAGAAACTCAAAGATTTTTGGTAAAGTTAGCACAAAATCAGGCTGAGATTACTAAGAGGATATCGCAGTGGCCTTATATTGCGGTAGAACGTAAAGGTGAAGAAGAGTAAATAGTTAATTTATATGAAGCAGAAGAATATAGATTGGGATCGCGAAAAGAAAATTCATCGCGTCGAAAAAGGTTCCAATAAGATGGATAAACATCGGAACAAGATATATAATTTAGTTATCAATTCCGATGATTATAATGATCTAGAGGATGAGATTTACAGTGAAGTTTATGATGGCAACACCTTAAAACATAAACGTCGCTAATACAACGCTATACACATTTATACGGAGATACACATGGCATTAGATTTTTCTGCCCTGAAGAAGGGTCGTGGTAATTTTGATTCATTGATGAAAGAGGTTGAGAAGATCGCGCAACCCCAAGGTCAAGAATCGCAAAAAGATGATCGCTTCTGGCAACCAGAAGTAGATAAATCAGGAAACGGATTTGCAGTTATTCGTTTTCTACCCCCTCCTAAAGGTGAAGAACTTCCTTGGACACGTATTTGGAATCATGGATTCCAGGGTCCTACAGGTAAGTGGTACATCGAAAATTCACTAACTACATTAGGTAAGCCAGACCCTGTTTCTGAGCTTAACACCGAATTGTGGGCTACAGGTCTTGAGTCTAACAAAGACATCGTACGTAAACAAAAGCGTAGATTGACTTACATTTCTAACATCTATGTAGTCAAAGATCCTGCGCATCCAGAGAACGAAGGTAAAGTATTCCTTTATAAGTTCGGCAAGAAGATCTTCGACAAGATCAAGGATGTTATGCAGCCTCAATTTGAAGATGAGGATCCAATTAATCCTTTTGACTTCTGGAAGGGTGCTAACTTCAAACTCAAGATTCGTAATGTAGAGGGTTATCGTAACTACGATAAGTCTGAATTTGAATCACCATCAGTACTAGCTGACGATGATGAGATGGAAAAGATTTGGAACAGCCAGCATTCTCTACAAGAGTTTTTGGATCCTAAGCACTTTAAGTCTTACGATGAACTAAAGACTAAACTAATGAATGTGCTTAATGCTAGTGGTAGTTCCCTACCTGCTGCACAAGATCTAGATAACGAAGAGTTTGAATCACCACCTAAACCAAAAGCAGCTGCTAAACCACATGCAGCACCTTCGCAACCTAAACGTGAGTATGAAGAAGATGACGATGAATCACTATCCTTCTTCGCCAAGCTCGCCAATGACGACTAAGAGGTAACTATGAAACTACTACTAGCATTTTTTCTAGCGGTTAGTTCTTCTGCTTACGCAGCACCACCTAAGAAAGAAGAACCTAAAAAACTAGAAGTTAAAGTAAAGAAGCCTTGTAAACAAGGGCAAACTGAAGCAGACGGTTGTAGGGTAATGAAGAAACAGAAATAAGAAAAGGGGCATTAAGCCCCTTTTTTAATAAGTAGATACTCTATCTAGATGTTTATCTAAAGAAGAATTAGTGTGACTTCTTGGTACTGCTTTCATTGGAGCAAACTGTGTACCACTACTATTATTAGTCGTATTGTTCATTATTACAGGTGCAGGGGCTGGTTTAGATTGAGCGGCCTCACGTATCTGGTCATTATATTCAACACTTAAATTACCTAAACTACTAGGCTCTTTCTTTACTGGAGCTACATTTGGTGCACCACCCCCTTGTTGTAAATAGCGAGCTTTAGCTTCTCTTTCAGCTTCCCTTACTTGACTCACGCTAAGCGTTTCCGAAGCCTCTCTACCTTCACCAGCAGTACGTACATTTCTACCCCTAATAACTTCTTGCTCTTCTTGTAATAACTTTTGATACTTTGGATCTTTAGTATAGTCTTTAGAAAAAACTTCTTTAGAAGCAGCAGTAGCCTTTACTGGTTTAGCTTTATCACCAGGGGGTGTAAGAGGAAAAGCTGCAGCACCTGTGGTTGTATTAACAGCATCTGCAGGTATTTCTTGCTTTGTATCGCCTGTAAAATAATTCATTACTTTACCACCCAGTTCACCAGCTTTCTTACCTAATGAACTTCCTGCGAAGGCTCCTATAGCCCCGCCTGCTACACCTCCAACAACTGTACCTACAGGTCCGGCAAACGAACCTAATGCAGCACCTAGTTTCATACCGGCTAAACCACCGGCAGCCATACCTACACCTTCACCAACAGCTCCACCTTTTTTCTCGGTAGCTTGCTCATTAACCTGCTTAGTCATAGCATCAGCTTGTTCAGCAGTTAATTCACCAGATTTCTTTTTAGCTTCAATGTCAGCTAATGCAGCTTTTTGTTCATCAGATGCTTCTGAAAAACCAGAGTAGGCAGCGTAAGCGCCACCGGCAACAGCCAATGCTGCGCCACCTACTTTAGCAACAGTACCAAGCCTACTAAAACGACTAGCTGCACCAGCAGCTTTTCCTGCTGCACCACCTTTCCCTCTACCACCTAATAAATCCTTTGCAGTATCTAATAAACTACCACCCACACCACCGCTACCACCGGTAAATTCTTTTTCTTTTACAGTAGTTATAAGTTCGTCTAGTTTTTTGGTAATAGGTTGGTATTGTAAATCTAAATCAACTGGTTCCTTGGGAGAAATAGACTCAGATATTTTTCTTACAGAGTCTAATTGTTGTTTAGAAGTTTCTAATAAATCAGCAATAATAACATTATTTTCTTCCATGGACTTAGCCATAGCCTCTTGAGAGGTAACAACATTATCATCATTTTCTTTTTCTGATGCTTTTGCACCTTCCGCTTTTACTTCTTTTAAATTCTGCTCTGCTTCTCTTACTCTTGGATCAATAGCTGCTAAATTAGTTTGTGCAGCTTCTAATCTAGCTTGTTCTGTATCAGTAGCCTCAAAACCACGTTTTTTGGCAGACGAAATATCACCTCTAGCTCCAGCTAGCTCTTGTTGAGCACCTTTTGTAGCTTCGTACCTTTTCCTACCTTCAGCCATTGTTTCATCTGAAACATACTCATCAGCTTCTTTTAATCTTCTTTCTGCTTCTTTTTTATCATACCCTGCTTTAAGGATACGTTCACGCATTTCGTCACGCTTACTTTGATCTCTTGCTCTACCTTCTTCGGTACGTAACCCGTAGTCTTTTGCAAATTGTTCTTTTTCCGGATTATAACCCGCTGGTGCAGAAATTATATCTCCTATGTCACCCATTCTTTCATAGGCTTTATTTTGAACACTAGATGCAAAACCACCTATTGATTCTTTTATATTCTTTATAGGTGCTTTTAAGAACTCTTTTGTAGCTTCTCTTCTAGCTCTAATACCACCAACAGCAGACATTAATTTTTCTTTTAATGTTACCGGGGCTTCTTTTTCCCCTAACTTGGTGCTTTCACCAGGAGTCTCTTTATCCTCTTTTCCTCTGCTCGGCTTATTAAAACTATCTTTTAAATCTTTTAAAGTTTTATTAATATCTTCTAACTGTTTACCAACTTCATCCTTTAAAGTCTTATCTAAGGTCTTCGTACCTTTTTCTGATATCTGTTCAAACTTCTTTTCCTCAAGTAATACACCTAACGGTTTTTCCCCGGCATCTCCAGTAGATGCAGATTTTTTTATGTCTTCTATTGCTTTTTTCATTATAGGTGCTTACTATTCTGTTGAAGAATTTTTAATTTATCGTTTTCTTTTTTAACATGATCAACCAGAAGAGCTACGTAAATTTCCCTTTCCCAGGGTAACATATTTTCTAATTCTGTCAACGAGTACTTGTGATGTTGCATTAACGCAAAATTTAAAGTATAATAATTAAGTAAGTTATCTTGAGAAAGGGTTATACGAAAAAATTTTGTAATCCGGTTAATTTAGTAACATTATGCTTACCACACTCATTACAATCTGCTTCTATAGTCTGTACAACTTTAGGAGAAGTTGTAAAAAACTTCTCTATTTTTTCGAACTGAGATTTTGTAAAAGATTCAACAAACTCTCTTAATTCGTTTTTAGTCTGATCCTGTGCTTCATAGTATTCATCATTACTATAAACACCTTTAATACTGTTAGCAATTAACTCAATAATATCATCTGTACTACCATCTCCGATAACATTTACCACATCATCAAATACTGGATAATTCATCTCAATACTATACATATCCGTTAACTTTATAATATTAGAGTGATCAGGTTCTTTTTCAATACTAACATTTTCAATATTATAAGTTGCATCGATCTTATTTCCACATTCACAATTTACAATTACTTCTACTATTTCACTAATAGATTTTGCCCTTAAGTGTAAAAAGATGTACTCTACATCGAAATGCGGCAGTTTATTAACTTGTAACTTATTAAAGGTACAAACATCTACTAATTCTCTTACAACTCTAGAAACTTCTTCTTCATTAGCGTCAGTTAGTGTTAATAAAATCTTATGTTCTTTTACTAGAAAAGGTCTATATGAAATTGGTTTATTGGTTGAAGGTAAAATCAATTCATACGTTGGTGTATCTAATTTTGGTAAAGCCATTATATCTCCTAATTAACCAAATGATCCTGCTCCTACTTGTTGTCCGTTTTGATTATCTAAACCATCCGCCAGTCTAGGGGAAGGGCTTTGGATAGGCTTATTCGAAACGCTCTTATTAGCAGCTGCAGTAGTAACTGTCTTATTAACAAATATAGGTGTGGGTACGTCAGCTACTCTTGTAGTGCTTAAGTCTCTCCAATAACGATATGCAAATAAAACATTTAATCTATGTGTTTGATTAGTTGAGTTGTGATTAAGATCTAATAAATTTGCATTTCTAGGAAATGCATCTATTAACTCAACTTCATACGTAATATTTTCTTCTTCATCTAACTGTCTTATAATAACAGTGCCTTTATAATCATTTAACCAACCTACAGTATAGCTATCTTTATCTACTACGGAATGCAACCAAGAATCAAAAAACCTTTTAATTTTCATCTCTCTGTCTAGATGAAAAACAATAGATGTACCTTCACCACCATAATCACTTGTGATTGGTTTTTGGTATGCAGGTCCAAATATCTTAAATGGTTTAGTTTGAATATTAAGAATAGGGAAAGAAGCCTGCTCAGCAAATAAACTTACTAAATCTGAACTCTGTCTAAGAGCAGCAGGGGGAATAATTTGAATTTCAAAACGATTAGTTCTAGCTAGACTTTTAGCTAAAAGAGTGGCTCTAAAATCCGCAATTTTAAAATGTGCTTTATTCATTAGTATTTTTTCCTGGTCTCTCTCCAGACCGTTTCTTTAGTAGCACCTACAAAACGCTCTACTGGTAATTGAGATGCTGTTATCCAATCAGGATATTTAATTTTTAAAAAACGTGATTCTACATGATCATACAGATAATGTTTTACACACGCTCTTGCTGGCTCAAGTTTTGATACTGATTCTACAATCTGCCAATTTATTCTTACTTTTGTATCATCACCTATCTTCTCACTTGCTGTGTAATTATGCATTGCACCTAGTACTTTAAATCTTACCATATAGGGTAGATAATGAAGATTGATTCCATAGAATCCATTCTCAACTCGGCGAAATGCTAATATTAAAGGAAACTTATCCCAGTATGGTAAAGAGTCTTTAAGTTTCGCTTCATAAAAAAACATATACATGTTACCAGGTATAATTTGCGAAACTAGCTCTCCACCTCTGGACATTAAGCTTTCAGGTCTAGTACTCGCAAGAACTTTAAGGTTATCGCGATACCATCTAAGTGAGCGATCAAGCTGCTGATTATTTGCTGCTTGACGAATGTTTTCGAAAGGATTTGCCATGGTAATATTTATCCTAACCAATTCCAAGGTCTTTTTCAGTTAACACTAAAAATTTCATTCCTCTATCTTGGCAGAATTCACCAGCGGCTTTCCATTTAGCCTGATTAGTGCCGTAATTAAAAACCTCCTCTATGAATCTTTTGGTTTTACGTTTAGGTATTTCAGGAGGTTTTGTGAATTTTTCCGGTTTAATTTCTATTAAATACTTGGTTACTTTATTGGAAGAATCTCTTATTTTTACATAAAAATCAACAAAATATCTATGTACCTTATTATCTACTGGTGAGCGATAAGGTATAATAATTGTCTCAGAACCCCATTCCACTACAGCATCATTAAAATCACAATACTTCATGAACCTAAGCTCCCACGAAGATCTGTATATTACTTCCTGTAAGTCTCCACGGTACTTGGAAGGGTTAGAGATACGATAGTAACCTTTGTAGGTTGATTTATACATACGAGATAAATATAGTACATTTTCACTATTTATAACAAAATGCCAACACAAGACCGCCCTAGTACCAGCTCAATAAGCAACCTAAAACCAGGTAAAGATGCAAGCACATCAAAAAATAGGTATCAGGCTGGTCCTATTTTTCAGTACCCTGTAGATCTTAATAATAATGAACTTAAGCATTACATAACATTTGAATTGGTTTCGCGTGGTAAATCTGAGGCTGTAAAAGGTAAAAAAGTACAAGAAATAAGAAACAATCCAGATAGCGCAAATCTATCTAGAGAGCAACTATCGGGTCTAGGAACTGGTGCAGTAGGGGCAGGGGCTGTTACATCTGGTGGTGCAGTTTATGCGCTAACAAAAAAATTATTTGATACTGTAGGTAAAACTGGAGATCAACAAAAAGGCGCACCTGGTGTAAGTATACCGGGAGTTGTTGCAGGTGGTGTTGCAGGTGTTGCTGTAGGTAAAGCTATGGCTGATTTCTTGACACCTGATGTCAAATACAAGCTGGAACAAGTAATAGCTTTGTATGTAGACGGGCCTCCTACAGTTCGCTATGGTATGAACTACACAAATAAAGAGCTAGGTAACTTAGCAGGGTTGATTGGTGGAGCTATCGGGGACACTTATAAAAATTTAAATTCTGCAGAGGCTTTATCTGCTATAGGTCTTCAGGCTGCAAAATTACCAGGTATATTTTCTGGTGTGGATATATCTACAGCTGCTCAAAAAGGAGCAGGTGTAGCTCTGAACCCGTTTAAAGAAGTAGTATTTGAATCGGTAGATTTTAGAACATTCCAATTTAAGTATAGATTTTTTCCTAGAAGCCCTGAAGAATCCAGAAGAGCAAAAGATATAATTAGCTTATTTAAATACCATATGCACCCGGAGATGTCGGATAATAGGTTATTCTTTAAATATCCATCAGAGTTTATAATTACTTACAATTATAATAGCGGGCGTAATACCTATTTTCATAAATTTGCAAACTGTGTATTAGAGACTATGGATTTAAGTTATGGTGGTGAACAGTTCTCTTCATTTAGTGATGGCAGCCCTACAGAAATTAACATGAGTCTTACATTCCGTGAAATCGAATTGTTAACTAAGAAGATGATCGATCAGGGGTACTAATGTATTTCGAACAGTTTCCAAAAACGTTTTATTCGTTAGATGACAATAAGAGCGTTCAGCTAGTTACCAATATTTTCTTACGTGTTATTCTTAGTGACGAGATTAAAAATAATCTCACCTTGTATGAGCTATATGATATAAAAGAAGGGGAGACACCTGAAATTATTGCAGATCAGTTTTATGGCGATCCAAAATTACACTGGGTTATTTGCCACTTAAATGAGATAATTGACCCTAGATTTGACTGGCCTTTATCAACAAAAAATTTGAAAAGCTATTGTGAGACCAAATACGATAATATTTTTGGTATTCATCATTACATTAATTCAGAAGGTTATATAGTAAATAGTACTGTTCCAGGTGCAACTTCAGTTTCTAATTTTCAATACGAAGAGCAGTTAAATGAAAAGAAGAGAAGAATACGTTTATTAAAACCTGAGTTTATTCGTAATGTAGTTAATGACTTTAAAAATATAGTGAGTAGTGTCTAATGGTAGATAGCGTTCAAAGAGCAGGTGCAGTAGATATTAGAACTTTAAAATTAATTACCACTGAAAATGTTGTAATTAATTTAAAGGAGTTTTTTGTTGAGCTTAATATTTACGAAGATATCTTTTCACCATGTATGAAAGGTGATATTGTTTTATCTGATAGTAGAAATATTATTGATTTAGGTAATTTAGTTGGTGAAGAATTAATTAATATCGAATTTGTCACACCATCCTTCGAACATGTAATAAAAAAGACGTTTAGAGTATATCAAATCTCCGATCGCGCTATTGTAAGAGATAATAATACGCAATTATTTACATTACATTTTGCATCAGTAGAATTTTTTTATGATATTAACCTACCATTATTCAGACCATTTGAGGGTGAAATAACAGATGTAGTTAAAGAAATATTTGGTCAATACATCGCTACGGGTAGAAATTATGATGCAAACCCTGATGATAAAGGTGCGAAAGAAGAAACCGAAATAATTACACCACTAGTTATTTTAAACCCCACAACTAATAAAGTTAAATTTATTTCTCCTGGATGGACCCCTTTCAAATGCTTAACCTGGTTAGCCTCTAAATCTATACCTAAAGAAGGTAAAGCTAAAAATTATTTGTTTTTTGAATCTAATAAATCATTTTACTTTGGATCTTTAGAATATATTTTTAAAGAAACATTACAAAATAAAGAAACTATAGGTACATACTTTAAGTCAGCTGCAAACTTTAAAGAAGGTATGTTAGATTCTACTCATCTAAATCGAGAATATTTTATCGCTAAAGATGTTACTATGGTTGAAAATATCGACCATATTAAAAATTATACTAACGGGTATCTAGCTAATAGACTGTATTTTTTAGATGTAATGAATAAAACCTATGATGTAATTAATTATGATTACGTTGAAGAATATAAGAACCAATGGCATACAGCAGGCTTTGGAGATTATGCCGTACCCATTTTCTCTAAGAATGCTTTTAGAAATTCAGCTTCACACATTAGTTATTACCCAAAAAATCCTAAACTGTTTGATAATTTTAAAGATAATATTAATGAAAAAATGGGTGAGATATATGGAAATAGATTGTCAAGTTTATTGGATTTAACTAACATTAAATTGAATTTAACAATACCAGGAAGAACCGATGTAGAGGTAGGAAAGATGTTATACTTTTCTTATCCAAGTCTTGGTGGTAAAGATGATAGTAATAACGCTGATCCTTCTAAATCAGAAGATCCCAGTTACTCAGGTTACTATTTTATTACCGCAATTCGTCATAAACTTAACTTTAACGAACATAACATGACTATGGAATGTGTTAAAGATTCATTATATACTCAGAGCTAATGCAAAGAATATTCAACAAAGATGGTTTTAATTGGTGGATAGGGGTTGTTGAAGATAGAAACGACCCTGAAAAAATGGGTCGTTGTAAGGTAAGAATTTTTGGTTATCATACAGAAGTTAAAGAAGTTTTAGATACTAAAGATCTACCCTGGGCAATTCCAATTCAACCTATTACATCAGCTGCTACTTCAGGTAAAGGATCCTCACCTTTAGGACCTTTACCAGGTACTTGGGTCCTTGGTTTCTTTTTAGATGGTACCGACATGCAGCAACCTGCTATGTTAGGTACGATTGCCTCTAGTACCGTGACATCAGGATTTGAAGAGACACCAGATCCTGAATATAATACTAACCCTAATGATGGTGTTCTTAGAGATGGAACAGGTAAAGAAGTTCTTGATGAAAAAGGCGAACCGGTTAGATCAGGTACACCAGATATACCTGGGTGGAAGTTAGGACAGACATCAGAGAAGTATGAAGTAGGATCTGGCGGTCCAGGTACCATAAATGATTACAACGGTGCAGCAGCAGGAGACTTTGGAGGTGCATCGTATGGTATCTATCAAATGTATTCTGGTTTACCTGTAAGTAGCCCTAGACTTAGCAAGCCAAGAGATGGAAGCGGGGGTACTGTTAAGTCATATGTTAGAGATCCTAACTGTAAATTTAGAGATAAGTTTGCTGGTTTAACTCCTGCAACTCCTGAATTTGATAGAGCGTGGAGAGCCTGTGCCTCTAGTAATGCAGCCGCTTTTAGAGAAGATCAACACGATTTTATAGAAAGAACTATCTATAATAAAGCAGTAAATATTTTAAAACGTCTTCAACTATGCGATGTAGATAAGTACGGCCCAGCAGTCAAAGATCTTGTATGGTCGACAGCAGTACAATGGGGCCCGGATAGAATTGATGATGCATTTAGAATTTTAGCAGATAAGAGTGTAATTACAGAAAGAGAAATTGTTGATTTAGTCACTCAACATAAAATTAGCTTAATACCGAGAATGTTTGCAAGAAGTAGTGAAGCTACAAAAACGGGTGTACGAAACCGTTACATTGCAGAGAAAGCTGACTTATATAAACTTATAAAATCATGAGTAATCCTATTTTTGCTTCACAACTAAAAGGCATTTTTGAAAATCAAGTTTTTAATGCTATGAATGGTGTTGTCTCTAATATTCCAAATGAGACACTTAGAAAAATTGCTTCTAGAGTAGCTGAGACTACCGCTACACAAACCATTAGATTAGTATCTCAAAACGCCAACAAAAACATAACAGATATACCTAAAGCCTTAGTTGGACAATTTAACCCAGTTAATTTAGTAACAGGTAATCTAGGTAGCGCGGGTGTATCTAATAATTTAAATAATCTTTTAGGTACACAAGTTACTCAACAAATTAACAATTTAATTATTAATGAGCTATCTAGAGAATTAAGAACTATATTACCACCTGGGGTTGGTGGAATAGTTAATACATCAGCTATTGTAGGTCGTATTGCAGAAATACTAGCTCCTACAGTATCTACGGGTATTACCTCCTCGCTTAAAAACTTTACCGACTCTATTTTTGGTGTAGGAGGCAAAACTCCTGCTACTGTAAATGGATTAACTACAATCTTAAGTTCAATTACTTCACCTTTCTTAGGTATTTTAGAATCTAACAAAGTCTTTTCTACAAGCATTGCTTTAAAAGGTTTAACTCAATCTAGAAATTTTAATGTAAATTCTACCGATAATAAAAACAAGTTAGCTGTTACTAAGCAAGGATTTACAGATCCAACTGCTAACTATCCAACTAAAGAGTATGCAAAAGGACCTGAGACTAATAAATTAGCTAGAGGTGAAATTCAAGGTACTATTATACAAAAGAAAAATGACGAACGTATGATAGGTGCCCCTTTACCTAATGGTTCGACATGGGAACAACCTATATCTCCTTATAAAGGTGAATACCCTTATAATAAAGTAACTGAAACAGAAGCCGGGCATATTATCGAGGTAGATGATACCCCTGGTGCAGAAAGAATTCACGTATTTCACAAATCAGGTACGTTTGTAGAAATAGACAATACTGGCTCTTTGGTGCAGAGAATCAAAGGTTCTTCCTACACTATTGTAGATAGAAATGGAAAGATTTTTATTCAAGGTACCGCGGATGTATCTGTTAAAGGTGCTATTAACGTTTACGTAGCACAAGATGCAACAGTGGAAGTTAAAGGTAATGCTAGTATTGCAGTTTATCAAGACATTAATGCAAGAGCCGGTGGTAATGTAAATATATCTGCACAAGATAATCTTAACTTAATATCTGCTAATGTTTACATCGAAGCACTAGAAAACTTTAATATTAAGTCTAATGCTCTTCTAAGCATGCATGTATCTAAAGATTTGCATGTTAGATCTAATGCTAACGCATATGTTCAAGCTACTACTTATTATCAAAATACAACTAACAGTTACAATCAAACCATAGAGAATTCATATGAAAAACATGGTAAGTCCAGGTTTATTCAATCAGCAGAAAATATTCATGTAAAGAGTACAGGTACATATAATACTCAATCTGGTGGAGTAATGAACTTTAAATCGGGCAGTACATATAACATGCAATCAGCTGCTGCTATGAATCTCAAGGCTGGTGGTAATATTAATGAAGATGGTGCGTTGATTTATTTAAATTCCGGTACAGCGGGCACTGCTGGGGATACTACTGACTCTAAAGATAGTAAACCAGCAAGAATTGCTGATCGTTCTCTTGCTGGTATGTTGAATACAAAAGTACTTGCTGGTAGTGCTGATGATGTGCTTGCTCCTAATGAAACTGAAGTAAAAGATCCTGTGGCTGCTAATTTAGGAGACTCCTACTCAGTCTTGTTAGATGAAGAAATTCAAACTTCCAAAGAGTATAACGCTCATAAAGATAAAATTGTATTATCAGGTATTACTACAAATAGTGATTTTTCAAGAGCACCTGTCGTAGCTAGAAGTGAATCGGTTTCCTCGCAACAAACCAACACTGTATCTGCAAGTAATGATTTAAAGAGTTACAATGTACTACCAGGCAACTTTAATTTGTCTCCAAACTTTACAGTAGAAATGCTCTCGGATAAAACTAGCTATACTAAGAGTATAATTAAAACAACTAATAATATTAAGTATGGTACTGTTATATTTAATTTAAGTAGTCTTGCATTAAATATATTAGAACCAATTTTATTAGTATATCCAGATTTGCAAATTGTTTCTGCATATAGAACACCTAACTTGGCACCAGCATCTTCATTACATACACAAGGTAAAGCTGTGGACATTCAGTTCCAAGGTTTATCCTATGAAGAATATTTTGATAGATCTATTCAATTAGCAAGAGTATTAAACTACGATCAATTTATTTTACATTATTGTAGCTATGCTAAATCACCCTGGATTCATATTTCATATCAAGGTTCGAATAATAGAAGACAAATATCTACATTCTGGAATAACAAAAAACACTCTTCTGGTTTAAAGGAGCTTAGATAATGGCACATGAGTTCGTAGTAATGAGAAATGGGGTACTAGAAACTTATCACAACTATGATGACATACCGGATGATTTTCAACATGTCATTAAATTTATTCCCGAGGCACCTCCACCTCCCCATACACACGAACAACATGAAGAGTTAGATTCTTGGTTAGGTAGACTTAACAGGCTTATGGAGATAGAAAAGAAAAATGCCGCTAAGTACTTACGGAACACAGTTTAGAACAATACCAGGTGAAACTGAGACTTTTAATTCTATATCACCTACAGGGGGTGTTGTATTTGTGGATGTAAAAGTTGACGGTATTGTAATATCTGGGCCTATAGTTACATTAACTTCTATTACACCCGGGCCAGGAGCTCCACCTGCATATTATACCTACCTATTTACATTTACAGGTAAGTATTGTACGGATATTGCAACAAACAATACTTTTATAGGTTATAATTCAGTAAACAAGACGACACATACTTACTCTTCAGCATCTGGAGGTGAATCGTTATATGCTACTTTTGAAAACGATGTCGGTACTGTATTTGACAAATTAATTAGCTTTCAACCAGATATGTCAGATGAAAAAACAGCCATTTATACTTTTTTAGTAGATGGTGCACCTACAACAAGATCTCAAAAAATACATCTAATTCCTACTAGGTGGTACGAGAGATTACAATTTATTTGTAATCAATTACATAGTGGTAGAAATATGGCCGATGGATCTGGTTCTACTATAAATCCAATCGGTTATTACACATCAGACCCAGCTGGCTGGGTCATTCCTTCTAACTGTTAAGGAACTAATATGCCTGCTGCAACTAGAATTGGTGATTTAGATATAACCCATTGCTCAACTCCTGCTAGAGCACAAGGAGCAACCAGAACCTATGTAAACGGTATTCCGTGGAGTTGCCAGGGGCATATTAATACCCCACATCTTATTCCAAATGATGATCCATGTTCTATTCACGTGGCTGGAATATCGTCTGGCTCTTCTTCTGTAAAAGTAGAAAACCTAGGAGCCGGGCGAGTTGGTGATTCTATTTCAGGGTGTACCTCTGTAGCAACCGGATCTCCTAATGTTTTTGCAGGCGGTTAACGTAAAAATTTAAGATAAATATTACTATGGCCACCTTAAAAACACATAGAAGATACTCAGATATTAATCTGTTATTTTCGAGACATCCTACAACCGGGGATGTTACAAAGAAAACTGATGTCGAAGCTATCAAGGCTTCGGTGCGTAATATTATTCTGACTAAAAATTATGAAAGACCTTTTCATCCGGAAATAGGTTGCCAAGTACACAGCTTATTATTTGAAAATGTAACTCCGGTTACTATTCAAGTAATGCAAAGAACTATCGCTCAGGCTTTAGAAAAATTTGAGCCTAGAGTAACATTAGACAACGTTGTAATTGATCCTGATATTGATAATAATGGAATTAGAGTAGATGTATATTTTACAATTAATAATACACAGGAACCTGTAGTCATAAGTACAACTCTAACAAGAATAAGATAAATGGCAAATTTACGAATTGCAGAGCTTGATTTTGATACTATCAAAACCAACCTAAAAACTTTTCTTCAAAGTCAATCTGAATTTTCAGATTACGATTTTGAAGGTTCGGGTCTATCAATATTGTTAGATGTACTAGCTTACAACACTCATTACAATGCTTATTTGGCAAATATGGTAATGAATGAAATGTTTCTTGATTCAGCTGTCAAAAGAGCATCAGCAGTATCTATTGCAAAACATTTAGGTTATACTCCTACGTCTGTAACAGGAGCGGTCGCTAAAGTAGATATTGTAGTAACCAACCCGGTTGGATTTCCTGTAACACTTACTCTAGAACGTTATACTCCTTTTACCTGTTTAATAGACGGCTCTCCATTCACATTCTTAAATATTGAACCTGTATCTATCTCACCGGTTAATGGTGTTTACTTATTTTCAGATGTTAGTATAAAAGAAGGTAAATTATTAGAATACTCTTATGTCGTACAAACAGGAAATCCATCAGAAAAATTTGTAATACCTAACTCCGATGTTGATATTTCTACGTTATATGTTACCGTTCAAAAATCTAATAATGATGCTACGTTAGAATCTTTTATTCGAGCTACCGACATTTCAAATTATGACGGGGATTCTAATATCTTTTTTATAGAAGAAAATGCACTGGGCAATTACGAATTGTTTTTTGGTGACGGTATTTTAGGTAAAAAGCTAGTAGCAGGTAATATTGTAACAATAAGATATCTGGTTAGCTCGGGTACAAATGGAAATGTATCTAATGTCATCGATCAATCGTTTACTGCAGCAGCTCCTATAGGTGGTTCCACTACAGTAGCTGTTACTACAGTTCAAAATTCTAATGGTGGTACAGCTAGAGAATCTATCGACTCTATTCGCTTCAATGCACCTCGAGCTAATTTAGCTAAAGATAGAGCAGTTAATAAATCCGATTATCAAACATTAATAAAAACATACTACCCAGGGATTAAATCTGTATCAGTATGGGGTGGTGAGGAAAATGTTCCCCCAGCATATGGTAAAGTTTTTATTACTCTTGCTCCTGAACCTGGGTTTGTTATTGATACAGGTACAAAAGAAAGTATTAAAAATGATTTGCTCAAAGACAGGCAAATTCTAGTAGTCACTCCTGAGTTTATAGATCCTGAATATACATATCTTAATTTAGAAGTTGTTTTAAAATATAATAAAAATTTAACAACTTTACCAGTAACATCTATTGAAAGTCTAGCAAGAACCACTGTTAACAACTTCTTTGTAAACAATGTTCAAGCTTTTGGTAAAAATTTCTATTACTCACAGCTGTTAGAAGAATTGAATAACTGTAATCCTTCTATTGTTAGTTCTAACGCTGAAATAGCCATACAAAAAAGAATTATACCCATATTGAATGTTTCTAATGCATATACTGATGAAAATACTCTAAACTTTAATAATCGACTTCACCCAGGTGAAATTGAATCTACGAGATTTTTTATTAGTATAGGTGGCGATCTTATTCCAGTTAGATTGAGAGACGCCCCCGACACTATGCCTCCTAGTTATGATGGAACGGGTACCATTGTGATGTATAACCCTATTACTATGGTAACTATTGATACTATTGGAACTGTAAATTATGCAACCGGTGAAATGAAGATTAACGGGTTTACCCCAGTAGGTTTTCCAACCGGTGTATTTGATATTAGGATAAATGCTAAGCTACAAGAAAATTCCACAGATGTTTCGGTATTAAGAAATCAAGTAATAGATCTGGATAATACTGTTGCGTTTGAAGAAGCAAATAGAGTCTCAGGTTTAACCATTCAGGTTACAGCAGTATAATGTCACGAATAAAAGAAAGATTATCGAAACTGGTAGCAAGTCAGCTACCGGAATTCATCCAGTCAGACTATCCTACCTTCATAGCTTTTTTAGAAGCGTATTATGAATTTTTAGAGCAAGATCAAAATGCTCAAGAAATTCTACAAAACGCTGTTAGCTATAGAGATATTGATCGTACTACTACAGAATTCATTGAGTATTTTTTAAGAGAATATTGTGATAATATTCCAAGAGATGTACTTTCTGATAAAACAATTCTAACCAAATATATTAAAGACCTTTATAACTTTAAAGGTAGTGAAAAGTCTTTTTATCTTCTATTTCAATTATTATACAAAGAGAAGGTAAATCTATACTACCCTAGAGATGATATATTAATTCCATCTAGTGGTACATGGCAGCAGTCTACAATAATACAGCTTGAAACTTTAAACGGTAACCCTGATACAGCTGTTAATGTACCGGGTGTAATTTTATCTACATCTACAGTAAATCCTATAACTCTTAAGAGTAAAAAAACTGTCACAGCCGTTACTAATGTAGTAACTGGTGCTATTAGTACGAGTACTACTATTTTTGATTTTGAAATTGACAGAATAGGAATACCGGTTAATATCGGTGATATTGTTGAAGTAGGAGGATACAGGGGTAAAGTTCTAGGGGTACCTAGTTCAGTTTCTGTTATTAAGCCAGGTATCGGGTTTAAAATTGGTGATACTTTTGAAGTCAAATCTTTTCCAAGAGGTATTGGAGCTTATGTAAAAGTTACTTCGGTTGATGAGAATGGTGGTGTTAAGAATGCAGAACTTTTAAGAGTTGGTTCTGGGTATGACATTAATTTTTTTGCCACTATTGTTTCACAGGTATTAATTACCCCGCCCACATTTCTATTTAACACTGCCACAGGCAATGTCTCGATTGTTGACCAATATGTCGGTCTTTCAGATTTTGGTAGAATAACTAAACCAACCTATGCTGATGGATCATATGTAGCTGGTGATTATTGTGACGAAGTTGTTAGAGTCTTTAATTACGGCCCAGTTAATCAAGGTGATATCTATTTCGGTGCAGAAGAAAAATACGAAGCGGTTCTAGATATAAAAGTTGGATCGAGAATTAACTACCCGGGTTATTACAAAACAAATAAAGGATTCTTAAGCGATAGTACAATTAATGTAGCTGATGCTAACTATTATACCCCATACACCTATGTAGTAGTTTCTAATAAACGTTTACAAGACTATAAGAGAGCAATTTTAGATATTCTACACCCAGCAGGCACTAACCTGATTGGTGAATTAAGAATGCTAAATGAAATTGATGCTATTCCGACCGTTGGTACTACCTTCGACTTCTTACGTACTACTGTTCTGGATATTTTCAGCACTTCTGATATTGCTACTAAACAAGTAACAAAAGTTCGTAGTTCTAATACTACTCCAAGTGATAATGTATTCTCTAAAGTCTTTGCCAAGGTTCTTACCACTAACCAAACAAGTTTTGCAAACGTAACATTAAGACACTTAACTAGATATCTTGCTAATATATCCAATATTACTGTTAATGTTGAAAATATTATTTCTAACGTTAGCAAAGTTTTAAGCACCGTTAATGCATTAGATGATAATTCATCTGCTAATATTAATATAATTAGAGGTGATGCAGGTGATTTACTTGTTTCAAATGATCTAGCAATATTTAATATATCAACAGTTTATGAAAGTAACACGACTGTAGCATCTGCTAATACGATTGCCAACATAATCATAAACCCTGTTTCATTATCATCTCAGGTAGACGAGTTTCTTGCTAATGTAAATAAGGTACTAGGTAGTAATTCTAGTATAAATGATGATATATTAAAAGATGTAACTATAGTAAAAGGTATAGGTGAGGATGAGGTATTTTCCAACGATTTAGCTACTATAAATTTTACATCTATTCAGTCTGATAATCAATTTTTACTATCAGAAAATGCAATTTTTACTATAAATGCAGTATTAAATTCTGTCGATCAAGTTTTAGATAATCTTTCTAGCAACATAAATATTGTCAAGACTAATAATGTTGCTATACAAGATAACCTGGTAGTTTCAGTTGATAGTCTGGTTTTATCTAGTAACGTTAATAACTCTGATTCTGGTAGTATTTTTCTTTCCAATTACTCTAACATACCTAACGAATATTTTGCAGAGCAGTATGTTGGTGATTTAACAACGTTTTAAGGAGATTTAAATGAGTGGCTTAAATGAGACACTACAATTGAAAGGTACTCTGTTAATTACCAAAACAGATAAAGATGGTAATGTAACAAAAACCGAAGTACCAAATACTGTTGTTGCAAATGGTAAAACATTTATTGCATCACGTATGGCTGCTAATACTACACCGGTTATGTCAACTATGGGTATTGGTACATCTTCAACCCCAGCAACTACATCAGATACGCAGTTAGGTGCTCAAGTACAATTAAATGCACTTTCACCTGTAGGTGGTTCACCATCAGCAAATACTGTTGTTTATACAGCAACATTTTTACCTAATGAACCAGGTACAAGTGCAGCGTTAACTGAAGCCGGTGTTTTTAATTCGGCAAACACAATGCTATGCCGTACAGTATTTCCTGTAATTAACAAGCAAACCACTGACACCATTACTATTTCTTGGACAGTATCGTTAATTTAAAATATGTCAACACTAATTAAACCGCTGCTGCACGGCAGTGTTGCTGAATCTTTACTTAATGAAATTAATACACGAGCAGGGAGATACTACTATTTCCTTGGTAAAGTATTAACATGGTCAGATGAAACAGACCCTCCGTTGCCGGTTGATAGTGTAGAATATGAAAGAGAAGTAAGAAGAAATATTGTTATTGTTAAAGAAATTAGACCAGGGGATGTTAGTTTAATTATTGATAGAGTTAATTGGACATCTGATACCGTTTATGACATGTATGATGATAGAATTTCTGATGAGTTAGACGGTATCAATTTGGTGTCAGGGGGTACAGGGTATTCTAATAACCCAACTGTAACTATTTCTGGTGGTGGGGGATTTGGTGCTAAAGCTAATGCACTAACTAACACCGGGATAATTACAAGTATTGTTATGACCGATAGGGGGTATGGTTATAATTCTACTCCTACAGTTACTATTACTGATCCTTATGGAAGTAATGCAAATGCAATCGCCGTACTCTCTCGTGCCACTTCTGGGGCTGCTAACCTACAGTCCTCTAATTTTTATGTTGTCAATGATGAATTTAATATTTACAAATGTTTAGACAATAACAACGGTGGAAGATCAACATTTAAACCAACTGATACAGGATTTGATGCCTTCTCTCTGCCAGACGGTTACGTTTGGAAATACATGGGTTCAGTTCCTCCTTCTTTAAGACATAAATTTGCTTCAAGAACAAAAGTACCTATTGTTAGAGCCGTAAATGAAGCGTTTTATTCCGGTGGTGAGATTAAAAAAATTAGTATATTAGACACTGGAAATAATTATAATACTGCTTCACTCACCATCACAGGTGATGGTTATCTAGCCGGTGATCAGTATTACTTGTCTACATTTACGATAACTAATAGCGGCTCAGGATACTCGACCGCTACGGTTTCTATTGACCCTCCTGTATTTGGTTCATCTACATGGTTACCAAATCTCTTAGTGTATGTAGGTACGTATTTAAATTATGATAATAACTATTACATCGTTGTAAATGGAGGTACAACTTCTACACAACCTCCTGTTCACACGGTAGGTGTAGAAGCCAATGGGTCTACAGGTTTAAAATTCTTAGGCAAGCGTGCAACTGCTAATGCAGTAATTTCTAGCGGTCAAGTAACCTCTATCGTACCAGATGGTAGTTTAAGATCTATTACTGCTATCGATAGCGGTACTGGATACGCTTATGCTCCAACTATATCCTTTACTGGAGGTAGTGGGTCTGGAGCAAATGCATATGCAGTCGTTTCAAATGGATCAGTAGTTTCGTATGTTATAACGAATATTGGTTCTGGATATACTTCACCTCCTACGGTTGTGGTAGGGCGCCCATGGGTAGCAAATGCTAAAGTTGAACTTAATGAACAAATTTATAATGGTGAATATCTATACACTATTACAGATGTAGATATTGATGGTACTATAAGAGAAGCTAATGTCACATATGGTGGTAGTGGTCTAGCTCTAGGAAATGGTTATATTAAAGCACCTAACGTAACATTTGTTGGTGGTGGGGGTAATAACTTATCGGCTTTTGCTCAAATTCATAATAATGCTATTGCAAATATTTTCATAACTAATATTGGTAACGATTATACATCAGCACCAACGGTAGTTATTGGAGATCAATGGGCAGCTAATTTAAATGTTATAGCAAATACTCAAATATTCTATTTAAGTAACTTATACACCGTTTTAAATACAGGTAACTTAAATACCACAGCTCCATTACATGTATCCGGTACACAACAATTAGGTACTTCCAACTTAAGGTTTGAAGGAAATATTGCTACAGCTACGGTAAGTTTATATAGATCAAATTTCCTAAACACCACAGCCCCTACCCATGTAGTAGGTACAGTTAAATTAGGTGGAGCTAATGTCACAATAGCTGGTACTCACGCCGAAGCTACTGCAGTGTTAAAGTATGGTTCTGGGTATAATTATACTCCTAACTTAACTATTTCCGGTAATGGAACCAACGCTGCTGGCTCAATTGCAGTTACAAAATCAGAAGCTCTAATTAGACCAATTTTAGATAACGGTAGAATTGTTAGAGTAGCTATAGATGACGGTGGTACAGGATATACATATGCAGTTATAAATGTTATTGGTGACGGGTCTAATGCAAAATTCTTCATAGATTTTTCACCTGGAGATCTTATATCACTACAATCTTCTATTGAACTATTAGCTAACGAGGGCGGCATTCACGCGGCAAAAGTTATATCCGGGGGGTACAGCTACCCTGGTACTACCGCCAATGTTACTATTACTGGAGATGGTACAGGTGCTACCGCCACAGCGTCAGTGTTAGGTGGTAAGGTAACTAAAATAAACATAATTACCCCGGGCACAGGGTACTCCAAAGCTAACGTTAATATTATTTCAGAAGTTGGAAGAGGTGCGTCCGCTCGCGCTATTTACCCTCCTAAAGGAGGGCACGGTAAAGATATTGTTCAAGAATTATTTGCAAGAGCTATAGCTTTTTATAGTAATGTTTCTGACGATACTAATCAAGGGTTTGATGTAGATAACGACTATCGTCAATTTGGTATCATAAAATCTATTTCAAATTATGATGATCCAAGGTATTTTAATGAATCTATCGGTTCTGCATGCTGGGTAATTTCGGGAGTGATGAGTCCTAGTGTTTTTGCACCAGATAGAATAATTACTAGTACATTCTCCGGTGGTAAGTTTCTCATAGTAGCTTCTACTACTACTGGCGTTTTAGTACAAGCATTAGATAATATTGATCCAACTGTGGGTGAAAATTTCTTTACTGACACAGGTGAGGCCTTTGTAGCCACTGGAATTACTAAACCAGCCGTGGATAAATATTCCGGAGATTTAATGTACATAGACAATCGTCTTGCATTTACCCCTTCTACAGAACAAGCAGTTTCATTGTTAACAGTATTTACATTCTAATAGGTAAAAAATGGCAATTGATTTTAATGTAGCTCCTTACCATGATGATTTTTCACCGAGCTCAAGATATTATCGCATATTATATAAACCTAGTCGTTCAGTTCAAGCTCGTGAATTAACTCAAATGCAATCGATTCTTCAGAATCAGATTGCAGCAATGGGTACTAATGTATTCAAAGAAGGAACTATAATTTTAGGTGGTAAAACATTTTTTTACGTTATAGATTATGTAACTATCACAGGGACCTCTACCCCTACCGAATTTGTAGATAAAGTTATTGTAGGTGTAACTTCAGGTGCGAGAGCTCGAGTTATTCAGGTAACCCCATATGAAGTTTTCGATAGCGTAACATACCCACCTGCCCTCCATTTTCAATACATTGATGGTACCGAAACATTTCAGGCCGGTGAAGCGATTGTTATTGAGGGAACCACTACCACAGTAACTTTAACTGACAATGCATTGTTCTCTGGTAAGTCCAAAGTTTACAACATCCAAGATTCTGTTTTTTTTACTAACGGTTTTTTTGTATTTTGCCCTTCACAAACTGCAGTAGTAGGTCGATTAACTTCGGTACCTTCAGCAATCATTGGTTTAAAAATAAAAGAGGGTATAGCTAACTCTGACGATGATCCGTCTTTATTAGATCCTGCAGTTGGTTCTAATAATTACTTTGCACCCGGTGCAGACCGTTATTTTATTGACTTAGAATTATCTGTTATTAATTTTGATCCAGATGTAGAAGGCTCTGAAGATCAAGAAATTCCTAACTTTATTCAGCTTGCAAAATGTTACTACGGTGACTTATTAAATCCTCCATTAAAAACAGATTTTAATGAAGTTGAAAGTATGATGGCGCGTAGAACTTACGATGAATCTGGTGATTATACAGTAAGACCGTTTATTGCGCAAGTAGTTAATCATAGATACGGAAGTAATTTAGCTCATTCTATTAAAGTATCTACAGGTAAAGCTTATGTTCGTGGTTATGAATTTGAAACTACAGCTCCACTTTATTTAACTTTAGATAGAGCATTAGACACAGCAAGAGACTCCGACTTCCCTGTAGTACTGTCTTATGGTAATTATATACAAATAAATGAACCTACGGGGATGTTTTATCCTACCAAGGCTGAATTAGTTTACTTAAGTAGAAGTACTGCACCTAATGTTAGTTATTCAAGCAATGCAGCTTTTCAAGCTAATGTAGTCGGTACAGCCCGAGTAAGATATGTTGACTGGTCCGGTACGGGTAATGTTTATAATATGTACCTGTACAACATTGCCATGAAAACAGATAATGTTACCGGCGCTAGTAACGTATTTTCAGAAACTAACAGTATTATTTCAGCCACTATTAGTGGAGCTTCTGTAACTCCTCTAGCTAATAGTAATGTATTAAGTTTTGGTAATGCTGCTATTATATCACCGCAAAGAGATAATACCTCTTTATTCCTAATACCTCAGAGATTTGTTAAAACCTTAACACCAAACGCAGTTTCAAATATTTCGTTTTTAGGCGGGACATTATTTGAAGACGTTCAATTTACATCTGTAGGTGGTGGAAAATCTTCCGGTCAGATTGAGGTTGGTTTACCTAATAGATTTACTGGAACAGGTGAATTATCTGCTACTTTATCTAATTCATACTATCAAGGTGTAGTAGTTACATCTGCATCTGGTCCTCCGGTAGGTACCAGATTAATATTTGGTGTAACAGGTAAGTCTAATGTCGTGGTATCTTCTACAAGTTCTTTATCCAGAAGTACGCTTACTGTAACCGATGGTGGGTCGTTCACAGCAAATATTTTTGCTGTTGTAAATTATAGACAAGGCTCGGCTGGTAGTAAATTAAAAAATGCAAATACCAGAGTCAAAGTAGTTACGGCAGATCCAGACGGAAACGTTACAGGCAATCTTTTAGCCGTTATTTCTTTAGATTATCCTGATGTATCAGCTATTAATAGTGTTATTGATGCCACAGGTAATTCTGCCGCATCCTTTTTTACTTTGGATACAGGTTTGCGTGATGATTATTATGAGCACGCTACTTTAAGAGCTCTTCCAGGTAATAACATTCCATTACTTAATGTTACAACTAACCCTAATCTTACAATTACTTATACAGTTTTAGAACATACTGATGTAAATCAAACCGGTTATTTTACTGTCGATTCCTATCAAAATCTTGATTTTGCTGATATACCTACCTACACAAACGCACAAGGTAGAAAAGTAAATCTTTCAGACGTATTAGATTTTAGAGCAGTGAGATTACCAAATAGCAATACATTTGTTTCACCTGTAGTTCCAGTTCCAGATTCCACATTTACTACAACTGTAGATTATTACTTACCTAGAAAAGATAAAATTGTAATTACTAAAGATAGAAAGATGAAGGTCATAAAAGGTGTTCCTGCAAAAACACCTACCTTACCTTCTGATCTAACTGATGCAATGACAATTTATACCATCACTCTTGCACCGTATACTGCTAGACCTGAGGATGTAAAGTTAGTATATAATGAGAACAAGCGTTATACAATGCGCGATATAGGTAAATTAGAAAGAAGAATTAATAAACTAGAATATTATACTGCACTAAGTTTCTTAGAGAAAATTGCAGCTGATGAAAAAGTACCAAGCGCTCTTCCAGGTATCGATAGATTTAAAAATGGAATTATGGTAGATTCATTTGCTGGTCACTCGGTAAGTGATGTAGGTAATAAAGATCTAAGATGCTCCATTGATTACGAACGTAGATTACTACGACCAATGTTCGTAGCTGATTCCTATCTATACTCGGTATTACCTCAATCAAATAATTTTAAGTTAAGTGGTGATATTTTAACAATAGATTATAGAGAAGCTATTGGAGTTGTGGATCAAACTTTAGCATCCAACACTGTACCACTAATGCCTTTTGCTGTATTCAATTGGGTAGGTACAATGAAGTTAAGCCCTCAAACTGACTTCTGGAAGGATACCAAAACTAACCCAGCGGTTATTTTTAATTTAAATGGTGAGAATGATCCGTTTACTATTATTGAACCTAAAAACGGATTTAATGCCACTGCATCTCAGATGAAATTCTCCAACTGGGAGAACACTGGTATTACAGATTTACAAGTAACAGGTTCTACTGAAGTAAGAGTTGATAACAATTTAGAGTTAAAGACCGATGGTCTTAATTTATCAGCGGGGATTACCTCACAAGCCACAGCTACAACTACAGTTAATACATCTTATAAACAAGTTCAAGGTAGAGTAGGATTAGAAATTAACTCGGCTGAACGTGTTATTAATGCAAGTATAGGTAATAGAATCGTTGATTCTAGTTTATTACCTTATATCCGCCCAAGAACTATTGAATTTGTAGCTCAACAGTTAAAACCTAATACTAAATTATTTGCTACTTTTGATAATATAGATGTTTCTGATTATGTTTTCCCTGCTGCGCGTATTAGAATTAACTCTAATTTAAATAATGCAAACGTACGTTATTTGTCAAACACTATGTCTGGTGGTGGGCTTTATGCAAATGCAAGCGTTATTTTCCAAAGAAAAGATGGTCCTAATGTTACCGTATTATTTGTAAGACATTCTGGACAATCTAATGTATTTGCTGTAGGTAACGTAGCTACTCTTTACCTAGATACAGGTGTAACGGCTACTCATGCTGTTACAGGGGTTACCTTCCCGTCCACAGAAGATGGATTAATAACCACTGAAAGAGGGGAAGCTGTTGGTGTATTTGCAATTCCAAATAATGACGCTATGAGATTTAATGTAGGTGAACGTGCATTTAGACTATCCAATAGTTTGAATAGAGATTTAGAAGAGACAGTAGCAGAAACAATTTATCTTGCTCAAGGTATTACCCAAACAAGAGAAGAAGCTATAGTTGCTACCCGAGTAAAAGATGTAAGTATTAATCCCGTGTTCCAGACTAAAGCTGGAGCAACAGTAAACAAAACTACCTCAACAACAGTTACTGGGCCGGCGACATCCGCTGAATCTAATTCTGTAGCACTACCTGGGGGATCTTCTCGTACTTTATTTTGCGGTGAAGGAGCTAAAGCATCTGGTGGTATTGGATCCGCTGTCGGAAATCCGAACAACCCTGGTTCCGCCCCAGGGACTGGAATTGGGGTAGATGTAGGTACAGGGCAAGGTGTCCATGATTTTAGAATTAATCTTGGTGTAAAAACAGGACTAGTTAGAATTAGATGCTGGCACACTCCAGCAATAATTAATACCTATACAACAGGTGTCATGGGTGGTTTTATGAGTTGGACATCAGTTAAGGCTTCTGATTCCGGGCAACCTGAAAAATTTACCGTAAGGTACAGAGGTGAAGAATATACTACAGGGTTTATTGGTAATCGTAATTTTAATCAAAGATTGTTAGATTTAGGTTATGAAGATGTGTTTAGTGCACCTCCAGGGGGATTTGCTGACATTACTTTCTTTAAACACGATATAGGTGAAGAGTTTTGTCATATAACAGTTGATGCTCCTATGCCAGGAACAGGGTGGCAATTTGCTGCTATTGCCTGCCCTAATACACTACCAGAGACAGCACCAGGTCAATGTTCAATTAGAGCAGCAGATGCACACGCATTCTTTATTGAAGAAGACGCTAGAAGAACTCTTCAAACCGTACATGGTATTTCTGGTGTAGTTCTTAGTGAAGTGGACCGTGAGGTTATTAGAACTTCTAGGTCTAAAGGTGATTATAAGTTTACAATTTCTAATCCTTCACAAGCTCGAACTTCTAGAACATATAAAGCTGAGGACGATAGCGTCTACACGGATAGATCTATTACTATTAATTCTATTTCTGTAGATACTAGTAAGATGACTGCCCTAGATAATTTCTCTTATGAAATTATTACAACTGGAGAATCCAAAGGTAACGACGATGCAGAAGGGCTTAATCCTGATAGAACAGATGCAAGACTAGGTGGTAGGTGGACCAATACTTTAGGTTCTTTACCAGTTACACTTTTACCTGGTCAATCTAGAACATTCTCTTTAAGACTATTTAAAGATAGCCCTAGACCATCTGTAGGTCGCTCAAAAGGGCCTAAAGGTAGATTAATTGTAACCGCTGATGTTGAAGGACCTACCGGCCCGGCAACACTTGCAAAAGTAAATGCAATTACAGGTAAACTTGAAATTGATACCGTGGTAGGTAGTTCTGCTAGATCCACAACAGTTCAGTACTATGACCCTGTTGCTCAAACTTTTATCGTTGATGCAAGATCTTTCCCAGATGGTTACTTCTTAAGCTCAATTGATCTATGGTTCCAATCTAAAGACCCTGTACAACCGGTTCAAATTCAAATTAGACCAGCTATCGAAGGTAGACCAAGTGCAGATATAGTTTTACCTTTCGGGACTAAAACTTTAGCTGCAGAGGATATTGTAGCTTCAACTACATTTGATCAAAGTAAATTTACAAGATTTAAATTTGACACACCAGTATACTTAACACCTCAAGAATACGCTGTAGTTGTTTTATGTATGTCTACTGAAGCCAGACTATACATCTCAACATTGGGTCAATTTAAACTTGGTACTACTACCCCTGAGAGAATTAGAGAACAGCCGTATCTAGGTGAATTGTTCTTATCTCAAAATGCTCGTTCATGGGTACCTGAACCATTATCTGATTTAACTATCAGAGTTAACAGAGCTAGATTCTTGACAGAAAATACAGCTAATGTTACAATGGCTTCAACTACACCGGTAGCTAATACTGAATATGATCTATTCTATACTCAGGGTGATTTAATTGAATTCGCTGATACATTTACATCCTATGCTTTCTTAACCTCAACACCTAGTTATGATGGTGGAGGTAATATTATCGGGGCGTTATCTGATATTCAATACTTACGCTATAATTTAGGTACTAATTACCCTCTTAATACTAGAAAAGTGGTATTGAGAGCAAGCGGTGAAACATTGAAGCTTAATTTATTAATGGCATCTACAAGTGATTATATTTCCCCGGTAATTGATATGGGTAGATTAGGTTCCGTTCTTGTACGTAACATTATTAACAATGATGCAACTGGTGAAGATGGTATAGCAGGAGGAAATGCTCAAGCCCGCTATATCACTAGAAAGGTTGTTTTAAATCCGGACTTCGAATCACAAGATATTAAAGTCTATTTAAACGCATTCTTACCTAAGAACTCAAGTATTAAAGTATATTATAAAGTTAATGCTCCAGGTACTACTAACTTTGAGTTAGAAAATAGATGGACATTGATGTATGAAACAAATAAGGTGGGTAACGAAAGAGAAGGTTTTGCGGAATTTATTTTTGAAACATCACCTACTCTAAATGATCCATTTACAACAGCATTACCGGACGGTGCTAAGTTTAGTATTTTCCAGATTAAGATTGTTATGTTATCGGATGATACTACCAAGGTACCGATTATTAGAGATTTGAGAGCTATTGCATTCGATGAGTGATCCTGAACAACTTGAAGTTATTGATAGACCTGACTTAGTTAGAGATACTCGTTCTAAAGCTATTTTATCTAGGGATGTCCAGAAACTACAGGATCATCGTAGAAAAGTAGCTTTAATGAGATCATTAATAAATAACACCAACGATATTAATGAGCTTAAACAGGAAATTTCAGAAATTAAAGATTTGCTCCGAGAGCTCATAAAAGAAAAAAATAAATAATAAATGATTTTAACAAGGTAAACAAATGGCAATTTTAACGCTGCGATTAGTTAAAGGTACACCACTTACTAACTTAGAAGTGGATAATAACTTTTCTAATCTTCTATCTGATATTAATTCAATAGAAGCAAACTCAGGTGTATTATCACAGCTAACCACTTTTAATAAATCTAACCTGGTTTCGGCTATTAATGAAATTGCCAGCGAAAGTACCAGTAATGTTACTATTACTGGTGGTACTATTTCCGGGGTTTCTATTTCGAGTGTTAGCTTAACTAGTAACATTTCCTTAAGAGGTAACATTTCAGACTCTTTTGGTTCTAACGTTACAATAAGTAACTCGACATTAACAGGTATTACATTACTATCCTCTGTCTTTACGGGTAATGTTATATCATCTAATGTAGAGATTTCAGGTGGAAATATCACTGCACTTACTACCCCTCTACCAGTATCTTCAGGTGGTACTGGGGCTACTAACGGAACCCAGGCTCTTTTAAATTTAGGGCTTGATGTAGGAGCTTTTGCAGACCCAATTCCATTCGCTATAGCCTTAGGATAACAGGAGAAAAAAGTGGCTAATATTTTTAATCGCAAACTATCAAATAGTGTAGGGACTGCAAATACTATAATTGGTTCATATACTACTGGTGCAGGTGTTCGAACAGTTATTATCGGTCTAACCATAGCAAACACATCTGCAGCTTCAATTACAGCAAGTATTATGTTTTCGGATAATACTGCAGGAAACACCTATATTGTTAAAGACGCACCAGTTCCAGCCGGAGGTTCTTTAGTAGCCGTAGGTGGGGATCAAAAGATTGTTCTAACAGAAGGTGACAAGATTATGGTAAGGTCATCAGCTGCATCTTCATTAGATGCAATTATGTCTATACTAGAACAAACACCATAAGAGGTTGAAATGCCTTTAACTAAACTTAGAAATTTTAGTATAGAAGATAACAATATTACTTCAAATAAATTAGCGTCTGTTAATAGAATTATTAGCACAGCTAATATTGTATCTACGGCAGGTATTATTGGTTCCCAAAATATTGATGTTTTATCTAACGCTACCTACCTATTTACAGGTACTACCAGTGGTAATGTTACTTTAAATTTAAGAGGTAATTCTACTACAACACTTAATGCATCTTTAGCTACCGGTGAATCAGTAGAGATTATAGCTGGAATTACTAACGGATTAACTGGTTATGTCGCTAATGTTGCTATTGATGGTGTTGTTCAAAGTACTTTATGGTCAGGTAATACCAGACCTTCAGGAAGCTCATATAACACGGATTTATATCACTTAAGAGTATTTAAAACTGGAAGTGCCACTTATAATGTATACGGTGAAAAGGTAAATTTTGGTACCGGTTAATGTTTAACATAGGAATTTAAATGACTTACTTAGGCGCAACAACCGTTTCAGATAAATCGGTTGCAAAGCTCGATGACATATCGAGTTCATTTGACGGTGTATCTGTCAACTTTACCTTAAGAATTAATGGAACAGAAGTGTTTCCTGGTAGCAGTGTTAGTGTCAATATATCTTTAGATGGTGTATGGCAAGAGCCCTTATCTGCTTACTCTATTAACGGGTCTACCATTACTTTTGATACCCCACCTAGAGCAGGTGTTAAGTTTTTCGGGGCAGCCACTTACTATGGTGGTTCTGCTTCAGCGGTATCACCTGATGCAGTAAACACAACACAATTAGTTAACAGTGCTGTAACTACGAATAAGCTTGCTGATGGTGCTGTTACTGCTGCTAAGCTAAGCTCTTTGACTTATTTAATTGAAACAGCTAATGTAATTAACTCTGCTCCTCCTCTACAAGCTAATATCGACGTTAAAAATAATTCATTTGTCTACTACACCGGTAATAATCCTGGTACTATAACTATTAACGTACGTGGTGATTCCTCGACAACATTAAATTCGATGCTTGCTAATGGTCAAATACTTACTTCGGTAGTAGCTTTAACTAATGGAAGTACTGGGTATGGTGTAAATATTAGAGTGGATAATGTTACTCAAACTCCAAGATGGTTAGGTAATGTTGCACCTACTGGTGGTAACTCAAATAGTATAGATCTTTACAATATTTCTGTACTTAAAACAGACGTAAATACATATACAGTTCTTGCTTCACAATCGCAATTTGGAATAGGTTAATATGCCAGTCTTACAGACACTTGCCTCAGCTTCTGCTAAATCGCTTGGGCAGGTAAAGAATACCTCGAAGAATTATTTAGTATCTGTTACATCTACAGAGGATGGTGATCGTTATGTAAACAAGACTATATTTCATTTAGATCCTATTTTTGAGGATGGTACAAACTCCACGGCTAGTAGAACTGCAAACAACATTGCAATTCCTGATATGGTCCTGACGGTCAGTGGTCGCCCATTTACAGGTACCTTCGGGCCATTAAGCGATCTAGGTTATAGTCTTGCTATTCAAAGATATTCTAACGTAGGTTGGGGAGCTAATACCACTGCAGGAGCTCCTTCTGTAATCTATAGCGGAACACATAATAGATGGGATCTAGGATCAGGTGATTTTACTATTGAATTCTGGATGTTTGTTAATAGGTTAGATATCGCACGTGCAAATGCTAATGCTCATATCCTATCTTCAGGTACGTTCGGTTCTGCAAACGGAACTAATTTTTCTATTTCATTATTAGCTAATAATCAAATTAGATTTTTTAATAATGCTTTAGGACCTGTCACTACGTCAGCTACCAATGCATTTACACTTAATAATTGGCATCATGTATTAATTACTCGTTCCGGTAACACTATTACTATGTATGTTGATGGTAAAGCTACTGGTTCAACATCTGGTTCAGTTACCGGGTCTACAACCTACGGTGGTAATACAACACTTGCATTTAATAGATTATTAGATGATTCACCTATTAACTCAAGCGCTTTTAAAGGTTTTATTAGTGGTTGTAGAATTATAAAAGGACAGGCTTTAGTCAGTGGTAACTTTACTCCATCTACAGTTCCTATTACTGATACAGTCATTGGTCATACAGGTGTAAACGTCGCCGGGTCAATTACCGGAACTGCAACTACTTGGTTTACTTCACATGGTTCGATGAGCAGTTTTTCGGGAGATGGAATAGAACCACAAGGTAGATTTTTAGAACCAGTAATTACCGCATTCACTCCTTTCTATAAAGATACTGCAGCTAATGCTAATGTAAAAGCAAGAACCTATAGCATTTACAATGATGGAACAACTCGACTTTCCTATGTTGAAACTACATCTAATGTTAGCTTGTTCAGATTCGATAGAGCCTTTACTATTGAAGGTTGGTGTTACATGTCTTCCAATGCAGCATCAGTTGGAGCCGTTTTTGAATTAGGACAGTACACCGATGGAATATTATTTAGACCAACTACAGGTGCTGGTGATCTTTGGATTAACAACACAAACCGTGGTGAAGCAAATTCAGTAGTTCATTTAAATCAATGGTATCATTATGCAGTTACTAGAGATAATGCAAACATAGCTAATCTTTATATAAATGGTAGAAGAATTTTATCTGCTACTTTTGCTGGTAATATTAATACTACAGGAGCTCCTTTACGAATTGGTGACGCAAGACACACCACAGGTCAAACAGCTTTTGCACATCATTCTCAAGTTAGAGTAGTTAGAGGTGACGCAGTTTACACAGGTAATTTTATACCCCCTATTTTAGGGCCCTTGCAGCTAGATGGTGCAAATTCGGCTGCTAGTTATACTTCTACAGCAAATGTAAACACTACATTTCCTGGATCTAATACAGTACTTTTGTTACATTTTGACAATCCAGATATCATTGATAGATCTGGTAATATGAGCATCTCTATTGTAGGTGATGCTAGACCAAAGAGATTTGGACCACTTGATAATACTGTAAACAGTGTATTTGTAAATGGATCTTCTGGTTCGAGAGTGGAGGTAAAAGCAGCTGGTAATGCTATACCTTTACCTATAGAATGGATGTCTAATGCAAGTTCGTTAGTTGGAAGAATAGATTTTTGGGTATATCCATTATCTCTTACCACAGGATTGCCATTTAATACTGCCGAAAGTATTTTATCCGTAGGTCAAACTTTATTAAATGTAGGTATTTACAATAGAAACTTAAGTCTTTTTGTTGCACAAAATACAACCTCTAACTCGTTTATTACTGGTTCACGTATAGTACCAGAATATCAATGGACACATGTCTCAGTAATTTTATCTGACAGAGATGGTGCAACTAATGCAAGAATACTTCAAGATGGCATAGAAGTGGCTAATGGTAATGTTTCCAGAATGAACTGGGCGCACACCACATCAGGAAATGCATTATTAATTGGTACAGAATTTTCTAATCAAGCTAATTCAGGATTTAATGGTTACGTATCTGATTTAAGAATAACTTATGGGGATGAAAGACGTGAAGAGTTAACCGTTCCTACGGCACCTTATCCTCATCACTATTCTGGGTTAGCAGCTAACATTATTAGTAGTGCTACAGGTAATATTACTTCATCTCAATCAGAAGTACTGATTGTAGCCGGGGGAGGTGGAGGTGGAGCTACTAATGCTGCTAATACTAGTAGTATTCATGCAACAGGCGCTGGTGGTGGTGGAATTTTACATACTACATCCCTTTCCTTACAAAAAGGTACATATACAGTCGTAGTCGGTGCGGGTGGAGCAAGATCTCAATACGGTGTCGATACCACTGCATTTAGTGAAGCTACAGTAGGTAGACCTAGACGTTCTACAGCAACTAACGGATCAAACTCATATATTATTACCCCTGGTAATGTTACTTACACAGCTATAGGGGGTGGAAGAGGTACAGGTTCAGATACAGGAACACCGGCTGATGGTGGTTCTGGAGGTGGCGGTAATGCCTTCTCTAATATTTTTGGTTTTAGTAATCAAAATAGTATCCCTCCTTTTATAGGGTATGGGAACAACGGTAATAATGGAAATATTTTTAGTAGTGGTAGGATTGTAGTATCTGGTGGGGGTGGAGGTGCCGGGGCTCCTGGTGGTAATAATTTTAATATTGCCGGATTTACAGGTACCGGTCCATTTACTCCCGGTGCTGGAGGAGATGGTAGAGCATTCTTTACCGATGGATTAGATATACCTATTTACTATGGTGGAGGGGGAGCAGGATCGAGTGTTAATGGTGCTGGAACTGTTAGATTATACGGTTTACAACCTGGTGGTCAAGGCGGAGGGGCTTATACCCGTAATACAGAAACGTATTTTTATTTAACACAATTCGATGGAGAGCCTAACTCTGGAGGCGGCGGCGCCGGATTTACTGGAATTAATAATAACTCGGTAGCAGGAGGAGCTGGAGGATCGGGTGTGGTAATATTTAGATACTCAGATCAGTATCCTCGTGCAATAAGCACCACAGGTAGAGTGATTTATAGACAAAGAAAAGGTTCACACATTTATAAATTCTTAAGTTCAGGGACGATTACATTCTAATGGCACATTTTGCAAGACTTAATAGTGATAACATTGTAACCGAAGTAGTTGTTGTTGATGATAGTATCATCAGGAATAGCGGTGGTGAGTTTGAAGAAGTAGGTGAAATTTATCTACAAAATCTTTTAAAAACTACTGATAGATGGAAGCAAACATCTTATAATAATAGAATTAGAAACAAGTTTGCTGCTATTGGTTATAGATATGATGAGGAAAAAGATGCTTTTATAGATCCTTCGCCTTACCCTTCTTGGATTTTAAACCGCGAAGAGTTAATCTGGGAAGCGCCAACACCTTATCCTATTGACGATAAATACTATTATAATTGGAACGAAGATTCGCTATCGTGGGAAATTGCTGGTGAAAAAGAAGTTCCTGAACAAAATAACACATTACCGATCTAAAGGTTTTACATGGCATACATAGGATCTAAACCAGCAGAAAATGTTGTTGAAAACGATAGCATTGATACTGCTAAATTAGCTAATAATTCGGTGACAACAGATAAAATTGCCGCTGGTGCAGTAGCAACTGTTGACTTGCAAGATCAAGCTATTACCACGGATAAATTGGCTGATAATTCTGTTACAGGGCCTAAACTTAATGGAGGGGCTATCTTTGGTAGATTAACTGCCCTTTCCGTAATTTTTGGCCAATAAGGAGAAATAATGAGTGCGTTAAATATCGCAAATTCTACCGTTATTATAGGTAGAACTAGTGTATCAAATATAACTACCTTAGCATCTACGGTCGTGTCTAACGCCGGTGATACTAATGCTTTATTAAAAATAAATACTATCTTTGCTCATAATAGAGGTAACTCTGCGGCAGATGTAACGGTGTTGTTTAATAGAGGGTCTAATACTGTAATTATGGCTAACACCATGACAGTTCCTACTAGAACTACATTAACTTTACTAGCAAAAGACATGTCGATGTATCTAGAGGAAAATGACACTATTTCAGCATTTGCTAGTGCAAACAACGCTATTAATATTTTTGTATCATACGAACAATTGAGCTAATATGAGTAGAAAAAATGGTGGTTATATCGGGTATCTAAGTGCTGACACTGTAGATAAAGAAGGTGCTTCCGGTGTTTATGATATATCCGATCAATTAGATTATAGTACTTCTGTGCCCTTCAATCAGCTTGGAGAACAGTTTGGTGCTGCTGTCTGGCCTCAAACAGACACTACTGAAGGTGACGACCCTTACCTAGGTGATGTTGTAGGGGGTATATATTCTCCACATATAGAAAACACCATTTTTACTGAAGCTTCTGGCAACTGGGATGAAGTATTTGATCCAAAAACTGGCCATCAAAATAGATTACCTACCCCTACTTTTTTACATCAAACCAATAGATACTGGGCTTTAAAATTTTCTACTCATAGAAGAAATGCTATTGCTATAACCAATAAGCCAGAATTTAACTTTGGTGAAGGTAATTTTACTATTGAATTCTGGTATAAACCAAATACCAGAGGTGACGGTCTCAGTACGAGTCCTCATTTTTATAATAAAACTATTTTAAGTTATGGTGAATCAGTTTCGAGTGTTACACGTGGGTGGGAGATTTGCAGAAGATATACTTATGGAAACCAGGTATTTTTTACCGACCTTACAACTTATTACCCATTTCATGAAACTTTAACTAGTACGTTATGGAGTTCTTTTGAGTGGGTTCATTATTGCTTCGTACGTGAAAATGGAATTTTAAAATTATACGAAAATGGTGTTTTAACTAAAAGTGTAGCTAGTACATCGAATGTAACTCCCACAGGGACAGTTACATTAAAAGTTGGTACTAACTATGCAAGTAATACTTCTCATTCTACCCATGGTTTATTAACAGATTTAAGAATTAGTAATACTGTGGAAAGAACAGGTCTTACTTTTGCTGTACCTAGTTTACCTATTACAGCTACTCCTAATACTGTATTGCTACTAGCTAGTGATACATTATGTTATCATACCGGTTCTAATGTTGGTAATGACCAAAACATTGTAATAACAGATCTGAACGCTCACCATCAAAGATGGCCTGACGTGCCTTACAATTACAAAGAACCTGCTAAAGAAACTGCTTATGGATTCAATTTTCCAGAACTTTATAACACACAATCACATCTCCAGTACTTAAGGGCAAATCTATACCCTCTGTTAAATGATACCTCGTTTACTTTAGAAACTTGGTTTATGTCCACAACAATCAGAGAGCGTAATGCTATAGTTCCATTAGTTGTCATCTCTAGCGATGAGGATAGTTATTCGTTTGAAACAACGTACAACAGAGGTAAAACGATCGGTTTATATTATAACTACCGTAGTACCGGGCCTGCAGCAATAGTACCTAATGCTTATAACACAAAAGATATATTAATGGGGTATCTAGCCGGGGGCAATGTTTTAGTTAAGCCAGGTTATCCTAGTTTAGGTAATGCTACACCTTATTTAGAGACAGGTGAATGGCATCACATGGCTTTAACTTTTGACAAGGATTCAGGAAATATAGCGGTATACGTTGACGGGACATATAGAGACGGCACTAATGTAATAGGTGCTGATATGAGCAGGGTCGACCAGAAAATTTTTATAGGTATAAACCCACAAAATATTACACGACATAACGGAGATTATTATTATAAAGGTTGCATGCAGGACATTACTATTACAAAAAATGTAAAGTATACTGCTAATTTCACCCCTACAACTAGTGCAATACCGTTAGACAATAATATTTTATTTAAAACACTACACGATAATACTTCTTCCTTTAGATATTTTACACCTTCAGGTAATGTTGAGTTTACAGTTAATAATATTTCATCTGCTACAATTAATAGAATTACTTATGAAATTGGGGAATCTCGTTCAAGAGAACTCGGACCGGTATATTTTGATGACAAATACATACCTAATTTTATTGAAGAAGAAGGTGTTAAGAAGTATGAAAGACTAGCAAGTTTACATAATCGTTCTGATTACGGAGTAGTTTATCCTGATTTAAGCCCAAATAATAAATCTTTAGATTTTGAAACTGGGCCGTTTACTGCAGAGGCCTGGGTTTATGTTGTAGGGGGGGATGGAGATCAAGGAATTATTGGTAAAGGAACTGCTACAACAGGTTGGGGTCTGTCTGTTGTTAATAACCAGTTAGTATTTGAACATAATAACATAACTATTACAGGATCAGACCCTAGAGTTGAATATGGTTCATGGTGTCATATTGTAGCTCAAAGAAGTGGTACCGGTGCTAACCTATTTCACATGTTTGTTAATGGGCGACTTGCAAGTGTAGATACAGTCACTAGTAACTTAACCACTACTAGTAGAAATCTTTATGTTTTAAATAAAAGAAATCCAGAAACTACAAATAAAAATTTTATTGGTTTAATTAACAACTTAAGATTAAGTAATGTTGCAAGATATCCAGTTCCAGTAACTAACACTATTGGGACTGTGGCATTTACCCCTTCTATGGGGCCATATAATAATGACGCTAACACTGTATTTCTTGGTTATCAATATATGTGGAGTGATGCTGAGTCAGGGGGTAAGATTGACTTAGGGTCGCAAATGAACCCTATTACACATAATAGTGTACCTTATCTAAGAGGTGCACCACCAGCTACTCATAGAAATTGGAGTTATGTTACTAGAGATGGATCTACAGGGTTAAAATTATATGGAGTTAGTTGGAATGATGGAACGTTAACCGGGGGAAGCCCTCTTACATCAGATGATTTTTCTATTGAATTCTTTTTACAACCACATAATAGATTAGTTGGTACAACTGAAACACGTTATATTATAGATGGTAGATGGAATGGAGAAGGTCCTTCTGCAGATGTAACCTCTTTAGATACTGGTGGGCTTTATATTCGACAAAATCCTTATGGGTATATTGAGGTAGGTTACAATTATGATGCAGGGCAGTTCGATGCTGTTGCTTTAGTATCTAGAACTGCAATTGCACAACTACCCGTTTGGCATCATATTTGTGTACAAAGAGTAGATAATAACTGGGCTCTTTATATTAATGGTGTTAAAGAAGCAGAGCATTATTCTAATAGATCAACGTCTTCGCCATATACTTGGACTATATGGGAATCAGGTACGCTTGGATCTCGTACTGGGCAAGGATGGTATGGTTATTTTTATGGATTAAGAATTTGTAGAAGATCAACAGCCTACGGTACAGCTTCTAGAAGTAATCCAGAAAGAATTCCTGTTCCAAAAGAACCACTTACTAATATACCTGGGTGTACGTTTTTAGGATTTGATAAACCATTTTTTGCTGACGTTACTACATCTTTAAATGGTAATGATGCAAACACTGGTAGTTTTGTGCCGGTTAAGGTGCATAGAGATCAAACTGTTAATACTGGTAGATGGGAATATGCCCCCTCACAATATACACCGTTTAAACCAGGACTTTTAGATTGGAAAAACACTTATTTTAGTTTCGTAAATTCTATTACGACTACATATACAATAGAAAGTGCATTAAAAGACGGTGGGGGCATTGGAGATAATTTTTCTTATAATTCCTTATTTCATAAAACTTTTACTATGGAAGGGTGGCACTGGCTCGTTCAGTTTAATTCTCAAAATGTAATCCAAGGTAATTTTAGAAGCCAAGGTACTACGGTATTTTCCACTTTAAATACTAATACCGCTAACTCTGCTCTTGGTGGTGGCATATTATACACCACGCATTTTTATGACGGAGATGGTTATGGAGGTGCAGAGGCTTTTGGAAGAGTAGCTTTAAAATGGCATCATATTAGAACTACTAACCCGGGGTTTACTCAAAGATCATTTTTTTATTCTAATGATTGGGTAACTAACCCTGGTCATAATTATTCACATTTTATAATACAACATGACGCCGATTCTCATAGACTTACTATATGGGTAAACGGTATTAGAATAATGGATACAACAGGTAATTATGGTGCGGATGGACTTTATGTAATAGAAAATTATATTCTAGATGGTGCAATTAAAAGTTTAGAGTACCTATCTGGTTTAGACGCATTAAATGTAGAATTCAGAGCTAAATATCCTTTTTCTTTGCGAAGAATTCCAGTTGAAAAATGGAATAAACCTCCAAAAATAAATAAATTTACTGCATTGCGAGACACTACAAATGCAGCTGTAATACCAGTGGGTTTCTCATCGACTTATATGCGCCCTCAGGGTTACCCAAAAATTTCTAGAGGAGTAAGAAATTTAGGTAGACCAACTATATATCTAAATCAAAATAGTGTTACTGGAGCAGGTGGAGTTTGGACATCTACTACACCACCATGGGGTGCTCAAACAAATACCGCGTACCAGTTCACTGTTGGCGACGCTAATGATTATAGACTGTTAGGTCCGTCTTATAATGACTTTACTATAGAAGGCTGGTTCGCCTGGGCTGGTGCGGCTTCACCTAATGATAAATATCTCTGGGAGTTATCAGACAATATTGGGTTAAGAACTGTAAGTGGGGCATACAGTCTACGATTTAATAATGTAGATACGCAGTCCTATACTAGTTCAGCAAACGTATCTGGAAACAGTTCTAACATTGTTTTTGATCATTTAGTAGTGCAGAGAAATGGTTCGGTATTAACATTATATGTTAACGGGGTCGAGCATTTAAGTATACCTATAGGTAATAACGCTACCAAGTACAGCCCTATTGCTCCTGCTACCGAATATAATCTAAACTTAAATTATAATAATGCTAGTATATGGGTTGGATCTGACAGTGAAAGAACGGGTAGTAAGAGCTGGTTAGGTTATTTTAGTGATTTTAGAATTACTAGATTGGCTAGATATGAAACTGCATTAGTTAATGGTGTAAATACTATGGTTCATAGAGGAACTATAAGACCAGCATTACCAACAGCACCGTTTAAAGTACCAATTACAGAGATAAAATAATTAGATATGAAGAATAGAAAAAATGGAGGTTTTATTGGGGTGAATGCCCCTTTAGACACGATTAGACCTGATGGATCGAAGGGTGTATTAAGCACTGATGAGTTGCTTACTGCTAGAAGTAAAGGGTTTAATTCTCCTGAATTTATTTCTAGATATCCAGAAACCATATCTACATCTCAGATTCCAGATTCTGAGGATCCTTATTATAATTATGTATTTAGTGGATTATATTCCCCTTTGGTTAATACATCTATTGTTACCGATCAAAGTAATAGATGGAATGCTTTTCTTGAACCATATTCAACTGCGAATGGTAGATTTGAAACTGCTACTATGCAACATCAGACCAATACTTTTTGGTCGAATAGATTTACTACTAGAAACCAGCAGGTTGTTACAGTAACAGATAGAGCTGACCTAAGGTTCGGTACCGGACCATTTACTATTGAATTTTGGTACAAAAGAACTCATCGTAATGCCGCTAACAGATTTTTCTTCAACAAAGGTAGCAGTACCGGGCCTACAGGGTGGCAGGTAGGTATTAACTCGTCATTTCAAATATTCTTTTCTGATGTAAATACTACAACAACCGCTGCTTATGCATTAAAACATGATCTATGGTATCATGTAGCTATTGTAAGAGAGGGCACAGGGTCTAATCAGTTAAAGATTTATATTAATGGTACTGTGATGGGTGTTGGTACCTCATCAAGTAACTTTACTCAAACAGAAAATTTAGTTATTGGTCAAGATCGGGCCGGGACAGCTGCTAACCGTCTTGCTGGTTTTATTACAGATATTAGAATGAGTAATGTAGCTGTTTATACCAGCAACACATGCTCCCCTGTTGAGGTGTTAACTAATACAAGTAATACAGTTTTTTCTAGTCTAGCTACAGACTTAAATCTTGGATTTACTGGTAATTTATGGCAAGCTCAAGGCCACACAGTTACTGCAACTACAAGTGTGGTTTTTAGATTACCTGACGTTCCGATTAAGTATACCAATTCAGCATTATACCCATCTCATTTTTTTGATACTGTAAGTCATCACTTTGCAAACACTGCACCTAATGTGTCCAGTCGTTCCTTTACTATGGAGACTTGGGTACAGACAGATAGTTTTGGTGGTAATACTACGCCTATATTTGTAGTAGGTACTACTGGTGCTGGTAGAAATTATGGAATATTTTTAAATCATGGGGGTGCGGGGTTAAGTATTATGACCCCAAATATTACCAACACTGGTAACGTTATTACCGGGGGTCTGGGTGATTTAGGAAATGCAAATGCTCGCGGAAATTTATGGGTCGGTACTGGTCAACTAACTACCGGAAGTTGGCATCATATTGCATTTACTCATAGTAATGTAAATGGAAACCTAACAGTATTCTTGAATGGTAATGTGGTGAGAGAAGCCAATATTGGTTTTGTCAATATGACCCCGGTTCTTACCCAAAACGTTTACATTGGTACAAGTCCAGACACATCAATTAATAACTTAAGAGGATGGGTATCTGGTGCCGCAATTACCGAGGGTTTAAAATATACATCTAATTTTACCCCTCTTCGTGAACCCTTCCCAATTGCTGGTAATACCTTATTTAATTTAAATTTAAATAATAATGCCAGCTTCACAGCATATATTACACCAGCTAATGTCAGCATTTCTGCTGGTAATGTAGATATTATACCTAGAGTACCAGGAAGAGCTACCGGGGGATCACCTAGATTAGATGGTTATCATTCACCATTTACTTCTACTCAGTTAAGAGCTAACGTATCTCCTAACATGTATCATACGGGTAGAGCAGAAGAAAATGGATTACTATCTTATCAAGGCCTGGCTAGTTACAATAACAGCGGTTTGGATACTGGTCGAATTTATACTACTCTTAAGCCTTCAGATACTTCTTTAGATTTAGGTACCGACCCCTTTACAATAGAAGCATGGATATATCCAAATAGACAAAATAATGGTTATGGTCTTTGCGGTAAAGGTTCAACTACTACTGGGTTTAGTTTAGAAGTAGGTACTGTTACTACAAACTTATTGACATTTAGACATGGAAGCTCTGCAATAACAGCAACTACAGGGGCTATAAGTGTTTATTCTTGGCAGCATATTGTAATTCAAAGATCTAGTACAGGATCTAATGATTTTAGGATGTTTGTTAATGGTAGATTAGCTCATATTGATACTCTGTCAACAAATTTAACAGATGTAAATACCATATTCTATTTTCTTACTAATAGAACTAATTCTGGAATGGCTGTTGATGCCAATCTTTACATTAATAATTTTAGAATTAGTAAAGTAGCAAGGTATCCTACTACTGATACTATTGGTGCATTAGCCTTCACTCCATCTAGATTACCGCTAACTTCAGACAATGATACATCGTTATTATTATTTAATAACTGGTGGACCGATATAACTATGTCACCCTATCTTGACGTAGGTCATCATCATTTTTATGCCCATGATCCTGGTAATGAAAATAAAACTGTTGGAGCTAATCCGGTCTCTAATAAAAACTGGAGCGTATCATTTAACACTAATGCTGTAGGAATTAGAATTTACAACAGTACAACTAACACTGATGGTTTGAATGCAGATAGTAGTGATTTTGCATTTGGAACCGGTGATTTTACCTGGGAAATATTTGTAGCTAAAAAATCTCGCTTTAATAATGTAACTAGTACTACAGAAACAGGCTACTTATGGAATTGTAAAAGAGTTAATACTCCAGATGATGATAGCTTGGCTATCTATGAAAATCACCAAGGAAAAATTTGTGTTGATTATGGTGATGGTACAAGATCCAGAATAATTCTAAGCTCAAGATCTAGTATAGCTGGTAGTATTGAAAAATGGTACCACATAGTTCTTCAACGTGTTAATAACAGACTTGCTTTGTATATTAATGGTATAAGAGAAGCAGAGGTGTTGTTCAGCACAGATATGCTATGTAGAAACACCACACCATGTATAGGCACTCAAGGTTCCACAGGTGTAGTCACTCAACAAAATTCAAATTCTTTTAGAGGTTTCATGTCTAATTTACGAGTATTAAAAGGTAAAGCCTTTTATGCTGTAAATGGTGAAAATCCTATTAGATTCGAAGTACCTTCAGATCCTCTAGCTAATGATCCTGCCTGTGTATTATTAACTTTTAATAACCCTGCATTAATTGATCAATCTTTAGGTGGTAAAAATAAAGGTCAAAAATTAATACATGCAGGAGCATTAACTGACGCTACCGCTTTTGTTCATGGGGACTATAGTATTACTGCCTTTTCTCCTTTTAAAGAGAAACCTAAATCTTGGAGACAATCTCAAGGTATAGTAGCTGGTTATAATTTTAATGGTATTTACGGTTATAGCACGGGCGCTGCATCACACGGCTGGCATGGCCATGAGACATATTATCTAGGTATGGGTGAAACTCCATTCACTCTTGAATTCTGGTTCTATCTAGTTAAAGTTGCAGTATCCGGTAATACAACTTACCCCTATGTTTTCCGTAGTGGGTCCGAAAGCAGTGCATGGAGAGGTATACAGTTAGCTGTCCACTCTGTTGCAGCACAAAATGCAAATAGATACGGTGCTGTAAGTCTAAGAACATTCTCTGATACTGCAGCAAATAATATATTATCTGGTAACGAATATTCTATGTCTTTATCAGGTACTTATCATCATATTGCTTTGGTTTGTGATCCAGAAGCAACTAATAATAAGTATGCAATATTCGTAGATGGTCAATTAAGGTCTTGGTCGGGGTTAGGTGCTCAATTTAGTACTGATGACTACGGTGGTACACCATTAGAGTTTAGAGATGGGGCAAACGGTATTGTTCTTACAAGAAGAGCAAAGTACTCTACTTATCAACCAGTAATCACTGGTATATTTGATGAAAAACCAATCGAAGCATTTACAGCGTTTCAACCTATCACCACAACCATTCACCCGGTGCCGGGAGTTTCCTCTACTTCTGGAGCGTATTGTTCTGGTACCAGTGTAAAATATGTTCCTGAAATTGGTAATTTCGGGCGAGGAAGCATAGCAATACAACAACAAAGTGTTCAAAACTCAGGGGGCTTTTGGAATACTACTACTCCCCCCTATGGGTTTCAAGGTACAGATAGAATATATTTTGGTTGGATAGATAACGATAATATGCCGGAAGATGGTTTTTCAGGTGATACATATGGAGATTTTACAGTAGAGGGATGGTTTGCCTGGAGAGGTGCAGCTAATCCTAACGACAGATATTTGTTTGAGTTAAGTAACTCTTTTGCTGTAAGGTTTGGAGGAGGTTCTAGAGGTGGTGAATATAGCATAAGATGGAATAATAATGACGCCTACATGTATAATGTTCCTACTGCTAAAAATGCATTCACAACAAGCACAGGATCTAGTATAAATTTTGATCATATAGTGCTTCAAATGCGGGGTGGTAATTTTATGCTATTCCTAAATGGAAGATTAGTTTATACCTATTCTGTAAGCAGAGTACAAACTGCATATAACCCTATTGCACCCGCTACAAGTTATACTATGCAAGATGATTATTCTAGTACAGGTGCTTATTTGCTTCTTGGAGGTGATAACGAACAAACTGGTGCTAAGTCATTTAGAGGATATATACAAGACATCAGATTATCCAGACTTGCAAGATATGATGTAAAAGTTATTAATGGTGTAAGTGTTATGGTTCATAGAGGTACTAATACACCTGCCCTTCCAACTAAACCGTTCATACCACCTGTTTTAGTAAACTAAAATGGAAGAATATTTAATAGTTAGAGATTATTTACTAGAGAGAATGCCGGAGGACTACACTATGTTCACTCCGTATCTTGAACCACTAGAAGCATGTTATCAAAGATATATTGAAAACAGACTAACAGAAAATTTTGTTAATTTTAATTTTAACCGCATACCTTATTTTAATAATGAGTTAAGATTTATGCCAGAAGGTTTAGAGGATAAAATAGATAATATGTATGCACTTTTTTTAGAGAAGGCTAGGGAACAATCTAATGTCTAATCCATCATCCAGACAGGGTTTAATTGATTACTGCTTAAGAGAGCTAGGTCACCCTGTTATTGAAATTAATGTTGATGATGATCAGATAGAAGATAGAATCGACGAAGCTTTTCAATTCTACCGAGAGTTTCATTATGATTCGGTAGAAATGGTTTATCTATCTGAAAAGGTGGTTGCTTCGAACGCTACTGTGTCAGGTAATGCAACAGTATTTACAGGTGGTGAATTAATTACCGGTAACATATCTAATGCTACTGCTTTCGTACATCAGGCACCTAACTCCACTCTATTAAATATCTACGATATCACCGGTACATTTACTGATGGTGAATTAATTACAGGTAACAAATCAGGTACTATTGCAACTATATCCAACGTCAATAAAAATAATTACGATAACAGATACTTCAATTTAACTGATTTAATTACCGGTGTTTCAAAGGTACTGCAGTTGTCCAATAAATCATCTGGTACTAGCATGTTTGACGTTCAGTATCAGCTTATGTTAAATAATATTCAATCTCTAACTAATACAGACATTATATATTATACCCAGCTCAAAACCCATTTTAATCTTATTAATGATTTAATGACCGGTCAAAAACCAGTACGTTTTAATCGTCATATGAATAGATTATTTGTGGATATGAACTGGAGAAAAGACATTGCAATCGGTGACCATATCATCGTAGAAGCATTTAGAATTCTAGATCCTAATACCTTTACAGATGTTTACAACGATTACTTTTTAAAGAAATACGCTACTGCTTTAATTAAGAAACAGTGGGGATCTAATCTTAAGAAGTTCGAAGGTGTACAAATGCCTGGAGGGGTAACACTTAATGGCCAGAAAATATACGATGAAGCTGTAGATGAAATAAAGCAACTTCAATTAGACGCTCAATCAATCTATCAGCTACCTGTTGATTTCTTTGTCGGATAAATACCTTCAAGGGACCACATATGGATTTTATGTGTTAATCAACTAAAAATCAATAGCAGTTTACCAAAATGGCCACAAATCATTATTTTCAATCAGGTAGGAACATAGGAAGAGCCTCAGAACAATTTCTGATGGAAGATCTTACTATTGAGTGTTTGAAAATATATGGTTTTGATGTCTTTTATATACCTAGAAAATCAGTAAATTTTGATAATATTTTTACAGAAGATGCTCTTAATAAGTATGAGCATGCTTATCCTTTAGAAATGTACTTACAAAACGTTACAGGTTTTGAAGGTGAGGGTGATCTATTATCTAAGTTTGGTGTTGAGATCAGAGACACAGCTACGTTCATTGTAGCAAGACGTCGCTGGGATGAAGTAGTAGCCAGAACTGGTAACGTACAATTAGAGAAAAGACCTGCTGAAGGTGATGTAATCTATTTCCCTTTAACAAAAGGTTACTTTGAAATTCGTAGAGTAGAAACAAAAGAACCTTTCTTCCAGGTTGGCCAGTTATATGTTTATAAACTAGAGTGTGAATTAATGCAGTACTCTGGTGAGAGATTTGATACTGGTGATGGAGAAATTGATTCTATTGAAGAAATCTCATTAGATATTAAATCACATGAGCTATTGTTAGAAGACGGTGGATCATTACAACTAGAATATTTTACTCCTTCTAGTATGATATTAGAGGGTTATACTATGGTTAATATAGATCCAGAATCTCAAAACGAGGCATTTTATAATAACATAGATATTCTTGACTTTACAGAACGCAATCCATTTGGTGAGGTAATTGCGTAATGTTAAACCAAAAATTTTATTGGGGAACTACCCGCAAAGCAATTATTGCTTTCGGCAACATGTTTAATAACATTCATATAGATAGAAGAAATGCTGCCGGGCAAGTTATTCAAACATTAAAAGTACCTTTATCATATGCTCCTAAGCAAAAATTTATTGCTAGAATTACAGCGCAACCCGGAGACCCGATTCAAAGGGATCAAGTAGTAATACCTAGAATGGCTTTTGAAATTGTAGGTATTCAGTACGACCCTAATAGAAGAATAAGCCTTGTACAGCAAAACCGTGGTACAAATAATACAGCAGATACTTTAAATTCACAATACGCACCTACGCCATATAATATTAATATGGCTTTATACTCATATACAAAAAATCAAGACGATGGTTTACAAATCGTCGAACAAATACTTCCATACTTTAATCCTGATTTTAATTTATCCCTTAATGCTATTCCTCAGCTCGGAATTAAAAATGACTTACCTATCATTCTAGATTCCGTATCTTACGAGGATGATTATGAAGGAGACTTTAGAAATAGAAGAGCTATTATTTGGACATTAAATTTTACTATGAAGCTTAACTACTTCGGTCCGATTAGTAAGCAAGGCATTATACGATCTACAAACGTCAATACATTTTCAAATCCTGAACTTACACAAAGACAGCAAGCATACAACGTTACAGTTACACCTAACACAGCTGTTCCAGGCGATACATTTGATTTTGTTGAAACGTTTGAGGATTTTGAATGAAAATGGAAAAAAAACTAAATGACCTTTTTAACATTTCCATAAAACCTGTTGATGTAGTAGATGTTAAAGAAGGTAAGTCTGAAGATAAAGACGACTTTACGGTTGCAAGAGAAACCTTGCGCGATATGATTACAAAAAATGAAGATGTGATTAATGATCTAGTATCTATTGCTAAGCAATCAGAACACCCGAGAGCGTTTGAAGTAGTAGCAGAACTAGTCAAAGCTCAAACAGGTCTTGCAAAAGAGTTAATGACGCTTCATAAGATTAAAAAAGATGTAGATGGTGAACAGGAACCTTCAAAAATAGGTACTCAAAACAATATTGTATTTGCAGGTTCCACCGCTGACTTAATGAAAATGATCTCAGCAGAAAGAGCAAAAATAATTGACTCAAAGTAAAAATTCTTATAACGGTAACAGGTCGTTAAAGCAGATTGGTTATGCAATTCCATATACTCAAGAACAAGTATATGAGCTCTTAAAATGTAAAGATGATCCAATCTACTTTATAAAGACCCATTGTAAAATCGTATCTCTAGACTCAGAGATGCTGGTTCCGTTTGAGCTATACGGTTATCAAGAAAAATTTATTAATATTATTCAAGATAACAGACGAGTAATTAGTATGCAGCCTCGTCAAATGGGTAAATCCCAAGTGGTAGCTGCTTACATTTTATGGTATACTCTATTCAACAATAATAAAACGGTTGCAATATTAGGTAACAAATCAGATGCGGCTATGGAAATTCTTGGCCGTTATCAGTTAATGTATGAAAATGTACCTATATGGATGCAACAAGGAATTAAGACATGGAACAAAGGTGATGTGGAACTGGAAAACGGGTCTTCTGTTTTTACTGCCGCTACTTCTTCTGCTGGTATTAGAGGTAAGTCTGTTAATATACTTTATGTTGACGAAGTAGCTATTATTCCAAACAATGTAGCTGAAAGCTTCTTTACATCTGTTTACCCTGTTGTATCTGCTGGTGAAACCACTAAGATTATTCTTACCTCTACCCCGCTAGGTTATAATCACTTCTGGAAATTCTGGAATGATGCAGAGAATAATGCTAATGGTTTTGTACCATTAAGAGTAGAATATTGGGAACATCCAAAGCGAGATGCTAAATGGGCTGAAGAACAAAAACGTATACTTGGTGAGATTAAATTTAATCAAGAAGTCTTATGTGCATTCCTTGGTTCGTCTAATACACTAATTAATGCAGATACAATTGCAAGATTATCTCCAGTTCCTTATGTATATTCTAAAGAAAATATTGATATACTAGAAGAACCAAAACCAGAACACCTTTACTTTATTACAGTAGATACATCAAGAGGAGTTGGAGGTGATTACTCAGCCTTCACTGTAGTAGATTGTACAGATTATCCATTTACTGTAGTAGCTAAATATCGGGATAATAAAATTAGTCCTTTATTGTATCCTAATATTATTCATAAGATTGCTAAGGACTATAACAGTGCATATATTTTAGTAGAAATAAATGATATCGGTCAACAAGTAGCTGATATCATTCATAATGATTTAGAGTATGAAAATATGCTTTGGGTAGGTAGTGATCCAAAGTATGGTCAATTTTTATCTACATCAGGAAGAAGCGCAGTTCTTGGTGTTAGAACTACCAAACAAATTAAACGAATTGGATGCGCATCATTAAAAACGTTAGTAGAAAATAATAAATTATTAGTATTTGATAAGGATATTATATCTGAATTTTCAACCTTTATCGAGCATAACGGATCGTTTGAAGCTGATGAGGGTTATCATGATGATTTAACCATGACATTGGTTTTATTTGCGTGGGCGTCTAACGATATCTTGTTTAAAGATCTGATGAACGCTAACAATAGAAAGGCGTTGTTCAGCTCGCAAATGAAATCCATCGAAGAGGATTTAACTCCTTTTGGATTCGTAGATAACGGAATTTTACCAGAAGAAAAAGCTGAAGTTATCGATGGAGACTTATGGTTAACAGACAAATATCATAAAGATTTAAGCGATTTTTTGCGTGATAGGTCATGGTAATTAAAAATTTTAAAAGTATAAATATCCTAGTAGACAATATTTGTTATGAAATACTAACATCATAAGGAGAATAAGATGGCATTTCAGCTTTCACCAGGCGTGCTAGTTACAGAGAAGGACCTAACTTCGGTCGTTCCTTCCGTTGCTACTACAGCCGGCGGCTTTGCTGGCGCCTTCCAATGGGGACCTGCTGAGCAGGTTGTGACCGTAGATTCTGAAAATATGCTTGTAGAGAGATTTGGTGTACCTGACGATAACACGTACGAGTCATTCTTTACTGCTGCAAACTTCCTATCATACGGTAACAATCTACAAGTGGTTAGAGCAGTTCCTGCTGGCGCACGAAATGCAGTTGCTAATGCATCTGCTACAGCCGTATTAATTAAAAACGAAGATCAATATGTTGGATCATATCAAGATGGTGCAGGAAATGTAGGAGAGTTCGCAGCTAAGTATCCTGGTACCCTAGGTAATGGAATTAAAATTTCCATGGCTGATGGAGACACATATAGCACCTGGGCATATAAAGATTTATTCGACGCAGCACCTAATGTATCACCTTACGCATCAAGCTTTGGTGCAACTCGTGATGAGATGCATATCATTGTTATTGATGCTGATGGTAAGTGGACAGGTCAAAAAGATACTGTTCTAGAAAAATTCCCATTTGTTTCTAAAGCTAAAGACGCAAAAAGATCAGACGGTACATCTATCTATTACAAGAACGTAATTAACGACCAGTCTAAGTATATTTGGTGGATGGATCATCCAGCTAATATGACTAACTGGAATACCGCAGCTGATGGTGGTACAGTGTATGATGTTTTAGCTTCTAACGTTACTGTAACATTAAGTAACGGTACTACATCTACCACACCAGTAGATGCTAATATTATTTCAGCAATCAATCTATTCAGCAACAGTGAAAAGTTTGACATCTCCTTATTCCCTGTAGGCCCTGCCTCTTCAGCAGTAGCAGCTGCTGCTATTGCAATGGCAGAAACTCGTAAAGATTGTATCGTGTTCTTATCACCTGAAAAGTCTGATGTAGTAAACAATATTGGAAGTGAAGCAACAGATTCAATTGCATTTAGAAATCTACTCTCATCTTCCTCGTATGCTTCTATAGACTCGGGTTGGAAGTATCAATACGATAGATATAACGATGTATATCGCTGGGTACCATTAAACGGAGATACAGCCGGTCTATGTGTAAGAACTGACTTTACTGCTGATCCATGGTTCTCACCAGGTGGGTTTAACAGAGGACAAGTTAAGAATGTTGTTAAGCTAGCTTTCTCCCCAAGTGCTACTGAAAGAGATAGCTTATACAAAGCAGGAATAAACCCAATTGTTACTTTCCCAGGTCAGGGTACTGTCTTGTTTGGTGATAAGACAATGCTATCAAGACCTTCAGCGTTTGATAGAATTAATGTACGTAGATTGTTTATCGTACTTGAAAAAGCTATCGCTGTGGCTGCTAAGTACCAACTGTTTGAATTCAACGATGCGTTCACAAGAGCACAGTTTAGAAATCTTGTTGAGCCATTCTTGAGAGATGTTCAGGGTCGTCGTGGTATTGTTGAGTTTAAGGTAGTATGCGATGACACAAATAACACTTCGGCAGTAATTGATAGAAATGAGTTTGTTGCTGACATCTTTGTCAAACCAGCTCGTTCAATCAACTTTATCCAGTTGAATTTTATTGCAACTAGATCAGGTATTTCGTTCGAAGAAGTTGGAGCCTAATAGGGAGAGAATAAATGACAACATTTAATATAGAGCGTTTTAAATCTGCTCTTACCAATGGTGGCGCTCGCCCTAATCAGTTTGCAGTTCAGTTATCATACCCTACGTATGTAACTAACCAAAGCTTAGCTGTAGCGCGTTCACCGTTCTTAGTTAGTGTAGCAGAATTACCAGGTCAGACTGTTAATCCTGCGGTAGTGCAGTATAGAGGTCGTGAAGTTAAGTTTGTAGGTGATCGTATCTACGCACCATGGACCATTACAGTTCTAAACGATTCTGAAATGTCCATTAGAACAGCCATCGAGCAGTGGATGGGAGGTATGGAAGACTATGCGTCTAAGATTGGTCGTATGGAACCTTCTACATACATGCGTGACTTCGATGTATTCCAACTAGATAGAAATGGAAACATTTTAAAGTCATACAAGCTTGTAAATGCATTCCCAATTGAATTATCTCCTGTTGGTCTAGACTTCGGTGCTAATGATCAGATCTCGTCCTTTACAGTGACTTGGACTTATCAGCACTTTACCACATCGAGCAATCCATTGGGTAGCATTATTGATTTTGGTAGAATTTTTAGATAATATTTTTTATATAATTTAATGGCTATTACACTATTTGGCTTTACTATTGGTCGTGACAATAGGCAGCAGGAGTTAAAGAATCAATCTTATATAACTCCTGTTGCTGAAGATGGTGCTTCTACTGTATCTGCAGGGGGCTATTATGGCACGTATGTAGATATCGACGCATCTGCGAGATCCGAGTCTGAATTAATAACACGTTATAGAGATATAGCTAACTACCCTGATGTAGATACGGCGGTAGAAGAAATTGTTGCAGAGGCTATCGCCGCTGTTGACGACGAGCCGCCAGTATCTATTAATATAGATAATTTAGATTTAGATGAAAGTATTAAAGATACTATTAAAGAAGAGTTTGATGAAATACTAAGCTTACTTGACTTCAATGATAAAGGTCATGATATTTTTAGAAGATGGTATATTGATGGAAGAGTATATTATCAAAAAGTAATCAATACAGCTCAACCTAAAAAAGGTATTCAAGAGTTAAGATATATTGACCCGCGTAAGATTAGAAAAGTACGTGAGGTACAAAAAGAAAAAACAAAAGACGGGGTAGAGTTAGTTAAGAAGATCGATGAGTTCTTCGTCTACAACGAAAAAGGAATTAGTGTAACACCTGGTTATGCTCCATCTAACAACCAAGGTGCGGGTATTAGAATTTCTGTAGATGCTATTGCATTCTGTCCTTCAGGTCTTTTAGATCTAGATAGGAATGTAGTCTTAGGTTATTTGAACAAAGCAATTAAACCTGTGAATCAGCTAAAGATGATGGCTGATTCTCTTGTCATTTATAGACTAGCAAGAGCTCCGGAAAGAAGAATATTTTATATCGATATCGGTAACCTTCCAAAGCAGAAGGCCGAGCAGTACATGAAAGATATCATGAATCGATATAGAAACAAAATCGTCTATGATTCTACTACAGGTGAGATTAAAGACGATCGTAAGTTTATGACCATGTTAGAAGATTTTTGGCTTCCCCGAAGAGAGGGTGGTCGAGGTACCGAGATCACCACTTTACCGGGTGGTGAAAATCTCGGTCAGATACAAGACATTGAGTTCTTCCAAAATAAAGTTTATCAAGCATTGAATGTACCTGCTTCAAGATTTAAAGAAGGTAATGGTTTTAATTTCGGTCGTCAGGCTGAAATTAGTAGAGACGAATTAAAGTTCTCTAAATTTGTAAATCGTCTACGCAAAAAGTTTAATGAGTTGTTTGACGACTTACTTAAGACCCAATTACTTCTTAAAGGTGTTATTGTAGAAGAAGATTGGCAGACGATAAAAGAAAAAATTCAATATCGTTATGCACAAGATCAGTATTATCAAGAAATGAAAGATGCTGAAAATCTTCGCAATAGAATGGACGTATTAAATCAAATGACACCTTATGTTGGTACATATTATAGTATGCAGTATGTACGTAAAAAAGTTTTACGTTTAACTGATGAAGAGATTGATAATATTAAACAACAAAATATGGAAGAACCTCCATCAGTTATGCCTGGTGCACCAGGTTCAGAACAAGCCGCCGCATTAAGCGGCGAAGTAAATCAGTAATATAAATATTATATAATTTTTCAAGGAGTTATTGTGGAAAACGCAGACATTATTAACAAAATGATTGATGACATCCTTAACGGTGATAACGTTGAAGCAGAGCAAGGTGTTAATGCCGTTCTTGCTAGTAAGATTTCAAGTGCATTAGATGACCGTAAGGTAGAAATTGCACAATCAATTTACGGAAAAAAAGACGATGAAGTTTCGCAGGAAGACTTACCTGAAGAAGAAATTGATGTTGAAGAAGATACGACAGAGGTCGAGTAAAGGCTAACATGGCAATTAATTTTCTAAACCTTAGAGCATCGCTGGAAGAAAAAACATTAACACCAGCAGAAAAGAAAAAGCGCGAAGAAGTAGCTAAGGCTATTGAGCGTGAAAATCCAAACATGCCTATGGGTATGAAAATGGCTATTGCTACAAAGACAGCCAAGCGTGTTGCAGAAGAGACAAAATATTATTCTTTAGTACATAAAGCTACTAATAAGGTTTTAAGTACCCATAAAGATCTAGAATCCGCTAAAGACGAACACCGAGGTATGGATCAAGGTGAGCGAGCTCACTATCGTATTGCCACGTCAACTAAAGAACCAAAGACATGGAATATGAAAGAAGAGTTAGATGAATTAAATCAAATGACTCTCCAGCGTTATGCATCTAAAGCTTATAGAGTTGGTATGCAAGGTGGTCCTAAATCAGCTAAGCATTTAGCTGGTGCACAAAGAGCAAAAGAAAAATTAAAGTATGGTGATTATAGCGAAGAAGTTGAACAAGTTGACGAGTTAAAACAGTCTACTGTTAAAAGTTATATGAACAAATCTATTTCAGACTTTGGTCATCAAAACTTTATGAGCCGTGTTGGTAAAGGCTCCGATAAAGAAACTGCTACCAGAAAAGCCAAGAATAGATCCCTAGGTATCGAACGAGCAAATAAAAAAGTTGTCGGCGAAGATTTAGAACAAGTCGATGAAGTCTCTAAGAAGACAGCCTTAAGTTATATTCAAAAGAAAGTATCTCAGATTGCAAAACGGCCTGGTGAAGCTATGTTATATACCACCAAGATGACCGGTAAAGATTATTCGAATTTAAAAAAAGCATATAAGCGTGCTGGAGTTAAAGAAGAATTTGAAATTTCTGAAGCTTATACTGAAGACGATATTGCCAATGGTGGTACAGTCATATACAAGCACCAAGGCAAACATTATATGAGCAAAGTTTCTCATAAAACAGGTGGTGGTGCCGGCACCAAAATTCATACTACATCATCCTTAGGTCATGTAGTACCTTTACATAACGTAGTTTCCACAGACGCTTCAGATTGGAACACTTATAAAAACAGACCTGTTAAAGAAGAATTTGAACTTGACGAAGCCAGTCAGTTTCCATCTAAAGAGCATGCTATTAAATATGCTAAAGAAAAAGTAAAGACACATAAGGACTCCGACGATGGCATTGAAGTATATTCTATGCCTAGTGGTGGAGCTAGAGTAGTACATACTATGAATAGTCAAGGCCGTCAACAGGTATTAAAAGGTGGCGGTAAAAAAGTAACTACAGTTACACGCGAACAAGTTGAGTTAGATGAAGCTGGACCTTTTTCTTATGGTATGAAGCCTCCTAGAAAAGGTACCATAGCTTATAATGCTATGATGAAGCGTAAAGAGCAAGAAAAAGGTAAACAACCTATTGAACCAAAAGATCAAATGGTTGGTATAGCTAAAAAATTAACTAAAGAAGAAGACACTCACTATTGTGCCAAGCATGTATACTCAGAGCTGTTTGGTGAAGGTCAAGTTGTTGAAGGTGATCATGCTGAGCCAAATGAAGACGGTCACGTAGAGTGGTACAACGTACAATTCGAACATGGTATTGAAAAAGTATTTACTGAAGATATCGAAATTATGATGGCAGAATATCATGCTAATCATAAACGCAAAAAGAGAATGACAAATGGCAGATAAACATATTTTAAAAAATACTCGCAGACAAGCTGCGGTAAAAGTATCTGGCACCGGTAGTGCAACTATCAGTGTCCAAGAACTAGCGTATGGTGATCAAACTATCACTACAGCTAATCTTCAGTTAATGCTAACCGATGCGTCTTTTATGACATTAGCTAACGGTAATGTTACACGCAACGGTAACTTAATTTTAGTTATGCCAGCCGGTTCTGCTGATACTCTCACATTTACAAATGACCTAGGGGTTCATCTTAACGAACAAGCAAATGCTAACGTTGTAGTTAACCTAGGTGCGTCTGAAGGTGTCGTTATTCTTCAATTCTCTAAGGGTGATGGATACAACGATCCTAACAGACAAAATCAAGGACCAGGCTCACTATGAAACTAATTACTGAAACAGTTCAGGACGTTAAGTTCCTTACCGAAGCTAGAGAAGACGGTAGAAAGAATTTTTACATCGAAGGTATCTTCGGTCAGTCCGATAAAGAAAATAAAAACGGTAGAATCTATGGCTCTAACTTAATGGAGCGTGAGGTCGGTAAGTATCAAGACCTTATTAACGAAAGACGTTCATTAGGTGAATTAGGTCATCCTCCTAATCCTTCCGTTAATTTAGATAAAGTATCACATTTAATTACCAAGTTAGAAATGAATGGTAAAGATGTGTATGGTAAGGCAAAAATTTTAGAAACTCCTATGGGTAATATTGCTCGTAATCTAATTGAGAACGAGGTTCGTTTAGGAGTATCTACGCGTGGTCTGGGTTCATTAAAAGCTAATAAACAAGGCGTTAATGAAGTACAAGACGATTTTCATTTAGTTACAGTGGATATCGTTGCTGATCCTTCTGCACCAGATGCTTTTGTACAAGGCATTATGGAGTCTGCAGAGTGGATTTTAGAAAACGGAGTTTGGAAAGCTGTACAAGTTGAACAAGCTCAGAAGGCGATTAAAAAGGCTTCAAAAACCGAATTAGCAGATACAAAATTGCGTGTTTTTGAATCATTTTTAAGAACTATCAAGTAACTAATCTTTATAAATATTAATTGTTAAAACAAACTCTTAGGAGATCAGGATGTCAGTCGAAGCTAAAATTAAAGAATTGCTATCTCGTGCAAACGAGCAGAAGCAATTGACTGAAGAGTCTGCAGAAAACCTAAATGCAGCTGGCTATGGTGATGCCGGCAGCAAAGCAGCTAGTAGCGCGAAGAAAGACACTTCTAAAGCTGGTCAGGCTGCCATTGCTGGTGATACCACTCAACCTAAGCAAGGTTCATCTGAAGATCCTTCCATGGAAAAACTAGACGATTTAGAGCCAGGTAAAACTGCTTCTTCTAAAATGTCTAAAGAGCCAAACACTCTTAACACAAAGGGTGATGCTAAGTCTGTAAAGACTCAAGCAATGGAAGAAGAAGAACATGACGAAGAAGTTATCGTTGAAGAAGAGGAAGAAGCACTAGATGTTAGTGCTGAACTAAACTCTATCTTCGGTGAAGAACTATCAGAAGAATTTAAATCAAAAGCTACTTCTATTTTCGAAGCAGCAGTTATTGCAAGAGTTAATTCCGAAATGGATAAAGTAGTTGCAAAGCTAGAAGAGCAAGCAGCTGCTGAATTAGCAACATTTAAAGAGACAATCGTTGAGAAGGTTGACGGTTATCTTAATTATGTTGTTGAGCAATGGATGGAAGAAAACCAAGTTGCTATTGACTCTGGTTTAAGAACAGAGATTGCTGAAGACTTTATTTCTGGTCTTAAGAACTTATTTGTTGAACATTACATCGAAGTACCTGAAGAGAAGTATGATGTGATGGATGAACTTCAGACTAAGACTGAAGAACTAGAAAGCAAGTTAAATGAATCTATTGATGCAAATATTGAGCTCGCAAAAGAATTAGAAGAACTAAAAGCTTCTAAGATTTTTGAAGAGCAAACCAAAGGTTTAGCCGACACTGAAGTTGCAAAACTTAAGAAGTTAGTGGAAGGTATTGACTTTGGTTCAGAAGATCTCTACCGTGAGAAAATTTCAGTTATTAAAGAAAATTATTTCCCTAAAGCTGCAAAGAATTCTCCAGAGAAAATGCTCGTTGAAGAAAGTGGTACAACACCTACTTTCAACAGTAACGATCCAATGGCTAAGTACGTTCAGAGCTTATCAAGAACCGTCAAGTCACGTTAATTTATAAATAATAAAACATTTCCATAAAAGGAGAAGGTAATGTACCTATCAGAACAACTTCAGGAAAAGTGGGGCAAGATCCTAAACCACGAAGATCTTCCTGAAATTAAAGATCAATATAAGAAGTCGGTTACCGCCGTTCTTCTTGAAAACCAAGAGAAAGCTCTTCGTGAAGAGCGTGCAATGTTGCAAGAAGCAGCACCTGCAAACAACATTTCTGACACAGCTGGTATCGACAAGTATGACCCAATTCTTATTGGTCTAGTTCGTCGTGCAATGCCTAACTTAATGGCATATGACATTTGCGGTGTTCAGCCAATGACTGGTCCTACAGGTCTAATTTTTGCAATGCGTTCCGTATACGGTAACGTTCGTACAGATTCAGGTCTAACTGAAGCTCTATACAACGAAGCTGATACCGACTTCTCGTCTTCAGGTTACGATACAGCATACGCTGGTACAGCTAAGAACGGTTCACACACTGGTTCAAACCCAGTTGATGGTTCTTACACAACTGGTGGTGGTATGACCACAGCTGAAGCAGAAGCTTTAGGTGATGCTTCTACTAACAACTTCGGTTCAATGGCATTTGCTATTGACAAGACAACTGTTACAGCTCGTTCACGTGCTCTAAAAGCTGAGTACACTCTAGAATTAGCACAAGACTTAAAAGCAGTTCATGGTCTTGACGCTGAGTCAGAGTTATCAAACATTCTTTCACAAGAAATTATGTTTGAAATCAACCGTGAAGTAGTTCGTACAATCTACAAAGTTGCTAAGCCAGGTTCACCTGCTACAGCAACAGCTGGTACCTTTAACCTAGATGTTGACTCAAATGGCCGTTGGTCTGTTGAGCGCTTCAAGGGTCTCTTATTCAACATCGAGCGTGATGCTAATCACATCGGTCAAGACACCCGTAGAGGGAAAGGTAACTTCATCGTATGTTCAGCTGACGTAGCTTCTGCATTGTCAATGGCTGGCGTACTTGACTACGCACCTGCTCTATCAACTAACTTAAACGTTGATGACACAGGTAACACTTTTGCTGGTATCCTAAACGGTCGTTATCGTGTCTACATCGACCCATATTCAGCTAACCTAGGTGCTGCATCGCAGTTCTACGTTGTTGGTTATAAGGGTACTTCACCATATGACGCAGGTATGTTCTACTGCCCATATGTTCCTCTACAGATGGTTCGTGCAGTTGATCCTAGCAGCTTCCAGCCAAAGATTGGCTTCAAGACTCGTTACGGTATGATTGCTAACCCATATGTAACAACTAACGCTAATAGTGCAGTTGCAGATACAGATACATTTACTGCAAACCGTAACCAGTACTATCGTCGTACTAAGGTTGTAAACTTAATGTAATCTAGCTCTGCGGGGCTAGAAAGTAACCGACATAGATCGGGTTTAAGAGGGCCTTCGGGCCCTCTTTTTTTATGGATAAATATATAAAAGTACTAAAAAGGATGGATTTTTTTCATGTTTACTACTAATATAGCAGAGTTAAAAGAGTCTATTAGTTCCGGTCCTCCGGTAGTATATAATTACTTACGTCCTAATGCGTTTAGATTCGTAATTAAGGATTTACCCAGAGTGGCTTACACTTGTCAATCGGCTAATTTACCGCAACTGGCATTAGGTTCAGCAATTCAACCTACACCTTTTGTAGACGTTCCTGTTTTTGGTGATAAGTTAGGTTACGGTGATTTTGCTATTAGGTTCCTAATTGCAGAAGATATGTCAAATTATCTGGAATTATTGGAATGGATGATTGCACTTGGCTTCCCTAACAACTATAATGATTATAGTGCATTTGTAGGTGAAAGGCTAAACCGTTTTCCATTTGTTTCAGCAGATGGTACTAGATCAACTGGAGGTATAGCTTATTCTGATGCAACGTTAACTATCTTAGATAGTAATAATATACCAAAAACAGAAATATTATTTAAGGACACATTCCCAGTTTCAGTTGAAGCATTAGATTTTGATATAACGTCGAGTAGTGTAGAATATTTTGTAGGAATCGCTTCATTTAAATATACGACATTTGAAGTGAAAACACTTTAATTTTTTATTGGAGTTATTATGGAAGTAGAAAATATGAGTAAGAATCAAAGACAAATTCAGATCAACGTTGAAGAATTGCGTAAGAATAAATTCTTCATCGCCACTCCTTGTTATGGTGGTCAGTTAAACGAACCGTACTTCCGTTCTGTCATCAAGATGATGACATTCTTTAATCAGCATCAAGTACCTCTAGCATTTGGTACTATTGCTAACGAATCGCTAGTAACACGCGCACGTAATGTGCTAGTAGCTTACTTCCTTAACTCCGATTATACACATCTACTCTTCATCGATGCTGATATTGAGTTTCAAGTAGAAGATGTTCTTAAACTATACTACCATGATAGAGATGTAGTGGTTGGTGCTTATCCTAAAAAGGGTGTTGCATGGCAGCGTATTAAAGAAACCATGCAGGATAGTAATTTTAAAGACAAGCAATTGTCTGATAAAGAGATTGCTGCCTTTGGTTCTGACTATGCTATTAACTTCAAGTTTGTAGATAAAGAGGCAAAGTCTGTTGCTGTAGATCGTGGAGTAATTAAACTACATGATGCAGGGACCGGCTTTATGATGATTAAGAGAGACGCAATTCTTAAAATGATCAAAGCCTATCCTGAGCTAAGATACAACAACGATGTTGCTCTAGGTAATACTGATCTAGGTGATAATTTCTATGCCTTATTCGATACTATGATCGATCCTATTGATCGTCGTTATCTATCAGAAGATTATACCTTCTGTCGTCGTTGGCAAGAACTAGGTGGTGATATCTGGCTTGACCCTTCTATCTCGCTTAACCACTATGGTCACTTCTGCTTCCAGGGTAATCCTCAGGCTATCATTCAATTCGGGCCTCCTATTGAGACAACACAACCTGTTCGTCAAGATATTAAGACCATTGACCTCCCTGACGAGCTAGAGCGCGCTTAATAACACCTTATATTATGAAATTAAGTGAATTACAAGAAGAGTGGAAAAGGGACTCTGTTATAGATGAACTTAATCTAGGTAGAGAATCTACTAAGGTTCCCACTCTTCACTCCAAATATATTACCTTTCTATCTAATGCGAAATTAAAACTTCGCAAAGCTGAGTCAGAGTATTATAATACCCGAAGAATGAAGTATCGTTATTATCGAGGTGAGCTATCGCAGGAAGAACTCATCCAGTATGGTTGGGAACAGTGGCAAGGTAATAAACCACTTAAAAACGAGATGGACGAGTTTCTTAACTGTGATAAAGATCTTATAGAATTTGAAGATAAAATAGAATACTTTAGAACTATAGTGTATACGTTAGAACAAATTATTCGTTCACTTAACTCTAGAACTTGGGATATAAAATCGGCTATAGAATGGCATAAGTTTTCTAATGGTATGATTTAATGTCGGTAATCAAATTAATAAAGAAAAATGATGTATACTTAAGTGTGCATACAGATCCTTCTACATCACAGGAGATATCTGATCATTTTACTTTTGAAGTACCTGGCGCTAAATTCAGTCCATTATACAGAAACAAGATGTGGGATGGAAAGATAAGATTATTTTCTATGCTAACTCGAGAGTTATATGTTGGGTTAAAATCTTATCTAGAGCATTTCGCGCAAGTAAACGGTTATACTGTAGATAACTCTGAATATGTAGAGACAAGCGATAGTGTTACATACGAGATAGTTGAAAAGTTTTGTAAAGAGTTAGATTTATCTTTACCTGGCAATGAGACTATTCGAGACTATCAAATCGACGCAGTATTCAGAGCTATACAAGACGGAAGACGTTTACTCCTATCACCTACCGGGTCAGGTAAATCTCTAATCATATATTGTCTTCTTAGATGGAATGAGTTGTTTAAAAGAAAGCAGCTCATTTTAGTTCCTACTACATCTCTAGTTGAACAGATGTATTCAGACTTTCAATCCTATTCAAAGAATAACGAATGGAAAGTATCTAGACATTGTGCAAAGATATATTCAGGGTTTGAGAAGTCTAATGAATCAGAGATAGTTATATCTACTTGGCAGTCAGTATATGAACTTCCTAAGCAATTCTTTGCCCCATTTCAAGTAGTCTATGGTGACGAAGCACATACATTCAAGGCTAAGTCGTTAACTAGTATTATGCATAAGATGGTTAACTCCCCTTATAGAGTTGGAACTACAGGTACACTAGACGGCACAAAGACACACAAGTTAGTTCTAGAAGGCTTGTTTGGACCGGTATATAAGGTCACAACAACTAAAGAGCTCATGGATCGTGAGCAATTGGCAGAACTAAAAATCAAAGGTATTGTTTTACAGTATGAAGATAGTATAAGAAAACAATGCAAAGAATATACTTATGCAGAGGAAATGGAGTTTTTATGCACGTTTCCCCCTAGAAATAAGTTTATTCGCAACCTAGCTTTAGCACAGACAGGAAACACACTAGTACTATATCAATTCGTAGAAAAACACGGTAAAATACTGAATGATTTAATTCAAGCAAAAGCTCAAGATAGAAAAGTATTTTTTGTCCATGGTGGTGTAGAGACTCAAATTAGAGAAGATATTAGGAAGATTACAGAAGAGGAAACAGATGCTATTATTGTAGCTTCTTACGGTACATTTTCCACAGGGATAAATATAAGAAACCTACACAATGTTATATTTGCATCACCTACCAAGTCAAGAATTCGAAATCTTCAATCTATAGGTAGAGGATTAAGAAAAAGTGATACTAAGAATACCTGTACACTCTTCGACATTGGTGATGATTTAACCTGGAAGACAAGGAAGAATTATACTCTACTACATATGATTGAAAGAGTCAAGATTTACAATGATGAGCATTTTGAGTATAAACTTATAAAGGTAGATATTAATGCAATGTAAATTTTTAAAGCTAACTAATGGTGAGGATGTTATAGCTATGGTGAGTGATGATTATTTACCCGGTGCTACTATCTCCTTTATACAAATACAAGACCCTGTACTGATTAGATCCGCAAGATTTCCTCGGGGTAATATGGTAATTGAAACTTATATTATGCAACCATGGATTAAGATATCTAAATCTAACATCATGGTTATACCTACTTCTTCTATACTAACTGCTGTAGATATTACGGATAGTGCTGTAGAGCAGTATAATGAGTTTTTACAAATGAAACACGATCAAGAATTTCAAGAGAGTCAAGAAGCATCACCTGAAGCTTTATCAGAAAGTGACATCTTGCAACAATTAATGGAAGCAGTATCAGCTCGTGATGAGTTGTATGATGAAGAGGAAGAAGATGATGGAGCAACAAGAACATACCACTGAACAAAAAAAGGTTCCTGCTCATTACGTAGATAACAAAAAATTTTTTGAAGCGCTAGTTGAGTATAAGAAGCAGGTGGATCACGCAGTAGCTAATGGTTTAGAAAAGCCTAGAGTTAGTAATTACTTAGGAGAATGTTTTTTAAAAATTGCAACTCACTTATCCTATAAAGCTAATTTTATAAACTATTCCTACAAAGACGATATGATATCGGACGGTATCGAAAATTGTCTTACTGCTGTAGAAAAATTTGACCCTACTCGATCTACAAACCCATTTGCATATTATACACAGATTATTTACTTTGCGTTTGTAAGGCGTATTCAGAAAGAAAAGAAACAACAAGCAACAAAATATAAGTTACTAGAAAATATTGACTTTGAACAGTTACTTGAACATTCTTCGGATAACGAAGAATATACAAATCACATTATAGAACTTATGCGTAAACAAGTAGATACTATAGAGCCTGAGCGAAGAGAAGTAACTACTAAAAAGAAAAAGAAAGAAAAAGAAGAAAATATACCAAACTTTCTTGATGATTTAGAATAAATAATATATTATATCATGTACGTGTGATCGGGTGCCCTTCCACCCGTCATCTAACTAGGAGCATTAATGTCAAAGATTAAAGTCGCGGAGTTATTTTACTCCATTCAAGGTGAAGGTCGCTATATGGGCGTACCTTCTGTCTTCCTAAGAACCTTCGGATGTAACTTCAAATGTGAAGGTTTCGGTATGCCTAAAGGTGAAAGGACCGATGAGTATCTTAAAGTTAACCCTGATAGTTACAAATCTTACCAGGATCTTCCTCTTGTATCTACTGGCTGTGATTCTTACGCTTCTTGGGATCCTCGCTTTAAGCACTTATCCCCTGTTCTGGATAGTGAAGCAATTGCACAAGCCATTATCGAAATGCTTCCGCATAAAAGATGGAAAGATGAACATCTAGTTATTACTGGTGGTGAGCCTCTATTAGGATGGCAAAAAGCTTATCCTGATTTACTAAGCCATAGACTTATGTTAGGTCTTAAAGAAGTTACTTTTGAGACTAACGGTACTCAAGAGCTGTCTAGCGAGTTTAGAAAATATCTAACTAACTCTTTTAATTACGACGAAATAACTTTTTCAGTTTCACCTAAACTATCTGTATCAGGTGAGAAGTGGGAAGAGGCTATCAAGCCAGAAGTTGTTCGTGAATATGAAAAGGTTGGTTACACCTATCTTAAGTTTGTCGTTGCTACAGAAGAAGACGCGGAAGAAGCGCAAAAGGCTGTCTTCCAATATCAAAGTGCAGGTTTTAGTGGCCCGGTTTATTTAATGCCTGTAGGTGGTGTAGAATCTGTATACCACATGAATAATAGAAAAGTAGCTGAATTAGCTATGAATAAGGGTTTTAGGTACTCAGATAGATTACAGGTACCTCTTTTTAAAAATGAATGGGGTACATAATGTCAGAGACACATAGAAGGACTATAGTAAGAGCTATTACATGGCGAATTGTTGCTACTTTGGTAACAGCTGTATGGACAGGTTTGTCGGGAGCTATCATAATTAATATCTTCATGACAATAGCTCATTACATACATGAAAGAGCTTGGTTAAAAATTAAATGGGATACGGAAACGGAGAACTAAATGTCATTACAAGTCGGTAAAACAGATCCAGAGCTAGGTTATAAGATTGAGGAATATCTTCGTGAGAAGGGTGTACATACACCTACTATCATCGATAAGCTTAATGTAAAAGAAAAGTCGAAGATTAACAAGATCGAAAAGCACTTTGCTGCTATTATGGATATTCTTGGTCTTGATCGTGAAGATGACTCATTGACTGATACTCCTCTGCGAGTAGCTAAGATGTATGTAAATGAAATCTTCTGGGGTTTGAAACCAGAGAACTTTCCTAAATGTACTGTCATCGAGAACAAGATGGGGTACGATGAAATGGTTATCGAGAAGGACATTACACTAATGTCTAACTGTGAACACCATTTTGTTACTATTGATGGTAAGGCCCATGTGGCTTATATTCCTAAAGGTAAAGTATTAGGTTTATCTAAACTTAATCGTATCGTTGAATATTTTGCACGTAGACCTCAAGTACAGGAACGTATTGCAGAACAAATCTATCATGCACTAGCGTTTATTCTGGGTACAGATGATATTGCTGTTGTAATTGAAGGTACACACTACTGTGTAAAGAGCAGAGGTGTAGAAGATCATTCGTCTTATACCTACACAGCTAAGCTTGGTGGTTGTTTTAGAAGTGAACCAGAAGCACGTGCTGAGTTTATGACCTTGATTAAAAAATAATTATGAATCGATATATGAGGGGTGCTAAGATATACTTAGCAGAATTCACCGATAAGGTAAATGGTGATACATTTTTAAAATTTGGTTACACAGGTTATAAAGATGCTGCTGATAGATTTCGTTTTGAGCCAGAGCAATACTCAAAGTGGGATATACGTATTCTTTGCACCGCTTATCATCCAGACAAAAGTGTTATTGAGCAAACAGAAGAGAGATTGAAGAAAAAATATCCTAAGAATTTTTGGTTAGAAGAAAAAATTGTAGGGGTAACTGAAATAGTTAAGATGAGCAAATCTACTAGATACGCAGCTATTCAGGAAGTTCGTAATCTTAATGAGCAATGGAAAAAAATATATGTTAATCAGCCATGAAGTACCACTATCTTTACTAGGAAAATCTATAGCATTTAATGATTATGACTATGCTCTAGTTCATCTGTTTGAAACAGAGCCACTATACTATAAGTTTTTTGAGGAGTCACTAGCTCAAGGAAGAAAAGTTATCTTAGATAACTCGGTGTTTGAATTAGGTGAAGCTTTTAACATGAATACGTTTGCAAAATATGTTAACCAGCTTAAACCTACAGAGTATATTATACCAGATGTTCTAGAGAATATGGAAAGAACAATTGGTAATGCTATGATGTTTAAAGAGCTATTCCCTGATCTACCAGGAAAATCTATTGGTGTCGTTCAAGGCAAAAATTATAGGGATCTAGTTACATGTTATGAGGAACTAGATATACTAGGTGTAGATAAAATTGCTTTTTCATTTGACTATAGTTATTATGAAGATTTATATAAGCACCCTAACAAATGGATGTCCTTTACACTAGGTAGAGTACAAACACTAACGAGAATGTTAAATGAAGGAATTATTAACAAGGATAAACCACATCACCTACTGGGTTGTTCACTACCTATCGAATTCTTGTTTTATAGACAAGGGTTCGAATGGATTGAGACCATGGATACTTCCAGCCCTGTGGTTCATGGGCTTCTTAATACTCTTTACGAGCCTGGTGGTTTGGTTGATAAGCAGTCCATTAAACTGGTCGACTTATTATATTCCGTACCCGATCATGAGCAGATGAGTTTTATTCAAGCAAACATTAATTACTTTAGATCGTATGTAAAAGGTACAGAGTAATGTACTGGATTGCTTTTTTTAGTCAAACAGGATCAGAGATAGTTCATCTATCTAAAGAACTAGGTCGCTCACCTGATTTAATTCTTACTAATAACAAAGATGTTTCAACATATCACCCTGATATGGTACTTCTAAGTATACCAATGTACGTAGCAGGGCATGATGGTCTAATGCAATTTCTTCGTGATAATTATAATAACCCTAAAGAAGTACTGATTACTCTACACGGGTATTTAAGAATTATACCACCAGACGTTTGTGAACGATTTGAAATCTATAACGGCCATCCCGGCTACATTACAGCATACCCTGAACTTAAAGGTAAAGACCCACAAGTAAAAGCTTGGGAAGCCAGGCATCGTTGGGTAGGTTGCGTTATACACAAAGTAACAGCAGGTGTAGATGAAGGTCCTATTGTCGACCAGACAGGCGTACCGAATACAGCTAATTCATTAGACGAATTGTATAGCCTATTAAAGAGAAAATCGCTATACTTATGGGAAAAGTTTATGTGGGGAAAGTTAAATGAAAATAGCGATAAGCGGCGCTCAATCAGTAGGTAAGACTACATTAATTAATGCTTTACGTTCTGAAGAAGCATTAAAGCAGTATACCTTTTGTACCGAAGTGACTAGACGTGTTAAGGGTTATGGGTTAAACATAAATGAAGAAGGTGATGACATTACGCAGAGATTGATAATGCAAGAACATATTGTTAATGTCTTTATGAACGACAATATGATATCAGATAGATGTGCATTAGACGGTATTGTTTACTCTCACTACTTAGCAGAAAATAAAAAAATAACTCAGAAGACATATGATTTTGCTGATAACATATTCAACAAACTCATGCCAAAGTATGACCTAGTCTTTTATATTCCACCAGAATTTGAAATAGAAGATGACGGAACAAGAAGTATTAATAGGCATTTTAGAGATAGAATTGTAACATTATTTGATAGTTATATTAAAGAAAAACAATTAACTACCGTCTACCTAGTAGGTTCAGTTAGAGAAAGAGTAGATACGGTACTTAAATATATAAAGGATGTTGAGCATGAGCAATCAAGAAGAACTTAATAAGCTAGTATCAGTTCACTTAGGTAAGGCAGGTGACGGTACGGTTGTAAAACCTTATGTTACACCTGACGATGTAGATCCTACTCTACTAGTAGCTGTACCAAGACATTTAAACAGGACGCAATATGATATTCAAGAAGATGACTTACCGTTTGTGGGAGTCGATGCGTGGAACGCTTATGAGTTCTCAACTCTTTTGGATAATGGTTTTCCCGTCTCTGGTTGGCTTAAGTTTGTCTATGATTCTGATTCCCCTAATATTGTGGAGTCTAAATCAGTAAAGCTATACCTTAACTCTTATAACATGGCGCGTCTCATTACATCTACATCTGACTTCTGGATGGTAGAAGATAGGATTGCCAGAGACTTGAGTGATGCTACCGGTGGTGAAGTAGAAGTATATGCGTTCTTTGGAGATGTAGATACTACAAGACCTATTAGTAGTGATTTTGTATCTCTCGAATCTTACTGTAATGTAGAAAAAATGCAGTTTACAGACTATAATGAGTCTGCCAGTATTTTAGAAGTTGTTCCTTCTATTGGTCGTTATGAAAGATGGCGTTCACATTCTCTACGTTCAAATTGTCGAGTAACTAATCAACCGGATTGGGGTGATGTGTATGTACATATTAAAGGTGATAAGGCAGTTACTCCAGAATCTCTATTGCAATATATTGTTAGCATGCGCAAAGAGAACCACTTCCACGAAGAAATTTGTGAATGTATTTACAAACGTTTGTGGGATCTATTACAACCCGAGGAACTATTCGTGGCATGCCTCTATACTCGGAGAGGTGGTATTGATATTAACCCTGTACGAGCTTCAAGCCATGATGTGCTCTACACGTACGGTAACATAGCCAGTTCAATTACAGCATGTACTAAAACAGCTAGACAGTGAGGATATTATGGGATTAGTTGCCTATGCAGAAAATGAATTAGATCGTATCGGTATGACCGATGACGGAGATATGAATGGTATTATGCGTAAACATCTCCTTCATATGGTACATGAGTTCGCTGAAGAAGGTCACTCTGGGTTTTCAGCCAGTTATGCCTTACAATGTCTTAAAAAACTTCTTAACTTTAAACCACTATCACCATTGACAGGTGAAGATGATGAATGGTCAGAAGTTACACAAAGGAGTGGATACCCACATTTCCAAAATAAACGTTGTGGTTCTGTATTCAAAGATGGTAAGAATGGTGAAGCATATGACATCGATGGTAAGGTATTTTGGGAATGGTATATTGATAAAGAAACTGGTGAAAAACAAAAATCATACTATACCTGTTTTGAATCTAGAGTACCTGTAACTTTTCCTTATGTAGTGCCCGACGAGCCAATTTATGAATATAGAGAAAGTGGTGCAGAATGAAGTCACCAGATAATAATGTAAATGAAATATGTGAACAGTTTGTAACTCGTTCGCAACATGGGTTTAATAAGTACGGGGTAACTACTGAACGTACTGACTTAGACTTTGATCAATGGATACAGCATCTGAAAGAAGAACTTATGGATGCTGTAGTTTATATTCATCGTATACAAAAAGAAAGAACTAAGTACAGAGATGACATTAAATGACGCCCTAGACCTTTTACCAGATACTTCCGGATGTGTAGTTATTTTATCCGGTGGTATGGATTCTACTATTGCTATGAGATTGGCTGTAGAAAAATATGGTAGTAAAAACGTATCTGCCTTAACTTTTGATTATGGTCAAAAGCAATCAAAAGAGATTACTATGGCAGGTATTTCAACTGCTATACTTCGTGTTACTCATAAAGTAATAGATGCTTCGTTCTTAGGTGATATATCTAAAGGCTTTTCAGCCAATGTAGATAAAGATATCGCCATGCCAACGATTAAAGAAGTGTTAGGTGATCCTAGACCAAAGACATATGTACCTAATCGTAATATGATCTTAATGTCTATTGCAGCAGCCTATGCTGAAACGAGAAACGTAGATACTATTCTTTGTGGCTTACAGGTACATGACGAGTATGGTTATCATGATACTACTCAAAGGTGGGTTAATAAAGTAAACGATCTACTATCAGAAAATAGAATTATAAAAATTAAACTGGTAGCACCGTTTAGTAAACTATCCAAGTATGATGAGTTAC